TAATCTTTTCATCTCCTCCCTATTAATATTTTTTATTTAAAAATTTAGTAAACATGTATATATTTTAGAATTTATTTATTATTATATATTTATATTTACTTTTATTTTATCTTTATTATAATATATATTTATATTATATTTCTAAATATATAGTATTATATTTATTTTTTATTTTATAGAATTATTTTATATCTTAGATATAACATATAATTATATTATTGATGTAATAATATGATATTATATAAAATAAAATCTATGAAAGGAGTAACACTAATATGAATGGTTTACTATTAAACGAAGACGTTAAAGGAACTGTTGAAGGAGATGACATTCTTATGTCTGAAGCTACGTCTTTGGGTTTATCTGAAGAAGATGCGTCTTTACTTCAAGAGCGTTCTATCGTCAAACTTGACAAAAAAGCTAAGCTTTCTCAATTAATTAGTCGTTCAACTACTGTTGCAGCGAAAGAAGCTAACGACCCTCTTTACAAGAAATTGGAAAAGGTTAATAAGCAGAGAATGAAATTAAAGAAAGCTATTGACAAAAAGTACGCTGCAAAAGGCAGAAAGAGAGCTAAACAAGTTCTTAAAGGTATGGGTAAAACTAAATCTGATATGCCTAATCGTGACAATGCTAAGATTGGTAGATAGTCACAAATTTTATATGTTCCAAGAGTTATTTAAAACTAAGTTAACACACATTTTTTATATAAGGGATACTATCATAACGGTAGTATCCCTTATGTTAATCTCTATCTTAGTTTCAAATATATATTATAAGAATGACATAAAAACAAAAGAGAGGTAAGGTATTAATGAAAAACTATGACTTAGCACAAATCATTAAGAGTGATGAAGATTACAATTCTTTAAAGAAAAATCTCATCAAACAAGTACTAGAAGATTTTAGTACAAGAGAAGAAATTGTTGAAGTAAGTATCAATGATTTCAACTTAGAGATGAAGCTTTCAAACTTTATTTCAAATCTTATTTCGTTAGAACCATTTAGAATCTTAGATATTGAATTGTCTTCTGATTTCATAATTGATTATGAGAACTTTAACAACTCAATGTTATCTACGTATTTTACTAAGATTATTTATGAATCTGATGGAACGAATTACAAAGAGTTAAACACTGCTATTGCAAATGTAGTAGAAACCTTATCAGACTTATCGGGTGAGTTTAATGTATTATATGGGAATACTATGAACTTACACAGTCTTATTGAGTTAGCTGACAGAAATGAAGCTTTTGCTGAGCTAACATCATTTAAGATACCAGATGGTTTACAATTTGATGAAATTGAAGGACTTCTTAAAACAAAGACAGGTGAGTTAGTAGATATTCTTAGTGAAGATACTAATGTTTTAAGTAACTACATCAATAGTAAAACTGGTATTAACATTAAACAAATGGCACAATCAATTCTTAATGTAGGATTGAAACCAGACTTGGAAGGTAATGTTATTCCACGTCCAATCAACACAAACTATATCCAAGGTCTTAGAGATGTTTATGACTTCTTTGTAAATGCAACTGGTGCTAGAAAAGCATTAATTACAAACTACAAACAAGTTAAGAAGTCAGGTTATCTTACAAGAAAGCTTTCATTATTGATGATTGATTCAGTTTTATCTCCTTCTAAAGTAGATGATTGTGGAACTCATCACTATATTAAATGTTTTATTGAAGATGAAGATACTTTAAAAAGAATTAATGGAAGATGGTTTGAAGCTGGTGGAGAATTAAGTATGATTGATTTTCATCATGCTGAAGTAAGTACTGATTTAATCGGTACAACTATTAATCTTAGAACACCTATTACTTGTGCTTGTGAGGATGGTGTATGTTTTACATGTTATGGTGATAATTTAGCAAAGTTAAATCAAGATTTACACATTGGTATTCTATCAGTACTTTATCTTACAGAGAAGCTTACACAGATGTTATTATCTGCAAAGCATTTACTTCAAACAAGAAGTATTAAAATTGAGTGGAGTGAAGTATTTATGCAGTTATTTGCTGTTGATAGAAATATGATTATGCTTAATGAAATTGAAACAAGAGCTGATATAATTGTAGAATATGATGATATGGAAGTTGATGATGAAACTAATAAACGTTATACTAAGAAATTTATAGTGAAACGTGGTAATAATGTCATTGATGTTGAAAGTCCTGTAGCATTGTATTTATCTGAAGAAAGTGAAAAGAACATACAGGAAGTTTTAAAAGACAATGAAGATGTTTACATTTTACCTATTGCAACATTCAGTCCAGACAGTGTTATATTCAACTTTGTAATGGAGAACAGTGAGCTATCTGCTTCACTTCAATCTATTTTAGAGTTAATTGAAACTAATGGTCATTTAGGTCTTACATCTATACATGATATCTATAATAAGTTTATTGAATTATTAAACGAAAGTAGTATATCAATTAATAGTGTTCACATTGAGATGATTCTTAGAGAACTTACTAGAAATTCTAAAAACTTGATTGAGAGACCAGATTTCAATGAGGATAAATTCCCATCTTACTCAGTACTTAGAATTACTGAAGCTATTCTTAAGAGTCCTAGTCCATCTGTAAGTTTGGCTTTCGAGCAAATTAAAAAGCAATTAACCGAGCCAGATACATTTGAGAAAAATGGTTCTTCATTATTGGATGAACTATTTAAGTAACTAACAATAACATATACCTCATTTTGGGGTATATGTTTCTATTTTATTAAAGGAGGTGTACATTGAAAAAGATTTACCAGATAACTGACGATAAGGAACGTCTAAAATTTATGAATTACCGTTTCTTTCAAGCTAATGGTTATAATGAAATCAACCTAAAAGAACTTGGATACACTTTGGTTGCAAAGACAGATTTAGAAGAAATGGAAATAATATTTAGAGAATCTAATACAGGTAATGTTAATGGCTGTATAACTTTAATTGCTGAAGGAATGCATTCACTATCAGTATCAGATATTATTATAGACCAAGATGAACAATCATGGTTCTGTGATTCTATTGGATTTACTAAAGTAAAGACATTATAAAGGAGGTACTCTATGATTGACTTAAGACCTAGTCATATAAATATAACTAATTATAATAAGTCATCAAAGCTTGAAAAGAGTCTTTCTGTATGGAATCCTGCAACATTCTCTATATCATTTACAGCTATGTATTTAGATGACGATTTAAATTTAGTTGTACCAGGAGGATATGACCTAGCCAAACTTAGACAAATATTACCTAGTCATAAAGTGGTTGACAATCGTAAGAAACACTCGAGATTTCTTAAGATGGTTGCAAAGTTAAAATTTAAACCACGAACTAAAATGCAAGAGAACGCTCTTCATTTCTTAAAAGGTGATACTAGATTCTTTGGTTATGCAGTTGATGAAACCCAGAAGATGTTATGTTTAAAAACAGGTGAAGGTAAGACATTTTGTTCAATAGCTTATATAATTAGTAAAGAAAAAATGCCACTAATTATTGTAGATATGGATAAACTTACTGAACAATGGAAAGAAGAATTTTTAAAGTTTACAGATATAAAGGAAGAAGAAATATTTACTATAGCTGGAGCATCATCTATAAAGAAATTACAAAAACTTCCTTTTATGAAACATAAGTATAAAGTATTTATTGCAATGCATAGAACATTAGCTGCTCATGGAAAGAACAATCCTTACAACATTGACAAATTATTTAAACATCTAGGAATAGGTATTAAAGTTATTGATGAAGCTCATGTAGAGTGGGGAAATACTTTCTTAATAGATGCAGTTACAAATATATCTGAAACACTTTATCTTACAGCTACTCCTAGTAGAAGTAACCAGTCTGAAAATGTTGTGTATCAAAATATGTATGGTGATATTGTAAGTTATGGTTTAGAACACAAGTACAAGGAGAAGTATCAAACTATTATATATACTTCATGGAATTCACATCCATCACTAGATGTTCAATCTAATATGAAGACTAGAAATTATGGCTTCAATATTAACGGATATAGTGATTATTTACTTGAGGATGTATATGATGCATTTTTCACATTAATTACTGATATTTTAGAAATGTGCTATGCAAGTGGTACTACTCCGAAGCTAGCTATTATGTTCCAGAAGACAAATTTAATTCAGAAAGTATATGAGGATTTAAGTGAACTTTATCCAGATAAATCTATAGGAAGATTTTGTGTCATCCCAGGAGTTAAGGATAAAGCTAAGGAACTTGATGCTGATATAATTTTAACGACAACAAGAGGGTTTAATAAGGCTGTACATGTTGAAGGACTAGAGTGTATAATAAATACAGTTCCACTTTCATCTCAGACAATTATTGAACAAATCGTTGGTAGGTTGAGATATTTAGAAAATAAAAAAACTATATATTTTGACGTGACGGATGAAGGCTTTAAGAAATGTAAAGAGCAAAGAACTTATCGAAAGAAAATTCTTAGTGTATTAGCAAAAGAAGCCTTTAAAATAAACTTATAGGAGAGGTGTATATTGGACTTTGATAATTATGAAAAGATAGAACGTTTACTCCTACAACCAGCAAGATTTCTTAAGTTTAAGAATGTAGTAATGCTTGGTAAGAAGAGTGCTAACAAAGAAAAGATACAACCTATATATGAGAAATCATATAACAGTGGCAAGTACAGTAACTATAATAGTTTGAAGACAATACACTTAGATACTTCTGACTTCTTTACGATTGCATATAATCGTGATAAAGTATTTGAAGAAATATATTTAAGTTACCCACATTTGTCTAAACTTATTAAAGGTTTTAGAGAAGCAACCGATATCTTAAATGGTGACGTTGAAGATGGAAATGGAAACACTATAAATATATTTACTGAAATTAATGGTGAATTATATCTCAATGAAAAATATGCTGATTTGAATGTTAAGGTAGGTGGATTAATTGGAGGAAAGAGTATTGTCTTAACCTTTGATGTTCTTAAAAATGACCTTGATGGTAGAGAAATGAAAGGTGCATTACTTTATATAGGTACTGACACTAATATTGTTGAGTTGAATGAAGATGCTTTAAATGGAATATTATATTTCTTAGAGAACTTTAATCTTCTTTTATGTAGTCAACACAGTTTCTCAACAGCATATGAGTATATTGAAAGTAAAGGTGTAACAAGAAGTTCAACACCAAGTAGTAAAACTTATGCAAGTCCAACTGGTTCTAAAAGAAGTAAACAACCAAGAAGTAAATCATCTAAGAAAAATGTATCAACTATGTTTGAGGATGACGAAGATGAGGACATTATAGTTAAAAGTAGTCCAAAATCTGTAATAGATGAAAATGACATTGTTGTACCAGATAATGCTGATGAAAGATATACTGATGAGAATCTTTCAAAGATTCTTAGTGGTGAAAAAGAAAAAATTAAAGTCAATAAATATGTTGATAAGAATGACCCTAATGATTTACCATTTTATGATAGTAGAATTGAGGAAGTTGAAGATGACGAAGATGATGGAAATGGATTACTTTCTAACACTGGTGGTGGAACTTCGATAATTAATTTAGCTTCAATGGTGCAAGGTATGGAAGAACTAGATAATGAAGAATAGGGGGTAACTAACTAAGATGGCATCTAAGAAATATGTTATGATAACAAATGAAACAAACTTAAGAGAATTTTTAGGAGAGATTCCAGAAGCTCCTAAGTTAAATGAAGCTTATATACATGATGATATTATTTATGCGTTCCGAGGTAAATATGATGAAGATACCAATGCTGGTATTTACATTGAAGATGGAGATTTTGTAATAGTTGAATATACTGAAGGTGAAGAAGTTACAATGGATGATGTTGTTGATAAAGAATTAAGTAATGTAGATTCATTATTCAATAATATTGGTAAGATGGCAGACCAGAAGAAGAAAAGTGGTAAAAAGACTACAAAATCATCTTCATCTAAAACTAAACCTAAAAGAAGAAAGACTAATAAACGAATTTCTAAAGATGAAGTAATCTTAATGGAACTTTATCCAGAAGATGACGATATGGTTAGACTTCTGAAAGAAACAATTAATGATGAAGGTATAACAATGCAAGACATATATGATAAGTTTAGTGATGACAGTAATGGTTACAACTTATATTATGGTCTTACAACTAGAAGTACAATTAGTTACAAATCTATTGTAAAATGGTGTGAAGTTCTTAATAAAGAATTTAACATGTCAATTAAAGACATAGATGATTAAAAAGAAAGCTATATATCAATTAAGATATATAGCTTATTTTTTTTATGCTTCTTCTACTTCAGGGTTAGTTTCAAGAACTAACTCTTTCTTAGCTGTAGCATTCTTACATTCTGAGAAATCTACTCCTCTATTTGTAAGGATAGTTTCAGCTTTAGCACCTGTTAAGAAGTCCATTGTATAGAAAGCTTCTGCAGAAAGTTCTTCATCATCTTCAATGATTTCTACTTCTTCAGTTTCTTCAACAACTTCTTCAATTGTCTCTTCTACGATAACTTCTTCGTCTTCTGACTCTTCAGTTTCTTCAACAACTTCTTCAATTGTCTCTTCTACTTCTACTACATCATCATTAGATGGTGTGATAGTTTCGATAACTTTGTCAGTTCCCTCTTCAGTAACAGGAATAGTAGGTGTATTATCATTACTTACAACCACTTCTTCTACCACTTCATTAGTTGGTGGAATAACTGCTTTAACTTCTCCAATAAGATTATTTCCTTTAACCACTTTAATATCATAACCTAATTTCTTAAGTAAGTCATATTGTGATTTAAGAACATATATTGGAGTTAGAACTGGACCATTACCAATTCCTGGTATATGTCCATGTTTGTTAATTATTACTCTAACTTTTTGTGCCATAATATCCTCCTAGAATCCGTCACTATCAGTATCTAACAATTCTTCATCTTCTACGTCAGTATCTCCATCATCAACAGAGTCATCTGTATCGTCAGAATCTTCGAACTCATCATCCATATCAAAATCATCATCTAAATCAGTTCCTTCTGATAATCTTTCAATGAAATCATCTTCAGTAGAATCTAAAATATCCTTAAAGTTTTCCTGTTCTTCTTTAAGTAATTCTCTTTCCTTTAACGTTGTGTTAAGGTCATCAAACATAATTTTTACCACCTTTCATATGATTTTATTAATTTGTTATTCACTCAAATCACTTTTATAATCTTTTAATATATAAAGAAGACATGGTACAAGTAAAAACTCAGACAACTTCGGAATAAAGTTGTAGTTGTTTATTGTATCTAAAAAATCTTCATCTATTGTTAAATTATCATTAAAGTAATTGATGATAATATTTTCTATAAAGAATTCTTTGTCATCAACGTATAACTCATTATTGATAACATTATCTATAAATTGCAGATTGTGAGGTACTATAGTGTTAGTTAAACCTGTAAGGTTACTATAATAGCACTGATAGTAGTCTTCATAGTCAAAGAAAAACGGTGTTGTTTGGTCGTTTATTTCAACTAATGTAAAATCTTCAGATATAAGTAATTCTTTATTCTTTGTTTCTAATGCGTAATATATTGTTCTTTCATACAATTCAAAAAATGTAGAATTGTCTTTTAAAATGTCTTGAATGTATATAGTATCCATAACTTTCTTTCTATCAACTAAAACATCTGTATTGATTGCAAATCTAACTATATACTCATTATACATGTTAAAACTATTATACTTATATAATAGAACATTAAATGAGTTACTCATAAATGCAGTAGTGTAAAACTCAAGCATCTTATCATACAACTTATCAATATATTGTAAAGTAAGACTAGATTCTTTAGTCAAAATAGAATCAACTTCAGTACCAAAAACATCTGATACTTGAACAAATTCAGTTTCAATTTGCTCTTCAATCATTCTTTGCTCTTCTCTTGAGAGCATAAAGCTAATTTTGTAATATTTCTTACCATTAATCTTGTCAAACTGAACATCAGTTACCTTAAACATATATTTTTCAGTATTGTATTCTATAGTAAAGAAATCATCTGGTAAAGGTTTGATAGTATCTGGTAATATTACTGCATCACCTTCCACTTCACTATCTATACCAAATTCATCATCAACTATATTATTTACACCTAATTCTTCTATACCATATAAAGTAAAGTTTTCAATTCTATCAAATTTAATAGGAGATTCTGCTCCAACTACTTCTATAACAGCTTCAAGACCTTGGTCTGATTTTGATGCCAATGAATTTTTGTGATAATAAGTTACAAAGGTAGGAACACCTTCTAAATACTTACTAAACTCTGAAGTAGCTAACGATTGATAGAGTTCAACATTTTTGGATAAGATTTCCTTATCTTTTAGTAATTGACCCAATTAAATTGCCTCCTTTCTAATTGAATTATTAATAATTAGTTCTAAGAAATAACCCTATAGACATAATCTATAGGGTTATGAATCTTATTTCTTTATTTTAGGCTTTGCTTTGGGAGCAACTTTAGGCTTAGCAGTTTTCTTCTTAGTATTCTTCATAGCACGTTTATATCTCAAGTCAGACATTTGCTTAGTAATTCTAGCTTTTTCTTGAGGGTTCTTAGCACGAAGTTTTCTAATTTTAAGTCTCTTAAGTCTTTCAGTAGTTGCATCTTCATCAAGAATAACACCTAAAGTCTCAACATCTAAATTATGTGACTCAGCGATAAGTTCAAGAGTTTCTTCAACTTCCATATCAAGAATACCATAATGTTCCATAACTGCATCTAAATCAGATTCAGACATCATGAATACTCCATCCATTTCAACCAATCTTACATTATCTTCAGAAAAAGTTATTCCTTCAACTTCATCTAAACCATTTTCTAAAAGTTCTTCTCTTTCATCATACATCATTTATTTCTCCCTTCATATTTAATCTTTTGTTTTGTTACTCATCTAATATACTACCAACTTCATTTTTTAACTCTATAAGTACTTTATTAAGCCATAACTGATTGAAAACATCAGTTGTCATTCTACTGACAATTGAAAGTGGGGATACAACTGCATCTATCTTTTCCTCTTCACGATATGATGAATATGGTTCTTCACCTTCATCAGTAACCGTTGCAATAATAGATTTAAGTGCAGTATTGAATGCAATCTTGTCTCCTACAAATAAATGGTCTTCATATCTGACGTAGAGTTCAATCATAATACCATCAACATCTTCTCCACCAATCTTGTCATTGTTAACTTGCTGAGAAGGTGGGAATATAAATGAATTTTTCTCATAATGTTCACCATAAGTATCTTTAACAATCTTCTTCTTAGAATTAATAGAAGAGTTGTAACTTTTGATTAACTTTTGAACTGATGGCTGGAAATCTTCCAAAGGTCGGTTATAGTATATTTTAATATCTACAACTTCACCAGTATATTTAGTAGTAACCATATTCTTACTCATCTCTTCAATTACTTCACTGAACTCATCACCTAATTGGTCTAGTAACTTGTTAGCATCAGCTTCATCAAATGAGTGTTCAAATATAATAAGTTTATCTCCAGTTTTAACTTTAGTTCCCTTTTTAACAAGGAAATCAATGTTAGTATTAACACCAAGGTTAACTGGTTTTTTCATTGTAATTAAACTAGCCATATTCTTTGATAATTTTGGTGTTGATAAACAACTATCTTCATAGGTATAATCGCCAGAAGCAATAGCTACTTTAGATAAATGACCTGTTACATAAGTTGTATCATCTTTACCACCGTGGAAATATTGAGGATTCTTGGCAATAATATTACCCTTCTTAAATGAAGCACCCTCTTTAACAGATGGTTCTTTTTTGTTAGTAATCCAGAAACCACCATTACTGTTCTTAGCTTGAACAGGTGATAAGTCAACTGTATCCATAGTTCCATCTTTATATCTTATAATCATTAATTCATTCTTTTCATCAACCTTCTCTACCTTACCATCTTGAGTCGCTTTGAATACAAAGTCATTACCAAGAATATGTGGAAGAGTTTTTTCCATACCACTACCAAATAAAGGTTTATGTTGAACTTCAGTTGGGATGATGTGTTTAGATTGTGTAACTTGCATACCAACTCTAGGAGGGTCTGCATGTGTAGAAGTAAATGAACTTAGTAACTCAGCAGGTGTTAACATATCACCAGCTTTTAAATCTTTAACAGTAACATCAGTATCAATGATACCTCTATTGTTGATAATTTTAGGATTATATGTCATCTGTCTAACCATACCAACCTTTGCAGAATCGGGAGTATTTAGACCTAAGAATCCTAACATTGTTTTATCATATGAACGCATCTGTGTTGTAAATGCATCATCTAAGTTAGTACCAGATAAACCTTTATAAGTACAGTTACCAATCTTCTCAGCTTCAGCAATAGGATTAAGAATACTGTATTCATCAACTAGAGGACTCTCAATAAGTTCTCTAATTAATCTATCTTGTGGAACAGTTACTTTAATAGGATGACCAGCTTTAGAAGTATCTTTATAAACCTTATATTGGTTAGCTAAGATATTGTATATTCTAGCATTAATGATTTCATTACTACGAATTCTGTAGTTCTTCATATCATTCAATTCTCTGTATCCTGTATTTTCTAACAAAGTATTTCCATAAAGTAATAAATCAACTATGTTAGTTGGTAAATCTAATTCGGATAGAATGTCTTTAGTAATAGGGTCTATTATTAAAGTTAAGAAGTTTTTAAGACCTTTAGTCATATTAGCAGAACCATACATTTCTGAAAACAGTCTTGTATAAGTTTCATCTTTACTAAACTCCTCAAAAGTATATTCTTTAGTGTTAGCTTCAACTAATCCATTTAATAATAATGGATATCTTAAAGGGTTAATAGGATAGTATAAGTAACCATCTTTAAATGTAACCACATTCCATTCAGCCTTCTCTTTAGGAGTTAATCTTCTTCTTTTTTTATTAAACTCATAAGGTACTTCATATCTTACAAGTGTTTCTTCTAAACCATTATAAAGACCTAATAATAAAATAAGTGGAACTTTCTTACCAAGTATAGATGCTCTTGAATAAACAAAACGTTTACCTGTAGAATTCTCCATAACTTTAGCATAGTAATCTTTTCCAGATACTTCACTCATTAATTCAATTAAACATTCAGTGATAGAGTTATACATAAATGTCTTTGTAACTTTAGTTCCCTTTTGTTCTTTAGAATAAACTTTATTGTCTTTCTTGTCGATAATAATTAATTTCTTACCAATGTATCCAACAACGAATTCATCTTCAGCAACAGCAGTTTCTATATCATTAACTATACCTTTAGTTTCTACTTCATCAATTATATCTTGACGATTAAATCTGAAATAGTATTTACCTATGGTAAGTTTCATTAAGAATTTAGAGAACTCATCATACTCAAGTGTACTTAGAAATGTCTTATTTACAAGACTATTATCACCTAGTACTGCCTTGATGTTAGTATCTTTAGGGTTTGCAATAATATGCTTTTTAAACTTCTCTACATTAGGGTCAAGCTTTTGACCGTAACGCATTAAGAACATCTTGTTGTAGTTAGTTGTAATCTGAACTGCATCAGTCTGTTTAGAAGTCGTTTTAACTATTGGCAATAAGAATAATTGTTTAGATATAGCTTTCTTACCACCGTTTAGGTACATAAATCTTTCGTCAATAAGTAGTGGAACATCTAACTTAAATGTATGTTTGACACCATTAGCATCTTCATAATTTACTGTCATTGTCTCCTTTTTATTAAACTCATCAGAAGTATCTTCTCTAGTAATTTTAGTGATGTACATTGGTAAATCTGGGTCATCATTGAAGGCTGAGATTACAGCTGCTAAGTCTTTTTCTTTCTGATTTTTATTATAACTTACATCAAAATCATTTAACTTAGAAACTTTAATTTCATCATGAATGGTATCTACAGGCATTTCTGTGATATCAATTGATTTAGCATCAAAGTCAGCAAGTAAATCATCTATCTTAGTTTCACCTAAAACAACTTTTGATTGCTTAAGTTCTAATCTATTAATAGCTTTATCTCTTGCTTTCTGTTTCTTAGCAGTAGCCTTTTCTTCTTCTATGTCTGCTAAGTAATTCATGAACTCTTCATTATTTTCTAATTCTTTTTCTAATTCTTTTTCATCCATACCATCTTTGTGTTTTTCATCCAATACATCATCAATCTTGTCTTCAAGTTTCTGTATATCAGCTTTATCTTCACCAGTTATAGCATGAATCTTAGGGTCTAAATGTAATCCCTTTTTAATCTTATTCATTACACTTTTCTTAAGATTATCTTTCTTACCTTCTAAAGTTTCTTCTTCTACAACACTTGGGGTGTTTATTTCATTCTGATAAATCATTAATTCATCTGGTGATAAGTCACCGTTAGTTTCTAATTTATTTAGAATATTTAAGAAGTTTTTAAATCTTGGGAAGTTTACTGAACCTATATTACTCACTTTAAAGAACATATTTTGTTTAGGTGAGTGAAATATAAACTTTATTCCAGCAAAATCACTAGGTTGCATTAACTTATAATAAATCATATCATAAATTAATTTAGCAGGATTATTAGCTTTAGAACTTTCAAATCCATCATTAAGTTTAATGTATAATACTTTCTCACCATAAGTTACTTTACTAAGTAATTCAGCTAAAAATGCTTTATACATTCCAAGTCTTGCCTTTCCAGATGTTCTAACAAATTCAAAGAAAGCATCATTCTCAAACTTCATATCATAATAGAAGTTAAGATTATTTAATTGCTGAATCTTTGGTTTAGCTAGTGTAACACTTGAAATATCAGACTTGGCATTTTTAAGTATTTCCATTTGATTCTGTCTCTTATTTCTCTTTACTATACTTGAGTTAAATACCTTTGGAGTATAATAAGCTCTTATATATTGAGAAACAAATAAACTAGAATCTATAAACTCATTTATATCATTGTCATTTGATAAGTAGTAAATAACAGTATCTTTTCTTTTATTTTTACCGTTAGATATCAATTGCTTATCTTTATAGATATATAAATCTTTAAGTTTATCTAAAGTAGTTATCATTGATATGCCTCCTTATATTTATTAATTAATTTATTGTTGTAATAGAAAGATAAAATAAAATTTAAATATATATTATTTTAGTGAAGTAAGCTATTTAATAATATTATATGAGGAGGTTTAACTATGAAGAATTACGAAGAAAAGGTACATGAAACACATTCAATTGTAAATGATATTTTATCTGATTGTGAAAGAGGTAAATGTACATGGAAAGAAGGAGTTCAACAATTAGCAGCTGAGGCTGAAGGTTTAAATAACTTCTTAAATCAAGATGAAGATGAATGTAAGTAGTAACAATATTTGATTGAAGTTTCAAGAATATATTATTATTGTGACAAAAGTAATTAACATGTATTATTCGCTTTAGTTATAAATAAAAGATATATAGTTTTATTTGTAACTTTCAACTAGATACTAATGTATTTCATTTCAAGTGATATCAATCTGTCAATGATTTTTAAACAAAAAAATTAAATTTCGTAACAGATATATAACTTTGAAGTGTTGTTTTTAAGCTGTTAAAAATGAACTTAAAAACAAACATATATCATAGTAGTGAAAAAGCTTGTTAATAATTTTTATATGTTCCAAAATGTTGACAGTAATTTCACTGTTGATAAAGCCAACCACAAATCTAATTAGAGAAAAGGAGAAACACAATGGCAATTAAGAAGAAAGTAGCACCTAAAAAAGTAGCACCTAAGAAAGCTGCACCAGTAGAAGAAGTAGAAGTTGAAGAAGAAGAAGTTGAGGTAGAGGTAGAAGAAACAGAAGAAGAAGCTGAAGAAGAAGAAGTTGAAGAAGAAGCTGAAGAAGTAGTTGCTCCTAAGACAGTTAAGAAAGCTGCTCCTAAGAAAGCTGCACCTAAAAAAGCTGCTCCTAAGAAGTCTTCTAAGACTACTAAAGCTGCTCCTAAGAAGACTACTAAAGCTGCTAAAGCACCTGCTGCTCCTAAGAAGACTTCAAAGATTAACTTAAAGACTGCTGCTAAGACAGTAAGTGACAAGTTCAAGATTCCTTCAAGAAAATCTGCTGATGATAAAGCTCCTCGTTGTACTCAAGAAGCTTTCACTCAAGAATTCTTAAATAACTTAATGGCAACTGGTTTATTCGAGTCTGCTCCAACAAAAGTTATGGTAGAGAAGTTACAAGAAGCTTACGGTTTAACACTTGCTGAAGTTACTAACAACGCATCATTCTTTGACAAGTATGCTGATATCTACTACAAGAATGTTTCAGTAGATACTCGTGTTTACAACCCACCAAAGTCTGACTTTGAAACTGTAGTTCAAAATCACTTTGAAGTTAAAGTTCAAAAAGTTATTGGTGACAAGTCTCTTATCACATTTGATGGTGCTATGGATGATGAATCTGGTATCTTTACAACTACTGACGGTGTTGAAATCGTTATTCATGAGTTTGAAGAAGAAGAATAAAAAATATGAAAGCAATAGACTAATGTCTATTGCTTTTTTTTATTTGCAAAAATAAGGAGGAATACTATGGATATATTATTTAATAATGTATTAACATTTGAGTTCAGGAAGTATGTACAGAGTAAATTCAAAATATTCATGAAGTATGAAAAGTTTGAGGATATCAATGTTGATTATATTGACAATAAATTATTTGTAAAGCAGTTAGACAAGTATTTATTACATACTATTGAAGAGATTGAAGAAGCACATACGGAGTATAACCATACAGGATTATCAAGTGAGTTTGTAGAAGAACTTACAGATATACTTTCATATACAGGTACAACATTATCATTTATTACTGAAAATCTAATAGCTAACTTCTCTGGAGATTCAGTAAATGAACACATGATTATTAAAAATACTCACTATAATAGTGATTATGTTGAAGGTTCTCTATTAGCTATTATGAGTAAAATTATTAGCTGTAGAAAAGTATTCCCAGAGAGAAAATGGCACAAACCAGCACCAATATGTACATCTGTAGAATTAGAAGGTAGACTTGAAGAGATTTCTATGCTCCTTGAGTCAGCTATGGAAATAACATTATCTCTGTTAGTATCCACTAGTAACAGAGTTAATATAAATTATGAAAAGATTATTAATGAGAAACATCAATTAATAATTGATTTACCACTAGTTAAAGAATAATGAATAAGGATGATTCTATATGAATTATCCTTATTTTTTTTTGTCATTATTATAAAAAATAGACACTTCTTGATTTGTAAACAAAAGATTAATGACTATAAAAAGAAAGAAGGTGAAAATAGATGGGTTATATTAAGAACGTTGCTAAATCATTTAAATATGCTGCTCCTGCAGTCGTTAAGCAATTAGTTCCTCATGTAGCTTCCAATTACTCTCAGAATAAAGACTTATTTACTCAAACTGGTCGTATGTTAGTTGACCATAAAAAATTAGTAGATAGAGGTATGAAGTTCTGGGATAAAACTGGTGGTGAACTTGGTAGGAACGTTGCTTCCGATTTAAAAACTGGTAATCTTTATAATAAAGAACGTCAAGATAAAGTATTAGATAAAATGCTTGGTCTTGATGGTGATGACGATATGGATTTCGGTGATATGGATGCTATGTTTAGTGACATGGACGATGGTGATGCAGACTTTGGTGAAGGTGATGACCATTCAGAATCTAGTTCAGATTCTGGAAATGTTGAAGTTACTAATAATAAAAAGTATGTAGCAGATAATCGTAGAGTAGTAAACAAAGTAGCAAATGTTAGCAACGTAAGAGTCCAACAAGGTGGAAATGAAGGAATTGAAATTAAAAAACTTGGTGGATTGAATATAATGCTTAATGATAGATTAATTGGTGGTATGGAAACTATGTCTGGTCAAATGGCACAGATGTCTGAGTTTACAATGTCAGCCACTAATGATTTCTATAAGAAAAGTATGGAGTATTACACAACTTCTACTGGTCTTCTCGGTGAAATATCTTCAAATATTGAGAGCGTAGGTTCACATTTAGAGAAACATGTTGAATTCTTTGGAATGAATAAATCTAAGTCAAGTAAGAAAGAATCTGACTTTGAGCGTGTTATAACGCCTGAAGGTGCTGTTGATATAGGGGAATATCTTAAAACTATTAAGAAAAACATGAATGGTGACGGAACAGGTGAAACTGTTAAACAGATGTTCCAAGCTTATGTTGCAAACCCTATTGGTGAAATCTTAACTGATGTTATATCAACTAGATTACCTGATGCTTTTAAAAAGGCTGCTACACAATTCAATGAAGTTGTTGCTGGTATACCAGCTGCATTTGTTTTAAAGATGAGTACTTGGGCAAATGATGATGCAAGTAATCCAATTAAGAAAATAATTGGAAAAGTCTTTGGAATGGGTACGAAATGGAAGACAAATAGTAAACTTGGTGATTATGAAAAAGGTTCTATAGCTTTTGATGGAGTAACTAAAAAAGCTATAACTCAAGTAATTCCTAATTTATTAAGTAAAATTCTTTCAGCTATTTCGGGTAAAGGTGAAATGGTCTTTGACTATGAATCTGGAAAGTTTAAAGATAAAAAAGAAACTCTTGCAAGAAGAGATAAGAGTATAGAAAATATGTATTCAATAAACTCTGAAGGTCAAGAGAAAGTACTAAAAGGTATAATGAAAAAAGAAGGATGGGATGCTGAGAAAAATGTTGATGAAATAACTCAAGCAACTAAAGAACTTGATATCCTATTTAAAACTTATGCTAAACGTGGTCAAGATATTAAAAAAGACCTAACTCAATATGATGTAGGTACTAATGGTTTTGGTTCAGTAAGTGACATGGTATTAAATAGAACTAATCAACATTTACAAGATTCTATTGGTACAGATAGTGCTTATGGTTTTAATCTTTCTAGAGATATAGCAGATGCTAAATCATCAGCTACTAGATTTTTTAATAATGAAATGAAGGGTGTTGAAAATGGTTCAGCTCAAGCTAGATTAGATGGAGACCTTGATAAGTCTTCTGCAAGTTCTAGTGCAATGTTCTCAAATAAAAATTCAAGCTCTATACCTGAGTATTTACTAGAAACTATCTCATTACAAGAAAAAATGGTAGGACTTTTAAGTTTACTTGTAGATTGTTGCCCTGGTGGTGATGGTGGTGGAAGTGCTAAAGCTCAAGCAATTGTTGCTGGTAAGGCTGATTACAAATCTATTGTAGGGAAAATTAATACTAATAGAAAATCTCTTGAATCTGGAAGAGCTGAAGCTATACAACAACAAATCTTCTTAGAAGAGCAACAAAAAGATGAAGAAGAAAAGAAAAATCAATCTGATAGGGATAAAGCTGCTGGAACTGTTAAAGATAGAGTTAAAGGATGGAAAGATGCTATATTAAATCCTATATCTGATATCTTTGAAGGTGATGGAAGTATTAAGAATAAATTAGGTAAGATATTTAGTTTACCATTTACCTATCTAGAAAAAGGTTTAAAATCTGCTTCTAAAACAATGGCTCAATTATTCTTTGGTAAAGATACTAAAAGTAAACTAGGTTTATTCTTAAAAGGACTTAAAGATAGTATCACTAATCCTTTCAAGAATTTCTTCTTTGGTAAGCGTAATAAAGATGGTGTACTCGAAGATGGTAAAGAAGGATTTATCAACAAAGCTGTACATTGGTTTGACAAGGATGTTAAACAACCTATTTCAAACTTCTTATTTGGAAAATCTTCTAAAGATAAGAATGGTAATCTTATTAAAGAAGGTGGTTTATTCAATAAAATTAAAACTAAGTTTGATGATAAAATATTAAACCCTGCAAAGGCATTTTTATTTGGCAGCACTAAAATTGATGAGAATGGTAAGAAGATTAAAGATATTGGTCTTGTAAACAAGATGAAAGTAAAACTAAATCAAGCTACTTTCCACTTCAAGAAAATGCTTATTGGTAAAGATGCTGATGGCAATGATGCTGCTAGAAAAGATATACATGAAACAAGTGTATTAGACTCATTAAAGATGAGACTTCAAAAGACTACTGATAAACTTGATACTTGGTTGTTCGGTGAAAAAGACAAAGATGGTAATAGAATTGCCGAAGGTCTAATTAATGAAGACTTTAAGAAGAAAATGATGGGTGCTGGTATTGGTTCTAAACTTGGTGAGTTAATTATGCCTGGATATGGTAAGTACTTAGGTGCTGTCTTAGGTGTGGTTCATCAGACTGAAGTAGTTCAAGATTTCCTTTATAATAAAGAGAATGGTGTTGTTATTAAGGCTGGTCGAAATATTCAGAAGTTTGCTAAGGATACTGCTATTAAAGCTGATAAGTATTTCTTTGGTGAGAAATCTGAAGATGAAAATGGTAAAGTTGTTCGTGAGGGTGGAGTATTTAAGGGAGTTAGAAACTTCTTTAATGATGAAATTCTTATGCCTACTAAAACATATTTATTTGGTCACTATAGAGATATTGCTGGTGAGACATTTAGAACTGGTGGTATGTTTGACGTAATTAAAGGTAAATTTGAAGGTCTGTACAATAAAAGTAAAGACTTCTTATTTGGTAATAGTAAAAAAGATGGGGAAGACGGATGGTTCAATAAAGGATTTAAATATACTAAAGAACATATTCTAGACCCTATCGGTAGAAAGTTAAAAGAAACATTTAACGACTTAACTTCTTTCTTTAAAGAAGAAATTTTCAAACCTATGAAAACTGTGTTTAGACCATTCTGGGAAGAATTCAAGCATCAGTTTACTAACATGAGAAAATGGGGAGAAAAAGTAATCAAGTCTATGGCAGATAGCTTAAATGATAGATTTGCTGGATTCTATGGTAAATCATTTGGTGAAATGTTTAAGGAAAAGATTATTGACCCTATGAGTTCTGCTCTTGAAGGAATTAGAAAGTCATTATTAAGTATTTTCAAAACTGTATTTAAAACACCTGTAAACATCTTAACTGATGCTGCTGGTAAACTTAGAGAGCGTCATGCTGGTCTAGGTATTGAGTACGGTAAGAAAGTATCGGGTGAACATTTAGCAGATAGTGCTTTTGGTATTAAAGTTAAGAACAAAAAAGAAAAGATTTCTATTAAAGATAGAATGAAGACTGCTAAAGAAAACCGTAAGAAAGAAAAAATAGATTTAAAGAACGAAACTATAGCAGCTAAGAAACAAGCTACAAATACTGCAAATATTTCTACACATGCTACAAAACAAACATCATTGCTTGAGAGAATTTTAAGTTCTATATCAAGAGCATTTGACCCTAAAGCTAAAAGTCCTAAGAGTGCTAAAAGTATCCGTAAAGATAAACAAAACACTTATGAAACACTATGGGGAGAGAACTCTGATGCGTTTAAGGCTGAAGGTTTAGACTCTTCTAATGGTTCTAAGTTTGGTGGAGATGGTAATAAAGTGCCTAAATCAAATTTAAAATCAAAATCAAGTGTTTCATCTACAGGATTGTCTAAAGCTGGAAATGTGGCAGAAATAGCTAACACTATGGATAATGTTGCAGATAATGCTCATGATGCGGCTATGTTAGCGGCTACAAGTAAGATGGCACTTGATGCTAAACAATCTAGAGGATATCTAGGTTTCATTAGACGTTACCTACCTGCAAAATGGGGTAAAATATCATTTAAGAAATTATTAGGTGGTGGTAAAGGTCTAGGTGGAGCAGATGAACTTGAAGAAATGGCAAAGAGTAAAGGTCTAGGTGGTATATTTAGAGCTGTTTCAGCTCCATTTAGAATAGTTGGTAAGGCACTTGGTGATGTTGCAAAAGGTTTAGGTGGAGTATTAAAGAATATTCTTAAGATTCCTACTGCATTGTTAAATGGTATTGGTGAAGTCATATCAGGTATTGGACCAGCATTAATTAATGGTATTGGTCATGTAGTAGAAGGTCTAGGTAGTGTTGTTAAAAATATTCTTACAGGAGCTAGTAGCTTACTTGAAAGTATTGCATCATCTTTAAAAGGTGTAGCTGAAGGTTTAGGAAAAGCTGTTGGTAGTCTTATAGAAGGTTTTGGTTCACTTGTTAGTTCAATAGGTAGAGCTGTTGGTTCATTAATTGAAATGGCAGTAAACGCTATACCGTCAGTCATATCTGGATTAGCTCAATTAGGTGGAGGTTTACTTAATGGAGCAGGAAAAGCTGGCTCTAAGATAACATCTAAAAAAGATAGTAAAGATAAAGTAGGAATGGGATTATTTGGTAAGAATAAAGTTATGAACGTCAGAATTGTAGACGTTGAAACTCAACCTCCAACCAAAGCACTAGCTGTGTATATAGTTCCACCTCCACACAAATTACCTGAAGCTACTATTAAAGCATTAGGTGATACTGCAGCTAAAGTTGACAAAGCTAAGAAGAAGTTTGAAAAAACTAAAGTTGGTAGTAAGCTCAAAAATGCTACAGATAAACTTAAAGATAAGCTTGCTAAGAAAGATAAAGAAGGTAATATAGTTAAGCGTAGATTTAACATCTTTAAGAAAAAATCAGAATCTCAATTACGTAATGATAAACAAAAAATGTATGAAAAGATGATGAAAAAGTCTGATAGAAAAGCTGGTATTGATAAATTAGCTAAGCAAAAAGCTACTGAAGCTCGCAGATGGGAAAAGAAAGATAAGAAAGAAAAGAGTGCATTAGAGAAAAAAGGTATTAAAGATGCATTTAAGAAAGAAAAAGAAGAAAAGAAAAAACGTAGTAAACAAGAAAAAATGTATACTAAGTTAATGAAAAAGTCTGACGTGTTAGCTGAAAAAGAAAGAGTAAGTAAGTTAACTAAAAGTGAAAGAAAAGGCGAGAAAAAAGCTAACAGACTTCAAGAAAAGAAGCAAAAGAATTATAACAAACTTGTTAGAAAAGCTGATATGAAAGCTGGTCGTTCTAATGATAGAAATACAAGTGCAACAAAGATTGAAAATGCTAAGAATAAATTAGCTAATAGTGGTGGAGTTCAAGCTGTAAAAGCTAAAATTCAAGCTAAGAAGGACAAGAAAGCTGCTAAGAAGTTAAATAAAAAGAAGTTAACTTTTGCTGAAAGAACTGCTAGAAACACAGGTGCTATTAACAAAGGATTCAAGAAACTTGGTGGATTCCTTAAGTTCTTATTCCCTGTTGTTGCTGGAATATTAAAGTGGTTCAAATCAACTAAACTTGGTGCAATAGTTGCTAGAGGTGTTAGTAGTCTTGGTGGATTAATCTCTAAAGCTGTTGGAACACTGATTAATGGTATCGGAACTGTCATAGGTGGTTTATTTAAAGCTGCTAAATGGATTGGTGGTGGTGTTGTTAAGGCTGGTAAGTGGGTTGGTGGAAAAGCTCTCACTGCAGTTAAAAGTGGACTTACTACAGTTGGTGGAGGTTCTGCTGCTACAGGTGCTGCAGGTCTAGGATTAATAGCTGCTGGTGGTGCTGTTGCTGCTCATGACTATGCTAAAGCAAAAGAACGTGGTGAAGAAGGTCTTAAACTTGCTGGTAGTACTTTAATTGGTAATGCTGGTGATACAACTAAATCAATGCTACTTAATGGAGCTAAACAAGCTGCTAAGTGGGGTCTAGTTGGTGCTGGTATAGGTACTCTTATTCCAATCCCAGGTGTTGGTACATTACTTGGTGGTGGTATAGGTGCTTTAGCTGGTTTTGTTGCTGGTATGTTCGGTTCAGACCCTGGTCCAACTATTGAGAAGATTAAAGGTGCTTTCTCAGGAATTGGTGATATGTTTAAATCATTGTGGAGTAACTTTGATGGTGTTATGGACAAAATTGGTCCAAACCTTAAGGCAATATTTGCAATGATAGTTAACCCAATTGGTACTTTATTTGGTAGTTTCTTTGGAAATTATGAAGATAAGAGTTTCATTCAAAAGATTATTTATGATGGTTTTATTAAAGTTAAAGCTGGATTATTTGATATTATTGATAAACTTACTGGTGGTTTTGCTACCAAGTTAACTGAGTCTAAACCTTACAGAGTTATAATGGGTAGTATCCAACTTATAGGTACTGTTGTTAAGAAGACAATGGACTTCCTAGTAGGAGTTCTTTGGAAAGGCTTCAAGTGGGGTATTAGTACTATAATTAAAGTTCTTAAAACTACATTTAAAGTTATAGGTAAGGTTGCTAAAACCTTATGGAAGGTTGCTAAATTTATATTTGGTATACCTAAATTTGTTAGAAGTACAATCAAGAAATATTTACTTAAACCTTTAGTTAATTTCTGGAAAGATAAAATTGCTCCAGCATTTGAGAAAGTTAAAGATTATTTTGGAGAGATTATTAATAGATACTTTGGTCCAGAAACTATAATAGGTAAAGGTATAGCTGTAATGAGTAATGTAATAAAGGGAATTGTTGATGTTATCGTAAAGGTAGCTAATGCTATAATCAAGGCTATCAATAAAATTCCTGGAGTTAAAGATATGGCTAAAATTGTTGTAGATAAAGCAGAAGATGCTTATGACCAAGAAGCAGCTCAACAACAAGCTCGTTTAGATGCAATGAATGCTGAAGATAAAGCAAAAGAAGCAAGTGCTGCTGCTGAAGCTGGTGTATCTAATGTAGACAATTCTGTAACAAATACTGTAAATAATAATAGTGAATTTGGCGAGTATGGTGCTAATGCTACTGAAGAGTATGGTATAAATACGAGTGGAGAGAGTATGTCTTCAGCAGGCTTCTCAGCTACTGACTACTTTGGTCAACAGCCTGGATTTAGAGGAGTTTCATCACCTTATGGTATGAGAATTCATCCTATTGAAAAAGTTGAGAAAATGCACAATGGTATTGACTTTGCAGCTAATACAGGTACTCCTATTGCTGCTCCTATGGGTGGTAGAGTATTTGATGCTAAGTATAAATCTACTGGATTCGGTAGACGTGTTGCACTTGTTGATGATAACGGTAATACACATATATTTGCACATCTACACAAAAACTTTGTTAATGCTGGAGATATAGTAAAGCCTGGTCAAATTATTGGTGAGGTAGGTTCTACTGGTGGTTCTACTGGACCACACCTTCATTATGAAGTAAGAAAAGGTGAGGGATATAGTAAAGGTAGTTCAATTAACCCTAATAACTACCTATCAGGTGGTAACATGGGTGCTATGGCTGGTGCTATGGAAAGCTTTAGTACAGGTGGAACAGCTAGTACCACTAAGAAATATTTAGATACTGATTCTGTTATGGCTAATGTATTTGGTTATAAGCAAGGTATTGATGATATCATGAATGGTGGAAAAGATACAACTTCTGGAATTGATTACTTTAGTAAGTCTACAGACACTTATGTTAATGGTGACACTACTGCCACTACTAATCTTAATGCAACTGCTTCTGTAGAGTATTCTCCATCTACTGCAACATTAAAGACACAAGACAATATGACTCAAACAGTATCCGAATTGGCAACGGCAACAGCTGTTAGTAACGAACTTAATGCTAAGCAAGATAGTTCATCATCGTTTGCATCAATGATTGCGTTGTTACAAGAGATTAATCAGTCTAATCGTGAAATTGCTGACAAAGACGTTGTAGTGAATGTAGAAGTTCCTCAACACAGAGTTAGTAATAATAATGCGACAGAAACTAATTTAACTTCTAATAATGATGGTAACAATGATAATAATGGAAATGATGTTAAAGTTACAAGTCAAAATATATTTACACCTGTTCAGAATGAAATTAATTCTTATAATGAAGGTACATCAAAGAGTGCTTATGGGCTTAATGGTAAGACTAAAGTTATAGCAATGGGTGTTTAAGGAGGTACTAAATGGGTTTATTTAAGAAAAGTGAAGTTAAGAAAAAACTAGAAATAATGAGAAAGGCTGGTTGGGATGCAGTATCAAATCCCAACCTTGTTATTGAAGATGCCAAAGAATTTGGTCTACTTGATGAAGATAGTTCATTCTTCTATGAGATAGGTGTAGATGTATTTGGTGATGAATTAATGAAAGTATGGTTTGGTGGAGAAGAGTCAGGTTATGGCTCTAATCCATTTGAACCTAATGAGTTTCTAGGTCAGCCACCGAGTTTTATAACTTCGGCTGACCCTATGAAACGAGTTTATGGAAAAACAATCATGGCAGATATGCCTATGGTTAACTTAATTCCTGGTAGACCTCAATTTTATGCTTATGATAAAGCTATACGAGTTAAGTATGGTAAAAATGGTAAGAATATTAGTGAAAAAGAATTACTAAATCTTATGGCTAATTTTGATGAAGGTGGGGATGATAAAGGTGGTATAGTTAGATGGTTATCTGATAGTGCAAAGAGTAATACATCTAACCGTGATTTAAGATACTATGGTTTTAGACCAACCTATGCAGACTATTTTGGTTATGCACAACTATTGTTATCAACTGTAGCTGTAAAAATGGGTATATCTAACGGATTATACAACTTTAGAAATGAGTACTCAAAAGATTTCTATACATCTGGCTTGAGATTTTACGCAGATAAGAGTACTTCTGTAACTGAATCGGCTAGTAATAATTTTGGTGCGTCTATGTTAGAGGGTGCTACTAAAGCAGTCTCAAGCACTATGAGAGAATTACAATTTCTTTTAGGTATTGATGTACACAAAAAAGATGCTCAAAATGTATCTTCAATGAATGATACAGTAAGAAAACAAATTGATGACATTTCATCAAATGCAATATTTGATAAATTAACAGATAGTAGAAAAACAGTAAGTACAATTATGGGTGGTTCAAATATGCTCTACCCACATGTTTGGAAAGATTCAACATTTGATAGAAGTTATAGTTTATCATTTAGATTTGTATCACCTTATGGTGACAAAGAGTCTATTTTCAAATATATTTATACACCTTTCTTATTATTGCTTGCATTGTCACTACCAAGACAAGATACACTTGCTGGATATTATAGTCCATTTATAGTTCGTGTAGATAGTCCTGGATACTTTACATGTGATATGGGTGTTGTAACTAGTCTTACATTTAAAAAGGGTGGTAATGATGGTTTATTTACTAAAGATGGATATCCATTAGAAATGGAAGTAAGTTTAAATATTAAAGACCTTTATCCTACTCTTATGGCAACTTCATCATATGCTGTTTTACGTCACAATATAGGATTGTCTGGTTTCTTAGATAACATGGCAACCTTAGATATTGAAAGACTTGCAGATTTAGACCATCTTAAAGAAACAATTGCAATGAAGGGTGGTAATATTACAGGTTTCTTCAATAAGAAAATTCAAGGTATAGAGTCAGGATTATCTGAAAATGTTGGAAAAATATTCAGGGTAGTTAAATAAATTCAATTTTAATAAATAAAATACTGAATAACATAATTATAATAAATATTATGTAGGGAGGTAATAGAATTTGTTTGATAAAAGTTTTGAAGATTTAATAGATATTGAAGATTATACTGATAAGGAACTTGAAAAAATACAACGTATAATAGAACAAGATGAAGATGAAAATCCTTTATATGAATTAGAGTTAGTTTATAGAGGACAACCAAAAGCAGCTCCAAGACCTAAAGTCAATAGAGCTAATGCAACAATGTATGACCCAGGTCAAAAGGATAAGAAAATGCTTAAATCATTTATCATAGAACAATTAGATGACATTGATAATTTTAAGTTAATCGAAGGTGAAATTGATATTGAACTTAAGATATATATCCCTATGATTAAGTCTATTAGAGATAGTAAAGTAAAACGTTATTTAGCTGAATCTGGAAAGTTAAGACCCTTAACAAGACCCGATATAGATAACTATGAAAAGACTGTTTATGATGCTATTAATGGTGTTGTCTTTGTAGATGATAGTCAGATAGTTGACGTTAGAGCAGAGAAATACTATTCAATTATACCAAGAATAGAAATAAAATTAACATATCGAGAAAAACCACTGAAATGTTCAATAAATAAAAAGAAATAGGAGGAATACGAATGGAAGAGAACAAAATTGAAACCTCTTCATTACTAAGTCCAGAGGACTATAAGTTAATGAGTGAGATTAAGACTATTAAGAAACACATTATGTCATATATTGACCCACAAGTACTAGTAGACACTCTTAGAACTATAATTAATGACTCTAAAGTAGTTTCATTTAGAAGTAGTCGTGCAGAAAAGTTCATCAATATTAATAAACCTCTATTTTCAGTTGAAGTTGACAGAAGTCAATGTATTGAACTTTATCCAACAGAGCAATTCTCGACAGAGAAACAAGAGGCTGAATACTTTACGAATGTTATTCATGAAGAAGTTATAAATAGATTCACTACGTTCCTAGTGGAATCAATTTCAGATGAATCTGATTTAACAGAGTTCCTTAATAAGCAAGAAATATTTAAAGGTATCTCTAATGAAAATATTGAAAACACTGCTGGAATGCTTACATCTATTTTTGGTATTAGAATGGATAATGAAGATATGAGTAAGCTAGCTTTTGAATTCTTAATTTAAAATAAAAATCCCAATAGACTTATTATAGTCTATTGGGAATATTTTTATCTCATATATGATATTGTTCTTGCATAATCTTGAGCATTTTTAGCACTTACTGAAATAAGCTTACACGTTGATAATGATTCTAAAATTGTGTAATGAATAACAGCTTCAGCCATTACATTGTCCATATTAAGGTCATTGTGTGATAAGCCATCTTCATCAATATTTTCAGTCTTTTGGATTGAAATACAAGATTCAATGATACCTCTAAATAATGTTTTATCCTTATTTCTTTTATTGATATAAGAATGTCCACTCTCTTGAGCTATTTCATCATCTTCTTTATTGATTTCAGCTAATTGTTTTTCACTAGCAATTACGTTAGTTACTTTATTCTTAACTATAGTAGATATCTTTTCAATATCTCCTTTAATCTCTTCATCAGCTTTAATCTCTTCAATTACTTCTTCTTTTTCTTCACCATCAGATTCAAGTAATACACCTACATAATCTTCTACAAGGTTGTACATTTCTCTCATTGATACTGATGCACATTTCTTAAAAGAATCCTCAGTAATAAGTTCTTGTTTAAATGATTCTTTAAGAAAATCTCTAATGTTTAAATTAATTCCTGCACCATTTTCTTCTAGATACCCTTTATCAAATACTAAACTATTAGTTATAGTTTCAGACATAATGTATACAAGTACGTCTTCAGTTAAACTCTTTCTAGCTTCAAGTCTAGCAGCCATTTCTCTTCTTCTAGAAGTTTTACTATAGTGTCCAGCATTCCCCATAGTGATTTCTTTCTTTAATTCTAAAGTACCTCTAGCACTTTCTGAAAGAAATTCTTGATTGTCTCTTGTTTCTCTTAAAGCTTCTATAGCAGCAGCTCTGTTATTTCTTTTCTTACTTCCAAAGTTAGTATCCTTTGAAGGAATAAGTTTATTCATTTCTTGATAACTTCTCATAGTCATAAGACTCCTTTCTAAATATAATTGATAAATATACTAGGGTTAAATTCGTCATCAGATATATCATAATCTTCTTTACTCATAGTAATATTTAAGTATTCTGGTACATAGTTAATTAACTGTTCTTTCGTTAAGTTCTCAACATTAGGATATTTATTTAATACTTTTTGTTCTGTTGTCCCATTAAGGTCAATGAACTCAATATATTTTATCTCCTCAAATCCATTTTCTAAAGCTTGTAACAAGTTTGATATTGCTAATATTGAGCTAGATTCATTAACATCTTCTACAAAATCAATAATGAAGTTCTTTATATCTAAATCTAATTGCTTATTAAATGAAGTAAATAACTTTATATTTAATGTAATAGATGTATTCGTTGTTTTAGATGTGTAATGTGTTGAATTACCAAAGGTGTTAAAAAACTTAATGTCAAAGGATGTATTATTTTCAAGTCTATTAAAGTTCAACATCAATAAATATGAGTACGTATTTAATAGTGAATACAATCCAATGTAATTTTCATAATTGATAAAGTAATGATGACCAACAACTGGAATAGATTTAATCATATCATATCCATCACCTTCATCTTTAATAGTAAGATTAGACTCTATAATACTATTCATGGATAAGTATAAGTTAATGTTGCTTTCAGTTGAAAGTATTGTAGCCACACAGTAATCCTCAATATTTGGAATCTTATTAAAATCACCAAACTTAGTAGTATCATCAATACCATTATAAAGAATACCAATGTCTACACTTATGTTCTCATCAACCCAACACTCATGAATAAGTTCACCTGTATTTATATCTTTAACACAATCAATCAAACATATTCTATTTTGGTCATCATAAGTATTATTTGTGGTCAAAGTACCTATATACTCTAAACTTTCTTCATTATTTAAAATTAAGTCAAAGTATCCATACAATATTCCATCTTTCTTAAGGATAGATTTTATTTCTAATTCTCTATCGTTGTAATCTAATTCAGGTGTACCTACAACGGCTTCAGTTTTAAGTGTAGTACTAAGATTTAATGTAAATTGATAATCTTCTGTATCCATACTATCTCTTACAATATCTAAATAATTAACGATAAATTCAGCATTTACAATAGAGTTAACTGAAGTGTACTCTAATGATGCTCTTCTATCTACCATATCATTCATAATTGCAACTCTAGGAAACGGGTCATTTCTAACTTCTAATAAGAAAGGTGTTACGTAAATATGATTACCTTCAGCTTCGAAAGTGCTTATATCTTCAGTTCTACCTAACAATCTATAAACTTCAGTTGTAGTGTCAAATACAATAGTACTTCCAGTAGGAATTACATATGTATCTTCTTGTCCATCAATTTCAATAAGTTTTAAATCAATGGTATTAGTTGGAACTAATAAACCTGTAGAATCTTTTAGTAATAAATAGCTACCAAACATACGTTTAATAATATCATCACGCTTTCGAATAAATAATAATTTACTATCGTTAACAGATTCCCTTCTAATAAGTTCATTAAAAAAGTTGTTCAAATCAGATTCAGTAATAAGGTTTTCTCTTGCAAGGAGTTTACTTATAAGTTCAGTCTTTAGTTCTTTTAACGTAGGTCGGTCTTTACCACCTGTAGAATCAGTTGAAGGAGTTACTGTAATTGCAATATCTGCTAAATTTTCATCATTGAAAGTGAAGTTTATATCACCTGAATATGCAAAGTTACCAGCACTACCTAAAGTTGTATACATTTCTATAGTTAAATTAGAATTAAACTGTGGTCTAAAACTATTAGGTGCATTTGAAAAGTACACTTGTAAATTATCAATGTTATCGTATGAATAATAACAATATTTAGATTCATCTGGTACAAACGTATTGTTAAAGAATGGTGTTAAATATTCTTTCTCACCATTACTTAAAGTATATAATACTTTAAAATAAGCAATTTGATTAGCAAAATCTGAATTAAAGTAAAGTGTTTCTGAAACATCTTCTGAATAAACATCAAACGTTACTGTAGATTTCTCTACTTGCCATATATCAACTAATAAGAATATTATTCCATCTTGAATCCACATCTTAAGATATGGTTGAACTAAATTACTTAAAGGAGACTCTCCATCAGTAATATCATACTTTGCTGAGAAGGCATAATCGTCACTATCTTCAATCTTACGACCAGTAATAATTATATCATGTTCTAACATAAACTTAAAAGTTCCTAAGAAGAATTCACTATCTTTAGTAATTTTAAATGTTAGAACTCCTGTATTAAAATCAAGTTCCCCTTTATCTATAACATTAGATTTCTCTATTGCAAAATTTACTTTCATAGATGCTGGTGTAGCATCTAATATACTATAATTGTACATTTTAGCATAATTATAAATACTACTAGGTTTGGATGCAGTATTTAAGAAAGACTCATCATACAATGCATTTCTTTGATACGCACCATCTCTGGTTGCTCTTGCCATAACTTCATTAATGTAACCAAATAAACCAACCTTTAATGTATTAATATTGTCCATATCAAGGTATTTTGGACCAATTTGACTTAGCCATTGTTCATGTAGGTCATAACTTTCTGAAGCTATAGCTATTGGTTTTATGTTATCTATAGCCATTAAATGACTCCTTTCTTAAATGAATATCAATTTATATCTTAATTTACCATCATTAAATTCTGGTACAATAAAAGGTGAACTTCCCATACCTGATTCGCTACCTATACCTTCTAATGGTACTTCAAATTTACTAGTCATATCTCCAATATTACCTGTTTGAGAATACGTGTTATCATATACTTGACCCATATCTCTAATCTCAGTACTATCGTCTGACATTACAATTCTATTAAAATCTTTTAAAACGTCTGGTTCTAAATCTTCTTTATAAGAATAAGCATATTGTACTTGATTACGTATAACTGATTGAGCTCCTTTCTCACCACCAAAAGCACTATATGGAACTGATATGGGCATTACACCTGTATATTTTGCCCAATATTTTAAAGTTCTACCATCTGGTTCAGTTGTAAAGAAATACAATGAAGACATGTAATCAATCTCTTTAAATTCAACTATGTCTGGGTCTGGTCGTAAATTACCATTTCTAATCTTATCAATATAATCAACCCAACATTTATGGATTAAAGTAATCATAGCGTCCTCAGTTTCATCATAAGATATAGAGAATGTTCCACCATTAATACTATCAATGATATTTACAGGTTGAGTTATTTTGTAACCTTTCCATGTTTCATAAGTTTCTTTAGTTCTCATTACAACGTCTTGAGTATCAAAACCTTTATAACGATTAGTGAGCATTCTAATAAATATACCACTATTGTTAGTATTTCTTGAGTTAAGAACTTCAAGAACTTCTGGTTTGTATAATTGAAGATAAGTAAAGAAACTATCACTTGCAGTATTTTCTTGACCTGTTTTACCAACATCACCTAAATTAATCTTAGGCTTAGTTATAAACATATATTGAAAACCTGTATAAGAAAAATCTGTTCTAGTTCCATAATGTTGATATTTATCAAATAAATCATTTAAATTATAAACAGCTTCTGCAGAACCATTTGTTGGATAAGTTAATCCTTGGTCATTAGCTTCATTAAGATTAGGTAAAACTCTATATAATTCATTATAATCTCTGTCATCTGAAAATTGAACATTTTTAAACCTTCCTAGACTCTCAGCTCTAAAAGCTACTCTTTTTCTAGGTGATGGAGCTAATAATTTAACGTTAGGGTCAATACTGTTACTCAACAACTCAGCTGTAGTATCATTCCATTCAACAATGGGTTCACCAGTTATATCGTCAGTAGTACCATTATTTAAATTGACATTTTTATCACCATCTGTAGATGGTTTAATATTTATTTTATTACCTACATGGATAACATTTTTATTAGTTATTTGTGGGTTTAGAGCTAGTATTTCTTCAAGAGTTAATCCATGAGCTCTTGCTATAGACCAAAGAGTGTCTCCAGATTTAACTATATAAAAATCTCCACTTGAAGCAGTTACAGAACTACTAGGAGTCCAAGATGTTTTTTTAGATTCTAATTCTTCTTCATGCTTCTTTTGCATTTCAGCATTATGCTTCTTTAGATAAATCATTTCGTCTTCAATATCCATTAAAGCTCCAACTGCCAATGCTTCATTATGAGCAGCTTCCTTTTCATAATGTTCAGTCATTCCATTATAATAACCAAGTTCTTTACGTTTTTCAGCATCAAGTTGTGCTTGTATCATTTCAGTCATTCCATTATAATAACTATAATTAGCTGCAGCTATAGCAGCTGCTTTCTTATCTGCTTCAGCTTCTGCTTTCTTCTTTGCTGCTTCTGCAGAACGTTCATGTAATACGTTTTCGGATTGTTCTGGTCTTGGCATAATATATACCTCCTTCTTTTTATATTTTTAAACTAATTATTTGTTGATTATTAATTAATTAAAGAAATAAGTATATATTATTTAAGTGAGATGATTATGAAATGGACGTACCTTAATTTCTTTTACAGTCAAGATAAATTCCTACATACACTATAGTCCGTGTCTGCGTGTAGGCATAGTTCACTCAATCTTATATAAAACTAGATTAGTGAGGTAATGAATATGACAAAAAAAGAAGCAAAAGAACAGTTAAAGAATGCTAAGTTAATAGTACAAAATATGGTTGAATTAAACAGTACTTTAGACTTTACTCCAGAAAAAGAACCTGTGAGAAGAGTTAGAAAACTGGAAAGTTCAAGCAATTGTATAGTTGGCATTCTTGAAGTACTTTTATACTAATGAAGATATATAAGAAAAAGAAATTATTGGTAGATGGCGACTAGGATGAAATACTCCTAGTTGTACGGACTTACTTTATAGGTTTATTTTTTTTTGTTTACTTTAGCAACAAAATATTAAACTAAATATTTAGAAAGGAGACAAATTTTCATGTTAAGAGACGTTGTAGATTTAGTTAAAGAACTTAAAAATATAGCAGATGATATTCCTGAAGATAAAGTAGCACTTAATCGTATCCTTAAAGCAGCGACAGGTGGTAATTTATCAAAATCTGTTACTAGAAGAGCTAAGAATAATCTTTGTCAGTTCCCATTATTAATTAGTAGTGCAGCTGAGAAAGAAAGTGTTCCTATGTGTACTAAAGCTTTGGAGCGTGAGTATTCAACTCTGTTAAGATTCGTTATTGGACAAGATGATATTATTGATTTAAAAAACTTTGATAAGAAATCTTATATTAAAAAGTTACACCAAAATAATAATATTCATCCATCAGCAAGTTATATTTCTGACATAAACGAATTTTTAGAAAGTAACATAGTTATTCTGAATAAAGAAGAACTTAGACCATTTATGGAGGACTTTAAGTCTGGTAGTATTAATGATTTAACTATCAAAAATTATGAGGTTATAAAAGAATCACTAAAGATTAATAGTGATATTAATTATTATGCTGAAGCTGATGAAGAGATGACAAAAGATGAATTAGATTATCATAATAAAGTAATGGACACTCAACTTAAAGCAGCTCAACTTCAAAAGACAAACGCTGAACAGCAAAAAATTAGCAGAGACATTAAAAAGTTAGACAATGAACGTTCTAAGGATTATAAAACTGGCATCACTACAAATATTGTAGATTTAGATGTTAAGAAATCTAATGAGTTAATGCCTACCGTTATGGAAGTAATGGTTGAGTATAAAGCTGGTGATACATTTAAAACAACTAATCTTTTATTAGGTGTTAAGTGTGTAGCACATGTTATACCTACTGAAGAGATGGTTTACTTTGTAAGTAAGTCATTAAGAGAGAATAGATTTGCATTTAGAACTATTCAGTGGACTACTGGTGAAATTAAATTCTGGAAAGACTTTGTATTATCATTAGATAGAATTAAAGCTGAAGCTTCTAAGAGTAATAAATCATCTATATGGTGGTCATTCTTAAGAGGTAGAGCTAAGAATTCTAAATTCAAAGGGTTACTAGGTAAAGAAGGATTTATTCCTAATACTACATTAGCATTAACAATGTCAGAAGTAGAATTCCTTAAGAACAATGAAGGTATTGATTTATTTAATGCAAGTACTGCACATAAGTTAATGAATATATTCTTCTTATTAAGAGTAATGATATTGGATGATATTGATGAAGTAGCTTACATGTTTGATGAAGAACAAAGAACTTGGTCTCATTACTCATACAACCAGCTTGAAAAAGAGAAGAGTTCTTCTAATAAAGACCTTAAATCTCTTGTAAGCTTAATTAATAGATAGGGAGGAAAATTATGCAACCATTTAGAAATATTGATAGTCTTCTTAAACCTATTCTAGTTCAAGAAGGTGTAGATGTTATTAAATATAACAAGTTAACTGAAAGTGATAAAAATGAAATCTCTAAAGACTTAGTAGCGAGAGTTTACAAGTCTATTAAAGACAAAACACTTCAGATAGATTACAGCTTTATTGAAAAGTCTAAAGGAGACATTACTAAGATTCAAAATTATGCAGACCTTGAAGGTTCTATTAATTACCTACAAAACATGTATAACAATGATACAAATGCACCAAAAGAAATAAATGACTTAAAGAAGACTCTAAACAATCTTAAAAGATATACAAGAGACTTTACGACAGGATATAAGAAGAAAAATGAACTAGTTATGTTCTACTATAACAATGTGGTAGCTTCATTAATTAGTGCAACTTCATTTATCATAGCAACATCTGTAGATTATATTAAGGACACTATGAAAGATATGAGACCAGTTTTCAAGGCTAATCTTAGTAAGAATAAATCTGCTAATTTATTCCTAGAAAATATTCGCTCATTCAATAGTATGGTTACTAAAGGTCATTTTAAGACTTTTGTAGATAATGCTAATAATGTGGATAACCTTGTAGGTCTGGGATTAACTGCTTTCTTAGCTATAGCAATTGCTATATTCTGTATCCGTGATGCAGTATACATTTTCTTCTATAGTAGAAATAGTGTATCTGAAAACTTATTGAACTTAGCATATTTCGTTAACCTTAACGCAAATGCAGCTTCACAAAAAAATGGAAAAGCTAAAGGTAAACAAGAGAAAATTGCTAAACAACTAATTAATCTGTCAGATAAAATATCAGTTGAGCAAAAGGTATCTACTAAAAAAGCTGAACATGATATGAAAATTGAAGAGAATGATACAGATGCATATGTTGCATCAGACGATGATTTACTATAATTAAATAGGAGGATTACTATGTTTTTAAATGAAAATACAGATAATTCATATTTAGAAGGTGTTAATGAATTCGAAGGTAAATATACTGGAGAATTCGAAGAAGCATTTGAAATATGTCTTGAATCTGAAAGAGAATGGCATAATCTTGAAATGAAAATGACAAGAGCAGAACATACTGCAATTGTTAATGAAGACACTGCTTTAATGGAAGGTGCTGTAGGCGACTTCTTTGCTAAAGCTAAACAATGGTTTATTACTTTAGGTAAGAAAATTAAAGAATTCTTTAAACGTCTTATTGAAAGAATTGGTGTATTCTTCATGAATGCTAAAAAGTTTGTTGCTAAATATGGTAAACAATTAGAGAAGTTAGGTAACAATGAGATTAAAGGTACAATTAAAATGTATCCATCTATTGTTAAAAATTCTATAGACCTTGGTGCTTTAGATAGTTTAGGTTCTGATGAACTTAAAGAAATTGAAACAAAAGCATACAGTGTTGAAGAAATTAGAGAGGAATTAAAGATTCCTTCAACTTCTGAAATGGCAGAAATTATTCTTGGTGGAGAAAAATCTGAAGAGACTATTACTTCATCTATTGTTAAAACTGCATTAGGAATTCTTAGAGATGAAGCTGTAATTAAGAAAGAATTAGCTCAAATTAACTCTGACGCTGAAAAAGAAATTAAAAAAGGTATTAAAGAATGTGAAGCTGCATTAAAAGGCAACATCAGTGACCCAGAAAGAAGTAAATTAAATAGAGTTGTAAGTAACTCTAAGAACTGTGCTTCTTTAGTAAATACAGTATTAGGTCAACTTGGTGGACTATATTCTAAATTAGCATCAAATTCACTTTCTATTTGTAAGAAGGCTTGGACTTCTAGAAAAGGTGAAAACATTAAGCAAAAAGGATATGAAGAGTCTGTACTTGACATGTTCTAAAACAAAATATTATTGTTAGTTATATATTTGATTTACGAGTTTATTTATTAAATAAGTAAATAAACTTGTAAACAAATATTTAAATAGTGTATACTAAAATTATATAATTTGAAAGGAGAAATATACTATGTTTTTAAACGAAAATAATGACTCTTATCTTGAAGGAGCAAACGAGTTTGAAGGTAAATATACTGGAGAATTTGAGGAGGCTTTTGAGATTTGTTTAGAGTCAGAGAGAGAATGGCACAATCTTGAAATGAAGATGGCAAGAGCAGAACATACTGCAATTGTTAATGAAGATACAGCTTTGATGGAAGGTGCTGTAGGCGACTTCTTTGCTAAAGCTAAAGCTTGGTTCATTGCTTTCGGTAAGAAAGTTAAAGAATTCTTCAAGAGATTAATTGAAAGAATTGGTGTATTCTTCATGAATGCAAAGAAATTCGTTGCTAAGTATGGTAAGCAATTAGAGAAGTTAGGTAACAATGAGATTAAAGGTACAATCAAAGTGTATCCTCAAGTTGAAAAAGGAACTCCTTCTTCAATCGCTGCTCCTACTACTTTAATTCCAGATGGTAAGAAAGATGCTGAGGAAATCAGAGAATATCTTAAATTACCTACATCTACTGAAATAGTAGAAGAAATGCTTGGTGGAGAAAAGTCTGATGAAAAGATTACTTCTTCTATGGTTAAAGGTGCATTAAAGATTCTTAGAGCGGAAGCTGACTTCAAAAAAGGTTTAACTGCTGTTATGACTTCTACTGAAAAAGCTGTTGCTGCTGGTATCAAAGAATGTGATTCAGCTAAGAAATTATCATCAGGTGACCCTGAAACTTCTAAGATTAATGATTCAATCAGTAACTTAAAGACTGTATCATCTGTTCTTAATAGTGTATTAGGTCAAATGGGTGGTGCTTATTCTAAATTAGCTTCTAATGCTCTTTCTGTTTGTAAGAAAGCTTGGAACTCTAGAAAAGGCGAAAACATTAAGCAAAAAGGATATGAAGAGTCTGTACTTGACATGTTCTAAGATTAATAAATTAAAGAGTATAATACATTATGTATTATACTCTTTTTTATTTCTTTAACTTGTAACAGGTAACTTACTAAATGCACACATTCCATTCATATTAAATAACTTAACTTCATTGTTATTAGTGTTAGATTCAAGTGAATATGAATATATTATATTAGTAAGATGATAACTGCCAGTGAATAACTTGTAATCTTTATTAGTGTATTCAATGTAATAATTTTTATTAGGAGTTATAACATCTAAATCTAATCCACTTACAGGTAATACTAATTCATGAATATTTCTAGCAGTGTCAGTAATGAATTCCTCTTCATTATATGGATTTGAATAATTATTATAGTATAATCTTTGCTTCTTATTACCTACATTACTATTAATCCCACCTTTAGATTCACTTGTAAGACCAGCTTTCCAACTACCATCACCAGAACGGTTCTCAGGTGTTCCACAGTTGTTAGAAAGAAATTTAATAGACTCTCCCTTTATCTCTCTACTACTTACATCTTTAACTTCATTATTACCCACAGTTGGTAATTCTATAACATATCGGTTATTAGGTTTATCATTAGCACTACCATTTTTATTCATACTTTTATCACGTTTATCATTTAAATAAACATAAACATTTCTATGTTCCCCAGAAACACCAACTACTTCTTTGTTATAAACATCCTTTGATAGTAGATAATATTTATTAAAGTCAAAGTATATTCTAATACCAGAACTATAAATACCATATACTTTTTGTAAGTATTCAATAGTATTAGTTAGGTTGAGACTTGGTAGTATAACTTGTTTGTAAACTTTAACATTGTCGGGTTTGTTAAATAAAAGTTTTTTACTAGATGCTACTCTACCGTAACAATAATAAATTACATCTTCCATAGTAACATTATTTAATATAGCACCAATTAAACTCTTATTAACTTCAAGTAATTCTTGAGGCATCATATCTAATGTTATTTTATAATCATTATCTACAGCAGTTTCTTTATTTCTAACTTGGTCTACTACATTCATATCCATATCTATAGGTAATAATATTTTATTATTAACAAACCTTTCAGACATGCTAACTGATGGTTTATCTTCTTCAGTTGCCTTACATCTTTTAATATTTATCTTAAACTTAATCTCTTCAAAATTTCTTTGAATGTTTAACATATCTGGTCTATTCATTATTAATTCAGCTTGAATCACTGGATATACATATTCTTCATATAAAGAATGAATAGTTAATCTAACTATTGCGTCTTTCAATTCTAAATAACTATTATCTGAATTAAATATACATCCAAATGATATTTCATACTTATATTGATTTAAGTCAAAGTTAATTGTATTATCATTGGACTGTGGACTACCTATTAAATCGTTATTACTTCCAGCCATTTAATCATCTCCTTATCAAAAAAAAGAGGAAGAATCCTCTTTAAGCTAACTTCTTTAACAATTCTTCTACAAGGTTTTTAACCTTTATAATTTCAACTCTGTTAACATTACGTGGAGTACCATCAGGTTTGTCAAATACTTCTAATTGATGGTTTATTGCATTACTAATTTCATTTACATCTTTATCTATGAAATCAAGTATTCTAGTATGTTCTTTTTCATATACCATAGTTTCCGTATGGATATTTCTAATAGCTCTATAATCTTTTTCTATTCTACTATTACTCATATTCTTCACCCTCCATTAATTCTTCCAAATGTATTGGATATCTTGTATAATACTGGTCATTGATTTCTCTTAAAGACTTAGCATCAATAAGGTCTACAATAGTATTGTCTAATTTCAATTTATCTGCAATTGAAAGGTGTGAATATATAGTTGGTAAATCTAATAAATTATAATTCTTTCTTAAAATAACTTTATCCTCATCAGATATTAATTCTCCAATATCATCTATAAAACTCTCTATATCATAATTGATATTTGATAAAGTTCCATCATTGATATGTTTTTGAATGAAGGTAGCTGCTCTTACAATACCCATTCCTTTAATACCATCCATGTCGTATTTCTTAATACCAGACATAGCTAATATAATTGTAATGAATGAAGGTAACAATCTTATCTCATCAATCTTCTTTGATTTAGAAAATTTCTTTAGTAAGTTATCGTTATCAGCTACAGTACTCTTATCACTTTTTGCAGACATAACGAACGTATCTTCAAAAGCTAAAGTATTTAGTAATTGTACATCATCATTAGTATAAATAATAGAAAACTCATCTGGGTCTTGTTTCATTATAAAATGATATGGTACAATGTTAGGGTCAATCTTTCCAGTATTAAAGAAATGAGCATGTGGAATGTACTTAGTTATCATTTCAGCAACTTCAAGATTCTTTCTAAGAACTCTATTAAGAGTCTTAAATTCAACAGTATCATCTACACGCTTAGTATAGAATGAGTGTTTATAATCTGGATGAAGGTCTACATGGTACTCACTTTTATCATGTGAATAATAGAAAAAGAAGTTAGTATACATTCCTTTCCTTGAATAAAAATAATGTCTATAGTGTGCTATAAGATTAATTAGTTCACTTGATATCATAAACTTCTCATGAGCATTTATTGATGAAAACTGTTCCATAACTGTTGGTGTATAAAGGTTATTTAACATTGAATATACGTCAATAAATATATTAACAATTTCTTTATTCGGTGGTATAACGTGATTTAATAATTTATTCAGAGTTTCATACTTTATTTTTTTACTTATCATTATCTTCTCTATATCACTTCCACCTCTATGAATGTCATCACGTTGTACATTCTTTTGTGGTGTCCTTGATAGTTTACGTATTCCCATAATTCCTCCTAATATCTTATTACTTTATATGGTAATTTAAATCTATTTGCTACTTTAATCATATGTTTACTGCCATCACTTTTACCATCCCAGAATATTATAACACCATCAGCAATTTTACCCATTTCTATATTTCTAGAATAACCAGCTCCATCACCAAATCTATTCCAATCTGCTGGAAATCTTTGCACTTCTAAACCATACTCATCTGCAAAGTCTTCACCTAGAGAATCAGCACCTTCAGCACATCCAGATATTATAATTAAATCGCTACCAAATGCTTCATAAAATGGTATAATCTTATTTTTTAGAAGGATATAATCATTAAATTCTCTTCCACCTGCAATAACTAGTTTAAACATTAATCCATGAACTGGAAATAGAAAGCACATAAATCATTCTTATGACATCTATGACAAAACTTAGGGTCAGTCTTTGGTTGGAAACCATCACATTTATCAAACATTTCTTTTAACTCTTCATCTGTTAATTTTACATTTACATTATTTAAACTCATAATCCTTCTCCTTTACACTATCATAATATGAATTATGGATATTTATAAAATCATCTTTAAGTAACCCATAAAAAGCTCCTCGTTGTTTATTTGTTAAGTAAATATTGTGACGACAGTCTAAATCAAATATGATTCTTTTACATACATTTTCATATCTATCATTATGTAATTTCTTATTTATAGCAAACTTAGCTATTTTTAATATCTCTTCAGCTGAATATTTATATATAAACCTTGATGTAACAATTTTTAATTTACTAATTGGCATACTATATAAATCAACACACCTTAAATCTAACATCTTTCCTCCAGTCCATGTTCTTTAAACATCCTTCGAATTAATGGTCTTGATACTTCACCAGCTCTATTAGGTAATATAAATGCTTTTTTAATATTATCTTTCTTATATTTAACATGTGTACCTGTTTGACTAACTTTTTCATATCCATTTTGAGTTAGTATTTTAACAACTTCTCGGTATTTATAACCTTTCATCCTATCACTTGCCATTATTCCTCCTAATAGTTTTTAACATAGTACCTCCAAATCCATTTGATTTAATTCTTGACATACATAGAAGTTCTTTGCAGGTCTAACTGCAAAAGTTGTAAATGTATATCTAGCACTATTAGGTAAAATTATTCCTAATATATTACACCTACATGCATGACATCCAATCCCACTTACACTAGTTACTTTAAATAGTCTACCAATATCGTCAAGTACTATCATACCTTCTTTAATTTCTAATTCGTTTGGTAAATATTCCATTTTATAATATTCTCCTTTCAAAAGTATAATATATGTTTAAAAGAAGAATAGACACAAGGTCTATTCTTCCATTGACGCTTCTAGAGCGTTTATAATACTTTCTAAACCTATATCATGTAGGTCTTTTAATTTAGCTAGATTAAGAGTAGTTCCTTTACCCATTCTATCTTCATCTCTATTCCAATCACGAATATCAATAACAGGTGTCTTACTATTTCCCCAAGTCATAATATTAACTTCTTTTTGCCATCCTTTATTACTCTCACCAAGAGTTCCTAGTTGGTCTATAATTGTATATTTTACTTCTTTAGCCATAATTATCTTCCTTTCAATTTTCAGTAATTTGTATTATTTTATTGTTGCATCAATAATTAAAAGTTAAAAAATAAAAAAGGTATACTAAATTAATAGTATACCTTATAAAGATTAATGGCTCTCCCAACAGGATTTGAACCTATGACACATCGGTTAACAGCCGATTGCTCTACCGAACTGAGCTATGGGAGAATATATAATGAATGTCCTTAGATACAATAGTTTCTAAGATATTGATAGGTGTACCTTTCACTCAATTAAAAGTAGAGTTACTTAGCTATCTCTTAGTACTTAACTATACACTTAACGTTAAGAACTTTAATAGAACACTCTAGACGAGGTTACTTACTAAAGTAACTATAATATCTAAGGACATTCATAAAATAAATATACTTGGACTCTCATGTCCATAAAAACTCTCATGTTAAGTATATTATATGAAAGGATGTGATGAGGAAGCTCTTATAACTCTACATTAAATGTAAGTCCCTAACTATCCAACATCACATCCCAACAATTACTTGTTATAAATATATTTTTAAAACAAAAAAATTACTTCTTCACTCTGTCTGGATGATAATTCTTTACTTTACCACGATATATAAATTGGAAATTTTTATTCGTTGCAAAGTCATAAGGACTAACCTTCCAAGCAGGTTTTTTGAATATCTTTATACCATTGGATTCAAATAACCAAGTTACAAATTGAGAACAAAAGAACTCTTTATTACTTTTAGTTATTTGCTTACCTGTAAGATAACTAATTAATCCTTTAAAACTATATTTGTACTCATCTCTATGAGAATACATAGCTTCAGCTTTTTGTTTCATACTTTGGAAGTGAACAATAGGTACATTAATTCTATATAATGAGAACGTAGCATCTGGTGCATAATTCTCATATAAGTTTTCAATATTAATTCCACCATTCATATTGAAACCATACATATTATTTAAATTTTTATCAAATGATATTGATGCATGATTGTATGGTGTATTAGTTACATTAGTTATAACCTTAGCAACTCTAGATTTTGTATTAGATACAAGAACATATATTGGTTGCATATCTCTTACATCTTCATAAAAAACGTCTACACCAGATTCTAATAATAATCCAGTCATATAATAATCCCCTTATCTACCCTTCAATTGCTTTTTAAACCAAGGGTCATTCTCCATTCTTTCTCTAGCTTCATCAAACCAAGGGTCATTCTCCATTTCTTTATGAGCTTTGTTAAACCAAGGATTAGCATCAAAATACATAGAGACAATAGATAATCTTTCATCACTACATTTGTTTGAAATTTTCTTATAAGCAACTAACTGTTTGTTAGATATAACTATTCTACCTTGAATTAAAGACAATTTTTGTTGTAATCTTTTTGCAGTTTCAGTGTCATTTTCTTTTTCAGCTTTTGATATTTTAGAGTTATACATCTTTAAGTATTTCTCCCATTGACTTAATCTTTTTAAAACACGTTCAGTTCCAGTTTCAATAGCTTCATCAATTTTATCTAACTCTTTTGTAATTTCAAATACACTTGCATCTTCGTTTCCTTCTTTTTCAACTTGAAGTAAGTCTTCCATAGCCTTTTCTAAAGCTATACTTTGTTCTTCAATTATTTCTTTTTCATCAATAAAATCTTCAATAAAATCTTCACTTTCAGCATATAATCCTTTATCAACTTTATCAACAGTTACATTACTAACAGCTTCTACTGATTTTGATAGTTCTGAAACTGAAGTCTGTTTAGTATCATTTTTATTCTTTTCAGCTACAGTGTTAGAAGTTTCTTTCAATGTCTTAGTTTCTTTAGAAGATTTTTTAAATAAGTTAAAGAATTTTTTAATAAGTCCTATAATCCAATTGATAAACCTTTTAATAAGTTCTTTAATTTTTCTAAAGAAATCTCCAACAATATTTTCATAAAGTAATGTATCTTCATTAACTATAGATTTATACTCACCAACTATTGTAGCTTCAGTTAACTCAAGAATATCTTGTTGAAATCTGTACATAAAGTTTAATTGTTCTGTCAATATTTCTGCAAGCAAAATGTCACTAGTTAGTTCAACACTACTTTCATTGTAATAATTATTATCTAAAAACATTTTTATTAATCCTCCTTATTCTTTCTTTCCATAAGATATTTAATAAATGTAGTATAGTTCTTATCAACAATCTTAATATAATCTATTTTAGATTTCTTTAATATCTTATCTTTAATAACTTCTTTTTCTTTTTCTCTTTTTCGCCATTCATGTTTATTACTATTTTTATTACCTGTATCATCAAAGTCAGAACCTTTAATTTCAATAATTAAATCTAGACTAGTAATGTATACATCTGGTATATAAAATCTAACTCGACCATCCTTATCTTTATAATCAAAGATTTGAGGTGCTGGCATCATGATGTCTTCAGGATTTTCCCAATTCATAAAGTGTTCCATGAAACCTAGGAAGTCTTCTTCATAACTGCCAGTATATGTAACTTCATGACCATTATCCCATTTGTATGTTCCAGAGATACTTCTATTAGCTAACATTTCTTTTTGTTTCTCAGGGTCATCTAATAAATGTTCTTTACCATACTTATTTTTCATTCTTTTTTTAAATTGCTCTCTGTACTCAAGTCTTTCTTTTTCACTATGGAAACGTTCATAACGTTCAGTTTTTTCATTCCATTCAGTGGGTTTACCACTCATGACACATCTTCCACCAGTCTTCTTATTTCTATGATTGAAATATACTTGTGATGCAGACATATTACCCATAGCTTCTTTATGTTCTTCTTCCATATGTTGATATAAAGCTTGTTTAGCATCTTTAACTTGGTCTTTATTTTTAGCTATATATTTTTTATCACATAATGGACATTTAATAACTATCTTATCACTAGCCATTGAAATACCTCCTTATTGTAGTAATATCTTAATAGTATGTTAAAAAAAAATAAGCACCTGTAAAGATGCTTATTTAATATTAATTAACCATTATAGTTAACTTGTGTAAATATTTGGTCAGATAACTGTGACTTACCTTTTTTCTTTAACTCTTTGTTAATTGTAGATAAGATTGCATAAGCCATATAGTGGTCAGTTGGAATACGACTATTATATTTGATATTCTTAAAATCAGACTGTGTCTTATTACACTTTAACATTAAGTTTTCCATATCAGCATTATATAATGCTTCCTTAACATCTGCATAATTTTCTTTAACAAAGTCTTTATAAGTTTTAACAAATACAGACATTCCACCAATATACTTTCCTAATGCAGCTTCTCTTCTACCTTTCCATGCGTCTTTTAATAATTTGAAAACATTATTAAGATGTCTTTCACCTTCGATACTATAAATATCATAAGGTTTAATTAATGCATAGATTGAGTTCACTTCTTTATTAGATTTGTCTTCATCCCAATTTAAAGTGAATCCATACTTTTGAACTATGTCATTGAACTTAACTAAGTATGGGTCGCCAGCTCTATATCTTGCTTTAAGTTTAGCTCTGTTAGATGGTTGCTTTTGCTCTTCATTTAAGTAAACGAATAAGAATGCTTCTTCATTAACTGTAAGACTTTCATTAAGTACTTTACATAACATTTCAGTTTTCTCTAAATAAAGGTTAGCAGCTACAGTATGTTGCCCATCCACTATTGCAATATCTCCATTAGCTCTAACATTTAGAACTGGTGGATTCTCAGCAATAGTTAAGTAATTCTTTGCAATCCTCTCAACTCTAGCCATATCCAATGGACGTTGGTAAAGTTTGTCAGATGTTAGATTAGTGATATCCATTAATTTTACTTCAAATTCTGTGTTAAATTTTGTTTTCATAAAGCCCTCCTCAAGGTTTTAGTTTATTATTATCAGTTATATAATATATGTATGATTTTCATTTATTTACAAAAAAATTTATATGTTTCAAAAAGGACTAACAATAACATAAATTATACTTTTATTGAAAGGAAGGTGATTGTCATAGATGCATTTGTTCAAATTCTAAAGAAAGAATATTCATTAAATGTTGATGATTTTAATGAAACTGAATCTTCTACAGACTTAATAGCATTCGCTAGGTTGATACAAACTCTTATAATATTAGAACCTTATACATATCCTAATATGCCAGATATGGGAGTTGGTATTGCTGATTATCAGTTTGAGTTTTTAGATGAAGTTACTTTAAATAGACTCAAAGTGAGTATCAATCAGCAAATAGAAGAATATCTACCAAATAATATAATAAAGGATACTGTAATTGAAAAGTTACAAAGTAAAGATAATAAAACTAATACTATAGGTATAATGTTTACTCTTACAAAAAGTATCAAAGGTAAAGATGAAATAATATTATTAATGAATAAAAAAATAGAATCTTCTAAAGTAATATCTGAAATAATATTTTAATAAAAAAATTAGTTTAATAACTATATATTAAATTTGTATTATTAATACTAATAATAAAAACCACTAAAAAGGAGAATTAAGATGTCTGAAAATAATAACCAAGAGAAATCAATCCAAGATAAGATTCCATCAAGTCTTCATGACAAATTCAATATTAATCCAGCACAAGGGAATGAGGAAGTTGTAGTTCAAGCTCCTAACACATCTGATGCTGTTATTACACAACCTGATATTGAAGTTGAGGAGCATATTACTAATGTTGATTTAGATAGTAAATTAGATACAATGATAAATTCTAATGAGACTTCAAAGATTGAAACTGTTGCTGCAACTGTTAAAGTTAAATCATATAACCCATTAGATAATATTGTAGTTGACCTTAACAACCTTGAGTTTGTTGAAAAGACTGCATTCAATCAACAAGATGATTATGATGAATTATTTAATAAGAAGTCTGTATTTGATGTAGTTGCCTGTCAATCTGCATATTCAGCTTCAATGAGTGCATTCAACATGAATGACATTAACTCTATCACTAATTCAAATGTAGATAGATATAAGTCTCGTCAAAGAATGTACAAAGCTGTTTATAACCATATTGAAGCTATGTCTATTCCAAAGCCAGGATTTAATGAATGGTTATCTATTACATCATTTGGTGACTGGGATACATTGTTATTTGGTATCTACGCTCAAACATTCCCAGAAGATAATGATTTTGATATCAAGTGTGGTCACTGTGGAAAAGAAACACCAGTTACTATTGATAACAATACTCTTATCACTGTTAAAGATGAAAAAGTTTATGGTAAAATTAAAGAAGTTGTTAGTGGACTTAAAGACCCTGCAATGTTAGTAAACAATTCACAAGTACATAAGTATGAGAGAGTTATGTTGAAAGATAGTAAGTGTGTTGTAGAAATTCAAACACCTTCATTGTATGATTATTTATCACTTATTAAGAACACTGATGAAAAAGTTTTAGAAAACTATGCTGAAACAGTTAGTATCATGATGTTCATTAAGAACTTCTATATCCTAGATGTTGCTGCAACTAAAGCTACAGGTAAAGCAAGATTCTCACCAATCAGCACTACTGGTACAGAGATGTTAAATACTCTTACTAAGTTATCTGTTGTAGATGGTAAGCAATTAGAGAAAGCTATTGAAGCTAGAATTGAAAAGTTTGCTATTAACTACTCAATTAATAATGCTACTTGTAACCATTGTAAGGATACTTTAGAACCTATCGCAGTTGACTTAGAAACGTTGCTTTTTACACGAATCAACAAGGACCAACAATAAAAGACAAAAGAAAGTCTAATGCTGAATTTATAGTGTCAGTTATGGAACTATTTGCTGGACAGCTTGATATTGATGATATCCTTCAAAAAGACTTACCACTTATTAATGAAATGATAGTTGCTAAACAAAAGCAATTAGCTGAGAAAGAAAAACTTAGAAAAGAAATGGAAGCCAAGGCTACTAGAGATAGCAGTGGTAGAAAATAATGATAACTCCTTTTTAGATTGTAAAAATGGATGACGGTCTATCAAGGAGGTACTTATGTCAATTGAAATTTATAATATGTTGGTGGATTTAGACGATAATTGTCTATCCAACCGAAATTTTATCTTTAGCTTGCAATATAGTCATAACGGTTTATTGTTAACCCGATTAATTGAAAATATAGAAAATGAAATTGAGAAAAATGTTATCATTCTAAGTGGATTTAAAAGTAGTCATATAAGTGGAATAGATTTTTTAAATGAGCAAGAACAGTATTTTGAATCCTGTACTATATCTTTTGAAGATTGCCTTGTTGAGGATGTTTTAAAGGAAATAAATGAATTAGAGTTGGTTAAGAAACTATGTCATACAGTTGTAATTAATGATGACAATTCTATATCACTTTTTCTAGATACTGAGAGAAGTAAAGAAGAAAATTAATATATGGTGGTAGAACTTATTATAGGTTCTACCACTTTATTATTTAAAGATTATTTGAACATTAAGATAATACAACTTAGGAGGATAACATGGAAGATTATTTAAAATCAAATATAGTGGGTAAAGAAACCACTAAAGAACAAATATCAAAATCACTATCATTTATTAGTGATAGACTAGCTAGTACTCTTGGACCATATGGTGGACCAACTATAATTCAAGATAGACACTTACAACATTTTATGTCAAAAGATGGATACACTGTTTTAAAGAATATGTATTTTGATGATGACATCCCAAGAACTGTTCTTGATATTATTAAAAGAATTAGTAAGACTTTAGTTAGAACTGTTGGTGACGGTTCAACTTCATCTGTAATAATTGCAGACAATCTTTTTACAACTATTAATGATATATTGGATGAATATAGTTTAGCTGCTAAAGATATGGAAAATGTACTAGATATTGTATGTGTAGAATTATCTACAATGATTTCAAACTTAAGCACACATATTACATCTGATAACCAAGATGAAATACTTACTAAAATAGCTTCAATCTCAACAAATAATGATAATGAGAGTGGTAAATTCATATGTAAGTTATTTAATGAAATTGGTGTTCATGGTAAAGTAAGTATCGAGAAGAGTAAAAGAGAAGAAACGTATTACAACTTAACATCAGGTACAGAGATTAAGCGTGGTTATATTGAACCAGTTTATGCCACTGAAGCTGATAAAACTACATGTAAGTATGAAAATGTAAATATATTTATGTGTAATGATACAATGCAAGATGATGATATGGATATGGTTGCAGATTTATTAAATGATGTTTGCATCCAAAAAGATGAACCATTAATATTCATTGCTAAAGATTATTCACATTCAATGAAATCACTATTCTTTGCTAACAAGATGAGATATAAAAAACTACCTTTAGTGGTTATTGATATTTCGTTAGCAAGTAATGATTCTAGAAATAGATTTGATGATATAGCTTTCTTAACTAGTTCAGTACCTTTTAATAAAAGAGAAGGTGAAGAGCTTGAAAATGGTAAGTTTGATATCAATAGATTGGGTTATTGTGCTAAGATAGAAGTAAATGAAACTACATCTAAGTTAATTGATGGTGATGTAGATGAAAAATCTGTAACTGAAAGAACTGATAGTTTGATTAAGTTACTTAGAGAATTAGAAGTTAGAAATGACCATATTGATAGAGAAAATCAAATTTATGAACTAAAGAGAAGAATTGCAGTTCTTAGTGGTTCTATGGCTGTAGTTTATGTAGGTGGTAATACTGAAGCTGAAAAAGAAACAAAGAAATTCTTAGTAGAAGATGCAGTATATGCATGTCAATCTGCTTTAGAATATGGATATGTAGTAGGTGGTAACTTATCAATACCTAGAATATTATCTGATGATAAAAACTTTAATAGTATTATTAATACTCTTAAAGAAGAATTATCTTATATGTCAAACCGTAAAAACTTTGATATAAATAAGTTTTGTAATGGTGTACTATCAAGTATTAAACATTCATTTGAGTATGCATACTCAAAAGTACTTAGTAATGCTAACTTATCTGAAGATGACATAGTTGAGATTATAGAAGGTTGCACTAATAATGACTTTATCTATAACTTAAAGATGCACAAGTATGAGAATGATGATGTTACTATGGTAATAAATTCAGTTCAGACAGATATAGAGATACTTAAGGCAACATTTTCATTAATAGGACTTCTTGCAACTAGTAATCAATTTCTTACTATAAATACTAATTAGAGTATGGAAGACTTCGGTCTTCCATCTTTTAATTTGGATGGAGGATGAAGATGTTAGATAATGAAAAGTTACTTAGAAAGATTGAAGAATACTTATTAAATGTTGAGAAACTAGATTGGACTTTTGCACTATGTTCAAGTACTGAATGTAAACTTGATTATATGAAAGACCAATGCCCTGAAGAATATGAAAGGATGGTTGAGGTTATCAATGAGGAAAATAAACTTACCAAAGTTTAAGAACGATACTGTATTTACAATGGGTCAATTACTTCAAAACCCTACTGGAAAAGGCTCATCAAATATGGCTTCAAGAGCAAGAATTATAGAAACTTTAGAACACAAGTATTATATGTTGCTTCGAAAGAATAATTCCTTTGATTATAAGGTTTACTCTGAAGAAGAGAACTATATCTTTGTATTCAAAATACCATCAGAGAGTAATAGTGAATTATTTTATGATGTAGTAATTGAATTAAAACCATTAACTGATGATGCTAAAAATGGTAGAAATGTAACTGACTACAATATTTCAGTATTTAGTAATTCACCTCATTTTACATTTACATATACTTATGTAATGAATGATAACGGATTATTAGTTGATTGGTGTAAATCTAAGTGTCATGATATGGCATTGACTGTTAAACCAAATACTAAGAACCCAGTAGAACAATATGGTTTCGAAAAGAGTATTTATTACGCTTGCTTGTTTATACGAGAAAATAAACTATACAGTAAAGCTACTCTTAAGAAAATAGCAAGTAAATTCCATAAAGCTAAAGTGCTTAAGGATATAGCTTCAGATACTGCTAAAAAGAAAGAATATGATTCACTAAAGAAATCTAGCAAGAAGAAAGGGTCTTCAAAGAAAAAACCTATTAAAGAAACAAAACCAAGACGAAGACCTAATTTTAAGAATATCCCTACTGAAAAGTAGGGGTGTTTTTTATCCCATTTTTTAAATATATATTATGATAGTGAACTTTAATTTTATAACTATCTAAGGAGGGCTTAATGGATACAGTAGTAGGAGATTAATTAGGCATTATCAAAAACGACAACTATATATTTAAAAAACAAGGAGGAACTAAATTTATGAACAGTACTTTATACAAGAGCAGAGTATTAATTGGTAACAAGGAGCATGTTGTAGTAAATGTTAATTACAAGCAAGAAGAACAAATGAAAGAAACAACGGTGGATAGATTACATCATATTCACATGTTAGACCGTTCATGGTCAATGAGTAGAGATATTGATAAACTTATTGATAACGTTCAAGAGACATTTGATATGATGGCTGATAATGATATCATTTCAGTAATTTGGTTCTCTGGTGCTGACGAATGTAAAACATTACTTAAAGGTGCATCAAAGTCTATGGCAGAAGATGTTAAAACTTTATTAGACACTATTAGAAGTTGTGTTGGAATTACTTGTTTCTCAGAGCCACTTAAAGAAGCATCTACAATCGTTGACGAGCTATCAATGATGTGTTCAAACTTCAGTGTTACATTATTTACTGATGGTTGTGCTGTAGTACCTTGGTCTTACGAAGAAGAGAAAAGAAGAATTGTTGAGCAATTAGATATTCTTAGTGACAAGGTAATGGCAGTAAATACTATCGGATATGGCTACTACTATGATGAAGAATTACTAAAAATGATTGCTGATAGCAGTATGTTTGGTAAATTCATTCACTCTAATAAGATTGCTGATTATACTGAAATCTTCAGTCATAACTATGAGATACTATCTGATATGGTATCTGAATGTGTTGAAATTGGAACTCAACTTAATGATGTTCTTTACTTAACACCTAACAACACTACTCTTAAGAATGGTGACGTTCAGTTAAGATTCTTAAACAAAACTAAGAATCAGTTCTTTATTATTTGTGATTCAGAGTTTGTATTCTCAATTAATGGAGAGTCAGTTAGCTCAGAAACAATCACTAAGAAAATTCCTAAAGCATCATTAAGAAACTTCTACTATGCTTATGCTTATGAAAAGTATTATGCTGGTGAAAGTGATGTTGCATTAGATTGTTTAATTCAAACAGGAGATAAAGGTCTTATTGATAGACTACTAAATGCTTTCACATCAGATGAGAGAGCAGATTACCAAAAGTCTCTTAGAGAAGCAGTATTCAAGAATAGAAGAAGATATAAAGATGGTGAAGTGGATGCTTCTTACGTTCCAGCTAAGGATGCATTCTGTATCATGGATTTATTCAGAATCCTTTCAACAGGTGAAAACTTCTATGTTCCAAATGAATCTAACTATAAAAGAGTTGGATTAAAAGTTGATGATAAGTTTAACTTATTCACTGCAACTAAAGACCAAGTTATTGAAGCACCTCTTGATGATTTAGTATTTAATACTAAGCATTTGAACTTATCTATTAGAATGATGATTAATGGTACAGTTCAACTTAATCCAAGAGAAGCTAAGAAAGTAGATTTACCATTGAATGTTCCAGCTAGAAGTTACAAAACTCATACAATCATCAATGATGGAAATCTTAATGTTGAGAAACTTACAGTTAGAGTTGATGATGAAACTCAACAAAAACTATTAGGTCTTAAGACTCTTCCAGAAGATTTATACATTACAACTCTTGAGAACGGAAATGTTTATTTAGAGTTTGATTTAAAGAAACTTCCTTTAATCAATAGAATGTATGCTGAAATTGATGATGTTGAAGACGTTTTAAGAATGTCAACAAGAATTGAAACACTTAAGGCTAAGCAAAAAGTTCTTAGATATTATGAAAGTGATATTAAAGCTCATTCAGCTGCTGCAAACAAAACAGGTGAATTTAAGTCTTATAATAAAGACCAAATCAATGTTCTTAAAGACCACGGAATCAACTACAAAGGAGATTACCAAGGTGGAAGTAGACAAGTAGCTGATAGAGTTCAAGAAGATTTCTATGAAGTAAGATTGTTAGAATTCACTCTTAAAGGATGGTCAGCTCTTCCTAAAGTTGATGATGTACTTTCTAAGAAGAAAAAGAATGCTCCAGCAATGGCAATGCTTACTGAATGTAATACTCTTATGGATGGAGACCTAATCAAAGCTAATAAAGCTAATAGTCTTGCAATTGATAAGAGACTTTCTGAAACGAAAGATGAATTAAAGAAACTTAGAATGGACTTAGACATTGTTAAAATGGCTAAAGTTCTTACTGGTGGCTGGTGGAAAGGTCTTGAAGTAGATACTAAAGGAAACTTTACTTATACTGATGGTATTAATACACTAGTTATTAAAAGTGATAGAATTAAGAAATTCTATTAATGTCGTCTTATCCATTAAGACATTCTGTAGAGGAGATGAAGGAGATGATTACAGACCATCCTCCTTCGACTTTTGCAGGAAGTAGAGAGCAATGGAGAGTTTATCAAATGGATATATTCACCACACAAGAACTTGTAAGACTATTTGATAGTGTTACTGAAGATGACAATCCTTTCATATTTATATCCCTTATGAGATATAGAAAGACATGTAAGGAACTTTTAGAATTATTTGAAAGTGGTGAACATAATAACCTTTACATTAAACGAAAGTATATTGAATGTAGTCTTTAAGGGAGGTGAAGGTTATTAATAATAATAACTATTTAGGAATAAGTCACTCTCAATTATGTGACTTGGAAAATGATGTATTGAATGGAGTACTTCCAATCAAAAGTATGTTTGAATTACTTAAAGAAACAATAAACAATGTTGAATCTATTCAAGACAACATGATAGAAATAAACAATAGAGTGTCTATGAACGAAGCAAATATATTTGAAGTTCAAAGAAGTGTTATAGAACGTGTTATATATGACCATGTAATGACATGTATAAGTAAAAGTGAAGAATTAGAAGTACTTGAAGAATTTTTAAATGAAATAAATGATATAGTTAGTGCAACTATTATTATGCAACCATATGTATTTAATTTAGAAAGTGTGGAAAAATTAATACATGATGGTAGATGTAGTGACCTACTCAAGAAATTATATCTTGAAGTAGAACTTAAAAAAGTAACAAAAGGAGACTAGTATGACAGAAAGTGAAGTCCGAAAAGAAAAAATAACACTTCTTAAAGCAATGGAAGATTGTTGCCAAAGAATGCTTTCAAATCCAGAGGATTCAAATTATGTCAAGATGCAATCTGATAAACTTGATGAGTACTTTAATAAGTTTAAAAGTCTATAGTCATTTAAATTAAACAAAAAAAGTTAGACCTAACACAATATTAGGTCTAACTATTATTTTTTTCTTTAAACATATATAATATAAATGACAAAAATAGAGAAAGGGTGTTGCAAATTGGCGTTAAAGACTATGACAAGCTGTAGAAACGGTGGTAAAGAAATATTTATTGACTTCGAAGAAATTTTTCAACGTGAAGTAGAGGATAAAGATTTATGTACATTCTCACTATCGAAGAGACGTACTTATGTAAATATAAGTAGTTCAATAAATACAACATTAAATGAGATATTCACCTCATGTAAAGATGAAATCGCAATCCCATATCTGTCAATCAAGTATAAGATGTTAGATAGTTCAATTGAATTTGATGAGGAAGATATTATTAATGATATCTTCACAGACCTACTTAATCAAACAGTGTTGAATGAAATTGACAACTATGTAGAAACTAACTATTCAGTTAATCTTGATGGTGACAGTAATCGTTCCAAGACAGTAAATGAAGAGCTTCAGTTTACTGATGAACATGCAAAGATTATATTAAAAGCTTCGAGAGCTATGAAACTTTTAATACCAGTAATGTCTGATTTTGTTGATATAACTGGTAACAGTAAGAGTGATAACTTCTTCTTAGACGTATTCACTAGACTATTTGATTTATTCATTGATAGGGAGATTAATATAACTAACAAGTTGTATAAGTTAATTGATTCAAGAATAGTTCAAACGCAATACAGTGATAAAGTAATGTGGTCGTACCTTAAAAATATGGCTATTGATACTCACATATTGACTAGAAACTTTTATAAGAAAGTTATAGTTAATATATTACCAAAGCTTGAGCCTGATAAAAGTATTGTAAGTTATTTACATGCAGTAATAAAGAACTTTATTACTTATCAGTTTAGAGTTAATTACAAATTATCTTTTAAACCTATGAATTTAAATCAAACAGATAGTGAAGGTCTTACAGACTTTGATAAACTTGAAGTTAATATGATTCGTATTGATGAAGGTAAATCAATCATTAATAAACTATCAATAACTACTCAAATTAGAAATCTAATAGATGTCTTTGAGATGGAATTATCTCAAGATGAAATAGATTATTATAAGGAGTTTGTACACATTAATAAAGTACAGACAAACTTGTTATTCTTATTCTTTGCAAGATATATGGGTAGTTACAACACAATTTATGGTTGTTCACATGATGAGTATATAGTATTACTTATTATGATGAGAAAGTGGTTGATTGAGAACAACTTCCCTGTACTGGCTGAATATCTAACTGCCATACCAGAGAAATTGAATGAAAAGAAATCTATCAATAAAAATAAGTTCTTGAAGAGACTTATGGAAAGTAAGAAATATAAATACTTGTATGAAGGTAAATATAAGTTTATTCTTAGTAATCTTGTTGATAGTGGTGTAATAATTAAAACAATCTCTAATCTGAAATCTAATAAGTTCCATTGCTTACCAACCTATGAAGAATCTATAGATATGGAAGTAGTTGAACTACATGAAATAGAAAAGAAGATAGAAGAGATATCTGATGAAGTATTAAGTTTAATAGAATTAATCTAGGAGTTTTTCTCCTAGATTTTCTTTTTTAAGGAGGAATTCAATGCCAAAAATAGGTAAACGAAAAGTAACAGATGAACCTGTTAAAAAGAATGAAACTAGAAGCTTTGAAGACCAATTAGACCAAGGAAAAGAATTTGAGGAGAAACTTCTTGATATATTTAAGAAAACTTTTAAAACAGTTCAAACAGCTGATGACATCCATATGTGTAAGTTCCCAAGAAAGCTTAAAATTAAAATTGGAGACTACGAATTTTATAAGAGTACACCTGACTTAATTATTAATGATAATGGGGAAGGAGTGTTTGTAGAGTTAAAGTCTTTCAATAGTGAATTACTAAATGATAAGTATAAAGGTAATAGTAAAGCTATAGCCTTGAGGGAAGACCAATTAGAAGAGTATTATACTATACAGCGAAGTACAGGTTTAAATGTGTGCTTAGTAGTTATAGTAATGCAGCCTAAAATAACATTATATGGTATAACTATAGAAGATTTTCTTGAACATCATTATGAAGAATACTATTCAAACAAAAATCACAAAATTTACTTTAAAACTTTAGAGAAACATTTTATTGAATTGAAGAAAGAAAGTGAGATGGTAGATTGGATAATTCAACACTTACAAAGCAGTTAACAACAGAAATAGAAACTCATATATATCCTTATTACTATAACACTGCAAAGACTGAAATTAGTATAAGATGTCCTTATTGTGGTGATAGTTTAAAGAGTAGTAAGTCAGCTCATTTATATATTGAACTTCGAAATGAAGACATGCATAGGTGGTATTGTCAAAGATGTAGTGAAGGTGGGATAGTTACACCTAACTTTTTAAAGGATATTAAGATACACAACAGTGATTTAACATTGAACTTCTTTACACAAAACTCTAAGATTAAATATACTAAGGGTAAGAAGAAAAGTATGACAATGTTTGCAAAAAAAGAATTAACATTTCCACAATTGAAATCGACTGATAAAGTCGTAAAACATTTATTATATCTGAATGATAGAATAGGAGTTCCTATAAGTGAAAAGGAAGCTAGGGAGAAGTATCGAGTAATACTAAGTTTCAAGGATTTTATTTTACACAATGATATTTCTACTTTTACAGTTGACAAGAAAATGTTGAGACTTATCGATAGACATTGTATAGGATTTTTATCTTATGACCAGTCACATATTGTGTTCAGAAGTCTTGACCCTAAGAAAACTTATTTTAGATATCACATTTATAATGTATTCGGAAACTATAATGATACAAAGAGATTCTACTCAATCAATTCAGATATTGATGTGCTTAAATTGAAACTTAATGTAGTTATAGCTGAAGGTACATTTGATATTATAGGTGTATATGAACATTTCTACAAAGGTACTGAACTAGATAATCACTTATTCCTGTCAGTTAATGGTAAAGGATATAATCTAATATTTCTACATTTAGCAAGATTAGGATTTTTAGATATGAATATAGAAATATATTCTGATAAGGATGTTAATTTAAATTTCTATAAGAATATGAAAAAATATAGTGATATACTAAAGAACATGAAAGTTAAAATTTACTACAATAAAATAGGTAAAGACTATGGTGTTACTAGAGAAGAGATAGATTTAAAATATTCAATTATCTAGTAAGACCTTTGGTCTTTTTTTTTTTTAGGAGGATATATGACTACTATACTTGAGTTTATATTTGTGGAACATACAAATGAACTGATATACTTATTACTAGTTGCATTTATGTCACTAGTATATACTAAAAGATTTAAAAATAAAACTTTAAAGATGATGAAGAACAATCAATCAACTTTAATTGCTAACAACACTAAGCTTAATTTTGATAAAGATATTGAATTCTTATTGTATCTAATATCATACAAGTGTGAACATACAAAAAAATTTATGCTTGATGCAAAAAATGTTACTAGTACTTCAATACTTAATGATGGTGACTTATCTAATAATGTAGATTTAGTTGTTATTAATGTAACCAAAATGATTAACAATAACTATAGAATTATATTATATAGATATTTTACCCCAGAAGGACTAGTTGAATTTATAACTGAAAACGTACTATATACTTTAACATCAGATATTGTTAAATTAAATCATCATAAAATATCTAAACTTCATACTACAGTAAAGACCGAAAAAAAATAAGAATAGCTAACCCATATAACGTGGGTTAGCTTTTTATTTATGCTTTGAAAGAATTGATAATGTCATTAATAATAACTTTAATCTCATCTTCAGTCTTACCTTCTTTAATAGCTTTGTTCTTAGCTTTGGTAATCTTTGTTTTTTGAGCTTTTGTGAAAGCATCAGCCATGTCAGTATTAGGTGTTTCTTTAACATCAGTAGACTCACCATCAAAAGATTCAGTTTTTTTACTTAATTCTTCTTTTAAAAATTCTTCAATGAATGGTTTAACAATACTTAATTCACCAAAGTCTACAGATGCTAACTGTTCAAGTGAATTGAACATACCAGATTCTTTAAGTGGTAAAAGAACATTGTTTAAGATTGATGTTAGAGCAGGTTTAACGAATTCAAGTTCACCAAAGTTCTTAGAATTGATTTCATTGATAATTTCATCAAGTAAATCTTCTTTAGATTCTTGCTCTTCTTGTTCTTCTTTTTCTAAACCTAAGTATTGATTGATTGCTTTGACAACATTTTTATTTGCCCAATCAATATCTTCTTTAGAGAAGTTCTTTCCATAAAGTTCCATCATCTCATTGTAAGTACAATGTTTAGCAACTAATGCAACTAAAAACCTACTGTCTGTGAAAGTACGACTTTTAATTACTTCAACAAATTGTTCTTCACTTAGAATACCAACTGGTCTTTTTGATACTTCCCTAACACTTTCATTTTCTAGAATGAGTGTTGAAACTACTTTTTTATTAGGAACAAACTTAATGAACTTTTCTGATGTTGGGACTGAAGAAGTTCTTTCTAAATCTTTTGAACTGATAGTCTTATGCATCTTGTTTCCTAATACTCTTGAACATTTTCCCATACCTGTAAAGCTGTTGTACCCGATAATTTCATGAATTCCGTTTAACATAATATTGTCCTCCTTAAGAACTGTTAGTTTACAATGAACGATATTGTCCATTGCTTTAATTTATTATTATCAAGATTATAATATATGATTAAACTATACATTATTACGTTTTTTTAGAAACAATAAATTAATATAATATGAAAGAAGGTGAGTATATGAAAATGCCAAAAGTTATTCCTTCTGACGGGAACATAGACTTTTCTATCAAAAATAAAGATATTGGTGAACTAGTTCCTAGACAGTTTGGATTTACAGAGGTAAGTGATTCAAAAGCTTTTAACAAGTTTATTAAAGAAATTGAGAAGTTTGTAAGAGGTAGTGTTGAGTATAGAGGATATATTGGTTATCTTAAAGAAGAACTAGATATAACTACATGTACTTTTTTACCTAATGTAGATATTAGTGAAATTAAAGGAGTAGGTATTGAATTTCATCATTACCCATTTACTCTATATGATATATGTTCGACTGTAGTTATGAAACGTGCAAATATGGGTGAACATTGCTTAAGTGCTTTTGTTATAGCTGATGAAGTTATGAAATTACATTATGAGAACAAAGTGGGATTAGTTCCGTTGTCTCAAACAGTTCATGAATTAGCACATAGTGGTGAAGTATTTATTAGTATCGATAAAGTCTTTGGTGATATTAAATCATTCGTCCAAGAATATAAAAATGGTATTGAAGATGAATTAAAAACTCAATTAAAACATCTTATCACTTTAAGTAAAAAGACTGCTGAAGATTACAGACCTGAAGTTCTTGAAAAGAAAGCAACATATCTAGAAATGGATAATATTGATAATGTAGTTAAAAGAAAAGTTAGAAAAATTAAGTTAGCATAGGAGTTAATACCGAAAGGTATTAACTCTATTTCTATTTATAAATATATATTATAGTATTGAGATTAATGGTTAAAATATGTGAATAACATTATTATAGGAGGATTTAATATGGAAAAAATGGTAGAAGGTCTAGTAGTAGTTAAAGCAGCACCTATTAACTACATAGAAGAAATGGGTATTCCTTATAAGAAGAAAACTATCAATTATAAGGTAAAGTATGATGATGGTAAGTTAAAAGACATTCAATATGAAGGTTGTTTAATTACTAAAGAACAAGCATTACATTTAGATGTATGTGGATACGTTCATCATACAGATTTAAAGTTGAAAAAGATTGAAGAGAGAATTATTCTTTATTCAGATGGTGGTTCATTTAATAATGGTAATAAAAATCCAGACTTACCTACATTTGGAAGTTATGCTTCATTTATAACAATGGATGGTGAGCTCATTCATGAAGAACCTATAGTTGGTGGTGAAGAAGAATGGACTAATAATATAGGCGAGCTAACAGGTGCTATTAAAGCATTAGATACGTTATTTGAGTACTTCGATATTGAAAAAGGTACTGAAATAACTCTTATAACTGATAGTCAATATGTTACTAAAGGTATTTCTGAATACATGCATGGTTGGAAGAAAAACAAATGGAAAAACAATCAAAAGAAAGTTGTAGCTAATCTTGAATTATGGAAATATTTAGATAGTCATTATTTAGGTAGAGACGATGAATTTAATCTTAGAGTTCAATGGACTAGAGGGCATACTGATGGAAGTGATATTCATAGTAAGTTCAATCAAATGTGTGATGATGGTTGTGGTGAAGTTATTAATGAATGGTTAGAGTCTAAAGGACTACCAACAAGATAGGAGGTAATTATGAAATCAAACTGGCAAGAGTTAGTAGCTTATGAAATTCCTTTATCATTAGAAGAAATTTCTGAAGAGATTGAGAGTAATAAAAGTGAAATAGGTCATATAACTTATGAACTTAAACATGGTAAGAAAACAAGTAATATAGTGCAAGAAAGAAAAGAAGCAAGAATTGAAACATTAATTGAAGAGATAAGTTCTTTAAATGAATTAACTATAAAAACTGAAAGAAAGATTGTAGTTTTATGTGGTCCACCAGATATTGGTAAGTCTAGCTTAGAAGAAAAACTTATTGAAGAAAGATATGGTGAGATTCATAAATTACCTCAATTAACAACTAGAAAACAAAAAACATTATCTGATAACAAGTATTTGTTTATAGAAGACCATACCTTTGAAACTTTAATTCAGAAAGATGCACTTATTGGTGTTGCATATGATTCATCTGCTAAATATGGAACTATACCAGATTTCAAAAACAATTGTATTAATACTGTTATATTATCTCATAGAGGACTTCAACATTTATTTGATAGTATGGCTGATGGCGATTTAATTGCAACTGTGGTAGTTCTAGGTATAACTAACAGTTCAAAGGATTATGATGATGGAGAGATTTTAGCATTCTCTAATTATATTTATGATATGGATGCTAATGAAGATTCATCACTTCCATCAATTAATGGCATTATGGAACTATTAAGAGAAATTAGATTTATTTAAGAGTGAGTATGCAATGCCACTCAAGAGGAGAAACTTTATGAAAATGAATATGCTGAAAGTTGTATTAGTAGTATTGTTTGCATTATTTGTTATGAATAGCGTGGTTATTGTGTACTTAGCTTTACAATTTAAATCAGATATCAGAGTTGCAGAATATGTACATGATATGGAAACATCTGAACATGATGAACGAATAACTGCAATATTAAGTAATATTGAAGAACATGAGAAAGACTTTGATAGACAATTTGAAGAAACTAAAAAAGAATTGCAAGATATTGAATTTAAAATAGAAGAACTTAGAAGAGGATATGAATTGATATATGATACTAAAGGTAGATTATTCTTAGAACATGTTGATGATGATAAAATTATAGAATTAACTAATATAACTACATCTTTTAATGTACTTCAACCTTCGTCTATTACAGCATATGAATTAGATATGATACTTGAAGGTTCTGGTCTTGAAGGGTTAGGGAAAGAATATATTGCAGTTGAAATGAACTATGGCATCAATGCATTGTTTATGGTGTGTAAGGATATACATGAATCAAGTTGGGGTAATTCAGATTTAGCTAAATATAAAGATAATATATCTGGTTATAAAGCATATGACCATGACCCATATAATAGTGCAACTGACTTTACAGATATTGGTGGGAAACCTGCATGTATAAGAACTGTTGCAAACTCATTATTAAAAAATTACTTAACTGAAGGTGGAGATTATCATTATGGATATACCATACAAAGTATAAATAGAAGCTATGCATCAGATAATAATTGGGGTAATTCCATAGCTAGATTAATGAGAGATTTAAATGAAAAAATTATAGAATCAACAAATTGATAATGTTAAAAGTATTGGAGGTATTTAATGACATTTAATTTTGAGAAACATAATTATTTGAACACATCTATATTGAATCTTAAAAATGTTGTTATACGAGAGTACGATATGAGTGATGGAGGCTTTTCAATAATTAAGGCTAAGCAACTATTACCAGAGAGTACTATAAAGTACTTATCAAACTTATCTAAACTTGATAGACATATTCAGATAGGTAAAATATCCAAACATGATAAAGACTTATCAAAAGCTTTACTTGATGGATTTACTGAAGCTAGAAAAAAATTTATAGATAAGAATAACATAGATACAAGCATCATTTTAAGTGTTAAGAAGGATGCAATATATCTAGTAAATAAATTAGCTAAAGTAACTGAATTTGATGGAATTAAATTTAGTCTAAAGAATCAATATTCATCTTATTATTATATCAATGGTAAAGAGTTTTATTACTCATCATGGAGAAATGAACTAGATGTAAAAGGACTAGGTAAAGAAGTAGTAGCATCTCAAAAGGATTACTTACTCTATACAATTAAAGAGATAATGCGTCTAAATGAGAAGAAAGATAAATGTTATATGGTTAAAATACTTAAGGATGTTCGCAAAGAATATTTAAATCTTGAATTGGACTTTGAATACTACAGAGAAATGAATCCAGAAAATTCTTTTAAACTTAAGGAATCTATAGGTGAAAATATCTGTGGCTTAGAAAGTCTTAAAGATGGAAGAATACTTGATGATATCAATATAGTATTTAACTATATTAACTATATAATACCGTTAATCGGTTTAATAATCTAGGAGGATTAAGACAATGGCTAAAAAGGTAATTGATTTACAAGAAAAGAAACAAGAGAATGAAACAGTAGAATTAAATGAGCAAATGTCTCCAGAGCAAGCACAAGCTGCTTTCTTAGCAGAGTTAAAGCAATTTGAAGGAACTGAAGTTCCTAAGTTATCTTTAACTACACCAGAAGGACACAAGGTAGTATTTGTTAACCCAGATGAAGCAATCATTTATGGTTCAGAATATCAAAAGCAAAATCCAGAAGTAATTGGGTTTACTCTTGAAAGTATCTTCTCTGTTCATACAGGTATGGCAATTACTATCAATCCAATCATTAGAGATAATGAAGAACAGGCATTAGATTTTGTTAAGCCAGAATTATTAAAAATCATCTTTGCTCAAACAATGCAAGCAAAAGAAATGATTGAAAATGGTTTAGCCAACTTAACAAAAGGTCAACCACAATAATATAAAATTAAAGTATAACCTTCATTGGTTATACTTTTTTTGTTTTCGTAACTAAGTTTATTTCAATTATATATTATAATTTTGATAACATAATCTAAACTATTTTTATTGGAGGGCTTAAACAATGAAAGAAAACAAAAACTTATCAAATCAAAATGTAGTACTAAGAGTTATGGAAAGACAAGCAAAAAGAAGGAAGTTATTAGTTTCAGTGTTCCTTATCGGTTGTATTACTGGAGTTATACTTACTTCAATAGTTGTAATTATTTTAGCATCAATATTTAGTAACAATCATCAAGAACAATTGTCTGAAGAAGTATTAGATAAACCTGTAGTTATTCAATTAGCAATTAAAACTGCTGCAGAGGAAGTTAATATAATAGACTCAATTGAAGTTGTTGATGAAACACCATATTACATAAGCTATATAGAATCAAAAGGTGTTGAAAAAGAACGTGCAACACTTATTGTTGAATCTATCCTAAATGTTGGTGAGGAAGTTCCATTATCACTAATCATTGCAATGATAGAAAAAGAAACAGATTTTAGAAATATTCCAGCATATGACCCTAACGAAGATAGTATGGGTTATGTTCAAATGCAATCTTCTACAATTAAATGGTTGAAAAATTTATATCCTGAATTACCTAAGATTAATTCTCAAGAAGAGTTTCAAGCAACACCATCAGCACAAATGAAATATATGGCAAAGTACATTGAATATGCAACAGAAAAGTTTGATAACAATTTTACGTGGGTGGTATCAAGCTATAACATGGGAGTTAACAACGATAAAATTAATAAGAGTTATGTAGACGAAGTATTGTCTCATAAAATTAATTTAGAAACGTATGTAGCTTCAGAACAAGACATTAAATAATGACACTATGAAACTAAAACTAATCCACGGAGGGCTTAAAGAATGAAGATTGGAACTAACAAAGAATGTAATGATAAAGATAGGATGAAGTGTACTAATTCAGTATTTATAAATTGTGACTTAATGGTTGATGCGTATATCAAACAATGTTGTGATACAATTGTTATTGGAAGTAATAACCCAGATTTTGAAACACTTGAATTTATGAATGCAATAAGAGAATCATTACTAGGTATACCTAATCTAGATGTAAGTAATATCTTAGAATGTTTTAATAATGATGTATATTTTACATGTGATATGGAATATGACTTTTTAGAATCAGTTATTGAAAAAGTAACTAAAGAATTAAGTTAAAATAAAGAGTATAACCAATTAAGGTTATACTCTATTTTTTTTTTAAACATCATCTTCATCCATCTCTATTTTTTGTATGTTCCAAGATGTAAATCCAATATTTAACATACCACCGTCGTCAACATCAGAAGTTAATGACCTTTCAACTAATAGATTAAACTTTGAAATGTATTCATCATTTATACCTAATTCATAACGTGTAATAAACAATCCAACATTTCCAAATACTTGCTTAAGGTTTATAAATAGTTTACCAGCATGAGTTAATTTATGTGGAGTCTTACTTAAAGGAACTAAACCTACAATATGTTGATAATGACATTTCATTACTTCCTGTGCCAATGTTAAAGTACTTAAGTCTCTCTTCTCTATTAACATACATTCTAAGACTATTGCACATATATCATATAATGTAAATGGGTAGTGGTGAAATTCAATAGTTGCCATATCATCATCCTTTATATTTCCAAATACAGCACAGTTATTTAAACCATATTCATGTCTAAGTATTCCTAAATATTCTTTGTATGATGTAGATGTTCTAATATGTTTCTCAGTATTTTTAACTAATTTTATAAATTCTTTAGCTTCAAATATAGATGTGGTATAATAAGGTTTTTCAAATGGTGAAGTGGATGAGACTATAGTTGGATTGTTATTCTTTTTAACTGACCCAATATTAACTACTTTGTTATTAGTCTCTGGGAATTCTTCATCATCATCAAACAATTTTGATATTTCTGACATATAATCATCCTTTCTTTATTTTTTAATTTATTGTTCAATAATATATTATATAAATGACAAACTAAAATTAAGGAGAGTGTAATATGAGTATTAGTGCAAGCGATGTAATAAATATGTTAATGCCATTAACAAGTTTTGGTAATAGAAAGGATGATTGTACTGCATTTAAAAATATGATAAAGAATACACCTAATAAATTAGCTATACAAGTATCTGATGAGTTATTATTGAATGTTAGTAAATATAAAAAATTTATATCTATAACTAAAGCTAAATCAATATTAACTGAAGTATATTTAATAGCAACAGGACTCACTGAAGGACAGTATATATTACTTAGAGCATCTATATTCTTGGCTTTAAAGAATGCATCAAAGAAAAATAGAGATGAATTATATAAAACTATTGACTTACTAGAGGAAGGTAAGAATTATCAAGCTAAATTATTATATGGTGTTAATAAAAGAGGAGTTATGAAACTTGGTGAAGAATTAAAAGAAATGATAAAGAATGATAAAAAACTTAGAGAAGACTATGTTAGATATGGAATAGGAGGTTAATTATGAAAGTAGATGAAGTTATAAGTTTATTAATTAATATGAAGTCAACATCTAGACAACATAATGAAGTTTGTTTAAACTTTATTAAAGGAATGCACATTACAGATATAACTGAATTATTAAATATAACTAAAGGTTATGATATAAATAATTCTAGGTTAATTAATTCATCAATAATTAATTCATTTGTAACTAATGATATTATATATGCAAATGGATTTGTTAATCTAGAATGTTCATATGTTTCTACTGAAGTTATAGCTAATTTAACATGTAGCTACTTACTTGCAATAGACGTTGATTGTCGAAATACTTTATTTGAAAATATATTAATGCACTTAGGTTTTATAATAAAAACTGAACATAGTCAAACACCTGTAGCTCAAAAAAGAGCTAAAATATTTTTAAATTGTATAGAAGACTTTATAAATAATATGAAGGTAAATGAATTAAGAAAAAGATATATGGAATTTATAATGATTTATAAAGAAGATTAATATTCTTCTTTTTTTTTATTACTTAATCACATACTAACAATATTATAAGGAAGGATGGTGAAAAGAAATTGAGTGAGTATAAAATAAATGATAAACGAACTAAACTTGAGATAGATAAACTTATTAACTTCTGTAAAGACCTTGTAATTAAGGATGAAGAGTTAGCTGATGAACTTGAAACAATAGATAGTTCAAAGAAAGGATATGCTTTAGTATCTGCAATATTAAAAACTGATAAGATAACTGACTATGTTATAACTCAAAAAGATTTAGACTCAGTAGAGTTAAACTCAGGTTTAATATTTAATAATAAGTATGTAACATTATCCTTCTCAAAATATAATCCACAATTTATACCTGAAGAACTTCAAGAGTTCGTACTTGATTACAAACGATATAAACTATATCGTGAATACATGGCTATAGGAGACTTGAATCCATATTATGAAGGTTTATACCAAGATTATGAGAAAGCCTATGAGAGAGTATATCAAACTTATGAAGAATTTATTAACAGTGAAAGAAAATGCTTTTATGTAATTGCTAGAAGAGCTGCAGATTATTCTATATTATCTTATCCAGATAAAATATTTTCTGTAGATGAACTTAGTGAGTATAGAAACATATACTATGAATGTCAAAACTACTTTACAACTGTATTATACAATGAAGCTTATAAGATTGGTAATAAGAAGTATAACAATTTTGCAAGATTACTTATTGTATTTATGTCTATGCAACGATTTATGAATGCTAGAATAGAAAACATTACTAATATAGATTTTTATGATAACTATTCTATACGTAATATGTTTATATCATATGGACTAGATTACTTCTCAGATATGCCACAAACGTATCAGAGACGTATATTAAAGAACATTAATGATTTATTAGCTACTAAAGGTACAACTAAAGCTATTGTAAGTGTTCTTCAATTGTTTGGATATCAAAACATCAATGTATTTAAATACATTTTAGCAAAAGATTATAAACGTGATGAGTTTGATAAACCAATATTAAGTGAACCAGATTTAAAGTTTTTAAAGATACCTCATGATACAAATAGAATCGAAAAAGAAATACTTAATGCAACATCATATTCGTATGATTCATTTATTGCAGACGACCCTTTATGGCAAGTTAGTGATAGAGACAAACAGGATTTAATAAATAACTCATTTAACTATGTTGAAACAAAGTATATTGGTATAAATAGTACCATGAATTTACTTAAACAAACGTTAGATTTATCATATTTCTATAGTTTAATATTAGACATAGAGAAGACCCATGATGATTCATTTAATTTATTAAGTTATTATAACATAGATATATCTAAATCTAAAATAGGTGTTGTTGAGACTGTTATTGCTTTACAAAGTTTAGTTCTTCGTAGAATGGGATATAAAGATAATATCTTAACAGGATTAAACTCAACTGCATATGTTAATGGATGCAACTATGATGAAATTCTTGAAAAAGTTAAGTTCAGAGAGACTTCAATATCACATGGTATGAATGAATCTGATGAAGCAATGGAGCATTACAAATATTTAAGTCCCGAATTTATCAATAGATATAAAGGGCAAACATTATCCAGTATAGTTCAAGATGGTACAATGACTAAAGATAAGTTAGTTGAAATATATTTAAACAATCAGTCTATGAGAGAAGATATGGAAAAACAAATCTTAGAAGCTGAAGACTATCATACCTACAAGAAACTTCTTAAGTTATATGAAGTTAACTTTGTAACAAACATTCGTGATGAAATATTCATGAAAGAAGATGGAACGTATTATGAAACATATAGAGATTTTGTAAAGAGTAGAAGTGAAGACTTGTATGATTTTATTAATATTGAAGTTGATGGTGATATTACATCAACTGAGAATACTATGAAGTTTGAAGACCTTATACTTACATTGTGTAACTCTTTAGATGTTTTTTTAAATGACGATAATATGGATTTCTTCCTAACGAATAATATACTATCTGTCAACTATATTAAGACATTCATGTACAGACTTATAAATGTAATTAAGTCATACACTATTGATATTAAGGAACTATCAGTTGTATATGTACTTGATAGTAAGTTTCTTAGTGCTATACATTACTTTGATGAGACAACATTTAAAGTAGAATTTAAACAAACAGAATTAGTTAATCTAAGTCATATACAAGAGTATCATAACAATAATTCTTATGGTGATAGATTATTTGAAGAATTCGAATATAAATTGGTATCTAAAACATTCTTAAGTTTATTTGAAGGAATACCATTTGAAGATTTGAAAGTAATAACCAATGAGAGTAAGTTTAGTGAATTTTTAGAAGCATTTGAAGACCAAATTAATGTTAACAATGTTCAAAGTTTAGGTGAAGCATTACTAATGTTTAACTTATTTGATGAAATTGGTATCATAACCAAGACTATGTTTATAGATGGTCTTACTAAATTATTTGATAAGAAAGAAATCATGTCACAGCATAGAATTGTTGAATTCATGGAATATTTCTTAGATAAATTTTATGTAACTGAAACTAGCCAGAGATATGGAGAAATATTCGTTCCCAAAGAACATAATGTTTTATATATGGAAATGGTTAATGATGAGAATTTAAATTTAAACGAACTGATGGACTTTATACACATTATAATCCGTAAAGATAGTCTAAAGATATTAGAGTATGTCTTAGGTAATAAAAATATATTTAGTTTTAAAGGTTCAATTAATTTATCTTATCAAACATTATATTATATGTTAAATATTGTAAATAATTTAAATCTTGAGTTAGAACATAAAGTAATAACTAAAGCTCTAACTTTTGATGCAGACCTTGTTAATTTCAATGATGAATTAAACACTCTCAATAAAGAGGTATATCTTGGTAGTAAACTTGATATGAGGGAAAACTTTACAATTACAATAACAGACAATTAATACTATAAAAGGAAGGTGTAAAAGAAATGAAAAATGAAAATAAAGTTCTTAAATTTAATGATGGTTCAAACTTGGAAGATAGTTTTGTAATGAACAACGCTCCTACAATGAGAGGTAGAGTTGTATTTAAAGATGATATGGGAAATATTCTTCTTGAGAAAGATAATCTTATTGTTCTTAGAGGTAGAGTGTATGCATTAGAGAAATTATTTGCTGACTTCAATACAAATGATAATTATGCAAAGAATCTTAACAGAATTATCAGTTTATTTAAATGTGGAGAGGGTGGAACACCTGAAGATAAACCTTTCCAACCATATGTTCCAGTATTTAGTGATTTAGACCTTGCTAAAGAAATTCCATTTAGAATTGTAGATGCTAATGACCCTACAACTTTCTTATCAACTGAAGAAAAGCAGTTATATTATGATGGAAGAGTTAGTGCATTAGATTCTAACCTTACAGAGTACTTCTGTAAAAGATTTGATAATGTTGACCCAGAATGGCACATTGATTCAGTAAACAATGAAGTATATAAGAAAATTATTCTTAGAATTAGTACTTTAGATTTTAGAACTGTTCCAACTGGTGACCCTGAACAACCTTATGGTAGAGATGCAAAAATTAATGAACTTTCTCTATGTTTAGCTTACTACAACCAAGTAGCTAATGTTATGGAAGATATTGAGTTATTCTCAAGAATTTGCTTTGATACGGAAAGTCTTTCTAACCTTACAAAGCAAATTACAGTTGAGTATTACATTTATGCTTAAAAGAATTTTATAGGAGATTATGAATCAAGAAGTTTTTATAGAACAATATATTGAACTGTTTTTGTTCATAATTCTCCTTAGTTATTGTCCCTTCTCCTAATACCCCAAGGAGAAGGGGCATTACACATCAAAAATAGGAGGAAACATATATATGCGTACTAGAGAAAAATATTGTAGTAACTGTTCTGGTAATATGTATATGAGTGCAATGTCACAGGATAATTGTAAAATTTGTGGAACACCTGTAATTTGTGGTCATTTACCATGTTATGAGATATGTAAAGAATGTTCAGATGAGCTTGATAAATGTATCCAATGTGGAAAAGATTTGAAAAGTGAGGAAAACTAATGAAACCTATAGATATTAAGAATATAAATGTTGGAGATGTTAACTGTGACTGTTTCAGAGCATGTGTCTGTTCAATATTAGAGATTAGTGATGAAGGTGTTCCTAACTTTGTTGAACTTGGAGATAATTATTTAAACATTCTAGATGAATTCTTAAGTAGTTATAATATGATATCATCATCATATAAATTTAATAGAGATTATATGTTATCAAAACCATATAATTATTTTATAGTAACTGGTAAGAGTCCTAATAGTGATTCAACTAGAGCTGTGATTTATAAAAATGGTGAATTAGTTCATGACCCACATCCAGATAAATTAGGTATAGAAGATGAACAATTCTTCTGTATGATATCTAATAAGTCCATGTTTAGCTTTAAAATTTATTAAATAGGAGGTAAGTTATATGATTATGAATGAAAGTAAATGTACTCAAGAGTCTATACTTTTACTTGAGAACGCTCTTCTTGGAGAATTTGAACATATTATAGATGAATTAAAGAAGATATGTGTAAAACCTGAGTATGAAGAATATGTTGAGTCGTTTGTTATAGTTGAAAACACTGTGGAAGCATTCAAATTTATGAATGAAGCTATTGAGTTATTTGACCAAACAGGTGATTTCTTTGAAGCTAGAATGTATATAAAGGTATTCAAAGTAAATTATAATGAATTTGATGAAAGATTTAAAGGTAAATATAAAGAAGAACTTGATAAAGTTGTCCTTGAAATATTTAACTTTATGCAGTTACAAATAATAAATCCTAAACTTGAATTAACATATGGATTAGCTTCTGGCAATTATGGTAGAATGGTTATTAGACCTATAAGTGTAGAAGTTTTTGCTGAATCAGTTTCAACTGAAGATATCCTTTAAGGAGGTATACTATGAGCTTAATTCATATGAGTCAAATAGATTGGGGTGAAGGAAGATTAAGTGATTTAGAAGACCCAAATCATAGACATATATTTTTATATGCAGACCATCCAGACCATTTTGCTACAGAACCTTATTTACCTTACTATGGAGACTGTCCAACATGTAAGGAAATTTCAGAATTAAATAAGAAGTGGGTAGAGGAAAGAGGTTTATAACAAATATAGAGATAATACGGTTAATCGTATTATCTCTATATTTATACATATATTATAAATATGGAGCGATAAAACCTATTTATTATGTTCCCAGATGAAAGGAGGTCTTCATGAATGAATGTATTATAGAATTCAATTTTATGGATGCTGAAACTTTTGCAACAACACATGACAGAATATGTTATTGTGAAGCACTAATTAAACCTAATGGTATGGTAACTTATGCAGTTCCTTCTCATCAACAAGCTTTATTAAGATTATATATGGAAAAATATAACCTTACTGAAGATGATGTATGGAATGAATTAAATGTAGAAGACTCTCCTAATGAAATTATGGCAGAGGATTTAAACATTGTCCAAGTGTGGTACGATTTCTATGTTCCAACACAAAATATGACACCAGAACAAGTGTCATCAATAAATATACTTAAAAAATATAAGTGTATTATAAGGGGGTAAGATATGTCAACAGTACATGAAGTAGGATTATTAATGGCACTAACAGGTAAAAGTAAAGAAGAAGCTTTAAAAGAAGTAACTTATGATGAAATGTTTAAAGCTAAATGTGATTATGCTAGAAAAGCATTTGGTATGAGACATGATGATGTTACAATAACTCAAGAAGAAGCAGATGAGTTAAATAAACAATTTCAAGAAATAATAAACTATCTTGAGTGTAATGGAAGTTATGATTACATGGAAGATTATATAATTGATTTTGATTCATTCGTTAAGGATAATGAATCATTTAGAAGATTTTGTTGGTAGGAGGTCATAATTATGAATAAAACTGAATATAATAAAGCTACCGAATATGCTTTAGCATTGCATAATATTGATACTGTAATATTTGATTATAATTTATCATACACTGAAGTTGAATATCTTAATACAGCTAAAAAATGCATTCATGAAGCATGTAACTTAAACTTAAAAGATATAGACTTATGGAATAATTTCATTAAACATAATGGAGTTTTAAACCATTTAAATACAACATATTTACTTGCAGCATTTGAATATTTTAATGTAGGTAGCTATGATGAGTTTGCAGAAGAGTTTGATATAGCTGTAATATGTCAAACTTACAAAGATTTTATAAAGTATGATTTAATTGATTGTAATGAGAGTCTTACTATTAAAGAATTCATCTTGAAAGGATTTATTGTCGAATTGATAACTGATATTAAAGATGGTAATTCATTATACTCTATAAAATATAAAGCACAATTAGATTATCTTATGGCAAGTGAAGACTTTGATTTAGGTAATCTAACTGAAGAAATGTGTATATCACGAGCTGTCTTTGAAGCTGCTAATGATTTCTTAGAGGATGCTTTTGTACATTATGCAAATGAGTTTTTCAGTGATTTTTAAGAATTAAAAAATTAAGTAACATCAATATAATACTGAAAATTATTTGGTATTATAGTAAAATTTACATTATTATAATAGTGTAAACTAAATGTATCTTCTTACTAATTAGGTAAGGAAGAAAAGGAGGACTATATGTCTGAACAAATGCAAATTAATTTTGAAACACTTAAGGTAGAAGCAGTACCTACAACTAAGTTGAGCGTTAAAGATGGATTTAACAATCAAGTAGTTGAATTATTTAATGACCTTCAAATTAAGATTGGTTATTTTCCAAATTTACCTTCAAAGTTTATTGACAAGGTTACATTCTGTATAAGTGACAATCAGAAGGGATTGTTCTTTAAACTTATGAAAGACCGAATTATTAAAGCATTAGATAAAGATTTTATCACTAAAGGTTATAGAACTGAGTTTGTAGACGAGAGAGAAGAGTATCTTAAATCTTCTTTATTTACATTAGTTACTCATGTAAAAGAAAATACTATAGGTATCGTATTTGATATTGGTTATTCTGATAGAAAAAATATATCTAGTACTCACTACAATGTAATAGTTGTAGATAATGATTTAAGTAAAATGTCTACTACAACATGGTCAATAAAGAATACAAAAACTTTAGGAGTTCCATCTGTTAAAGAGTTGATTTATATTATGATGGATAAACAACAATAAGGAGGAACACTATTTATGGATTTAAACACACCAGTTATATCCTTAAAGAAGTTCATGACCTTGAAAGAAGAATCAAAAGATAAAACAAAGCCACTAATATCCTCTGCGATATTAGTGGCTATTGATATTGATTCAGTCATGGCATTCTCAGATTGTTGCTTTAATGGAGTAATATCTAGTAATGGATTAGTTATTTGCAGTAAATGTAATAGTGAAGTGAAACTATAATGGAAAATATTTGGAGGAAACTATAATGGAAAATAATATGAATTTAATGATAATGGATAAAAGCATGTCAGCAGAGCAATTAATTAAAATGATTAAACCTTTGGATGATAGTGTAAATGATACTCTAGTTTCAGTAACACATGTATCTGACCTTGACGGTCTATTCAGTAGTATTTGTACTGTAGCTCATTTTAATGAGAACAGAGATAATACAACAAATGTCATTGTTATCCCTTTACATAATAATGACGATATGTATCTACGTACATGTCTTGGTATATTGCATGAATTTGAAATAAAAGTTTCAGAAATATATGTAACTGATATTGGTCTAAGTAAAGTCGGTCATGAAGCAATTCATGATATGAAAGCTGATTATAAAATGTACATTGACCATCATGAATCTGCAATTGATATGTTAAAGGAAATGGACTACGTTTACAATCAAGTGGTTATTGATGTTGAAAAGTGTGCAGCAATGTTATGCTATGAAAATTTAGATGTAAACTCTAATCTTAAAAAGTATGTTGAGGTTACTAATGATAGAGACTTATGGTTAAAAGAAATTGAAGTATCAGATAGCTTTGCAAGTCTATTTAAACTAATGGGATTCAAAGACATGTATACTGATTTTATTAATGGTAAACATTATTTATCTGGTATGTTCCCAGCAACCTATGTTCTTTCACCAGAGTATGCTTTGGTAATTGAATTTCATAATAAAGTAGTTATGAATGAAGCTGTTAGATTTGTACAAGGTATGATGTACACTGAAATTGAAGGTATTAGTGTAGGATACAATCTATATAATGGGTTGAACGCTTCAGATATGTCTGATATTGTATTTGAAAGTAGTCCCGAAATTAGTATTATTGCATACATCTTTACAGATGGAGTATCTTTAAGAGTAAGAAAAGATTGCGATTTTAATGCATCAGAGTTTTCTAAAGAACGTGGTGGTGGAGGTCATATTAAAGCATCTGGATATCCATTAGTTATGAATACTCTACTAATTCAAAACTTCTTAAGAGATTTCCTTCAAGATGATAGAGAATTATCAATACCAACTATGGAGCTAGGAAGAATCTAGGAGGGTGTATGGAATATTTATTTATTTTACTATGTGTATTATTAATTGTCATAATTAAAGTTGTTAAAACCTTTAGTGACAATATGAAAGATAGACTAATTAATGATGTTATTGAATCTGAATTGATTAACATTAGTTGTGACTTAGATGGTTTAGAATATTCAAGCTATGGTGAATTTGAAGACGAAGTTGCAAAACTAGTTTACTTAAAATGTCCAACAGCACAAAAGACGTTAGATGATTTACACTCAATGTTTCGCTCAGAACAATGGAGAAATTACCGAAATTTTATAAGAGAAAATGCTACTATTACATTTAACGATATAGCTATGGCTGTACCTGATGACATCTTATAAATTGTTTAAAATTGTATTAAAGTTAGATTAGGTGTATTATCATAATACCCTGTTTATAAATGTTACAAGAACATGGATGATGGATTCATGTTCAAAATTATTTAACTTATGAGTGTAGACTTATAAGTACAAGGAGAATAAAGCTTATGAACAAAAGAGTTAATGAACTTAGAACCATGATTCCACTTAGAGATTACACTGCTTTTGATAAATTTATCAAATTCATTATGGAAGTTGATTTATCAAATGTTCCTTTTGATAAGGATTTACCAGACTCATTTATTGGTAAATTAAAGCAGTGTATTGTGAATAACGATTACAATAAATTCCTCAAGGTATTGCATGATAGAATTTACAAATCTCTTAACGCAGACTATACTGCTGATAATCACAAGTCTCATAAATCAAATCCGTATGATATGCATTTTCATATCCATATGCATGAAGAAATACTTCCTAAATATTTAGGTAAGATTGTAGTGCATAGAAATAGAAAAGACTTAACTAAGTTAGAAGTTGGAGTGGTGTTTGATTGTGGATATAACTCACATGATTATTTACACAACACTAATTTAGGAGTAATTGTATTTACGGAAAAGATTGAGGACTTGTATAGTACTACATGGTCTACTAATACAGTGATGGTTCATGAGAACAATAACAATTTAAACAGTATCTATTTAGACTATATTAAGTAGATGCATGAGTGTGGAGATTAAATATGTCCACACTTTTTCCTTTTAATGTGTATAAAACATTATATTAAATAATTATATGTATTAAGGAGGATTAGACATGGAAGTAGTATTACTATATAATTTAAGACCAGGAGTAAGAAACTATAACGGAACTGTATACTCAGGTGCAGCAGTTCAAAAAGTAGTCGATTTACTTAGGGATAAGATTGCAAGAAAAGAAATAAAAATAGTTAACTTTGGTGGTGCTGAATTGAATGGTATTGAGTTAGTTAGTGTGAATAGTAAACTGTTTACATTTAATGTACATACCCCAGAAGACTGGAACTTTGACAATATGAAAGTTACAGCTGAGATTTTTACTGCTAATGGGTTCAAGAATGTTACAGATGCACATATACTTGATGTATCTGGTAAAATTGTATTAGTTACAAATTCAGAATATGCAAGACGAAATGAGATATCTATTTCTCAATAAAGAAATAAAATCATAAGAGTATAACCTATAATGGGTTATACTCTTATTTACATTTTCAAATATATATTATATATTTGAAATAACAATAATAAAATATAACGGAGGGCTTAAAAATTATGTCAGATTTTCAATTATTAAAGAGTAAAGTTCAAGAGAGATTTTTAGAATTAACTAAGGAAGCAACTCATCTATTTGAAGTAGAAGTAGATAAAGATGTAATGTGGAATGACATTTATCTTGGTAGTTTCCCAGAAGGTACTAATGAAATATTTAGAGAAAAGGGTGAGTATGATTGTTCTTGCTGCAAGCAATTCATTAGAGCAATTGGTAATGTTGTAGTTATCATTGATAATAAACTGCATACTATGTGGGATTTCGAAATTGATAGTACTAAATATCAACCTGTAGTAAATGCTCTTAGAGACTTTATCTTATCTAAAGCAGTTACAAATATCTACTTCTCTGAATCTAAAAAAGTAGGTACTGATAAGAATTACGAAGAAATGGAAGATGGACATATTCATACATGGGAACACTTTTTCTTAGAGATACCTAAGAGATTCGTTAATACATCTGAACTTTCAAGAGGTACAGTTCAAAATGATTTTAGAACAGCTAAAACAGCGTTCAAACGTTCATTAGATGAAATAACTGATGAAGCTGTTACAGATGTACTTGAGTTAATTCAAGCTGGTGAACTACATAGAGGAGAAGAATTTGAAGAGAAACAAATGAAAATCTTCCTTGATTATAAAAAGAAGTATGCTGAAGTTCCAGAAGAAGATAAAGACAACTATGCATGGATTACTTCTATTGAAGTTGGTGGTGCTATGGCTAGACTTAGAAACAGTGCATTAGGAACTTTATTAGTTAACTTATGTGGAACTGAAACTAAAGAAGCTATTAATTTACCAACAGCAGTTGCAAAGTATGATAGTATGGTAGCTGGTCCAAACTTCAAGAGAAGTAAAACTATTTACACTCCAAGACAATTAGCTGCTTTCAAAGAAGACCTTGTAAAAGGCGGATACATGGAATCTCTTCAAAGAGAATACGGTTCTATTGATGATATTACTTACGCTGATATTCTTTATGCAAATAAAGATACTGTTAGTAGAATGGAAAGTAGTGTATTTGAAGAAGCATTTGAAGACTTATCAAATGAGGTTAAACCATTAGTTAATCCAGACTCATTTGAAGATGTAGAGACTATTAACTATAAAGAATTTGTAGAAAATATTCTACCAAATTCTACATCAGTTGAAGCATTATTTGAAAACAAGCACATGGGTAATATGGTATCACTTACTGCACCAGTGAACAAAGATGCTAAAAGCTTGTTCAATTGGAGTAATGGTATGGGTTATGCTTATACTGGTAACATGGCTGATAGTTCAATGAAGCAAAGAGTTAAAGCTGCTGGTGGTAAAGTAGATGGTGATTTAAGATTCTCTATTCAATGGAATGAAAAAGGTCGTGAAAACTTTAATGACTTTGATGCTCATTGTAACGAAGTAGCAAGTAACTTTAGAATCTATTACAGAAATAAAGGTAAACTTTCACCAAATGGTGGAATGCTAGATGTAGATATCATTGAACCAGAAAATGATGAAGTAGCTGTAGAAAACATTATCTATGGTAATAGAAAAGATATGAGAGATGGTGATTATACATTTATGATACATTGCTTTACTCATAGAGGTGGTAAGAATGGTTTGGAAGCTGAACTAGAATTTGATGGTAAAATTCATAAGTTTGATATAGATATTGATATTCCAAATAAGAAAGCTCTTGTTGTAGTTGTAGTTAATCTTAAAGATGGTGTATTCACTATAAAAGATTCAATTGAGAGCTCATCAAGAATTAAGTCTACAGAAATGTGGAAGATTAAAACTAGTCAATTTATCCCAGTGACAGCTATTATGTACTCACCAAACTGTTGGGAAGAAGAAAACAAAGTAGGTCTTAGACATTTATTCTTCATGCTTAAAGATTGTGTGAATACAGAATCTCCAAATGGATTCTATAGTGAATTCTTACACAAGGATTTATCTAGAACTCATAGAAAGGCTGCTGAAGCTCTAGGTGCTAAGTTAGCAATAAAAGACAATCCAGACCAATTAAGTGGTGTAGGTTTCCCTGTTACTAAGCGTGCAGATATTATTGTAAAGCTTACTAAGCAAGGTAAGGATAAAGTGTACAGAGTAACATTTTAAACTGTTGATAATGTAATTAAACATAACTATGAAAAGGAGAACAACTATTATGGAAAGAAATTTATTTGAGTACGCATCAAGAACAAAATTAAGAATTGAAACACCAAAAGGTGTAGCTAGTACTGAAGAACTTTGGGGTATGGGTTTAATTGAATTGAATGAACTCTTTAAAGTTTTAAACAAAGTAAAGAAAGAACAAGATGAAACTGAAAGCCTTCTTGACGAGGAAACTAAAGAAGATATCGATTTATTAGTTTCTATTGGTCTGTTAAAGCATATTGTAGGAGTTAAGAAAGCTGAAGTTAAAGCTACTCTTGACGCTCAAGCAAATGCTGCTAAGAAGCAAAAAATCATGGAAGCAATTGCTAAGAAAGAAGAAGTTGACTATGATGATGCTGAACTTGATGACCTTAAGAAAATGTTAGATGAATTAAATTAAGTTTAAACTAAATATAGGGTTTCTTTATGAGACCCTATATTTTTTATAAGGAGGAATTATGTACATACCATATGTAGCAGAAACATCAGAACAGCTTGAGAAGTACTTATTTCTTAGAAGGGGTGTTGAATATAAAGTATTAGATGGTTTTGAGTTTGAAGACATGGATACTGAAATGACTTTTCTACATGAAAAACCTCTTAAAAAAGGTTTGATGCATGAATTCAGAGCAACACCTAACGAGATGTTAAATACATCTTTCCAATGTACAATATGTGATAAACATAATTTACAGCTAGGACTTAAAAAGATTAAAGATGATTTAAATGATTATGAAGGTTTAACTTTTGATGAAAATTCTTCTATAGACTTTGATGAAGAAGGATATGTAATTGATTATGATTTCTATGTTCCCGACTTTGATTTATATATTATATACCTAAGCACTGGTAGATGTAATAATGTCATGACTAGAAGTGAAGATTATAAAATGATATCTAAACTTACAAATGATTATGATTTTAGATTACTTGAAATAATCCATGCTGATTTTGATAAGATAGAAGATATTATAGAAAAAGCTTTTCATGGAAAAGATTTAAAGAAGTTATATGGGGGTAAGTAATGGTTAAAAAATTAGAAAATTTTTCATTTGGCATAGTAGTAATAACCGTAATAGTATGGATACTAAAAGGATTTATTTATTTTTGGGATAAGCCTCAAACTGTAAAAAATGTTTTAACTTTCTTTATTACAAACTGGTACATGGTAATAATATTAATAATAGTTGGATTTATTTCCTTTCAGCTTGAAGATTATAATAAAAGAATAAAAGGAGATAAGTAATGTCTAAGAAAGATAAAAAGAAATCAGCACTATTTATGAATCCTAATAATATTTTTGGTCGAGCTATAATATCTGACCCTAAAGATGATTTCAATAGGGATGATTATGAATGGGTTATAACAAAATTAGATTGGAGATATCAAGAGGTAGAACTATCTAATGATTGTATATCAATAACTCGTAAACTAAAAGAAGTTGTAGTTAGAATGGATGTAACTAGTGATATAAAATGGATTGGGGGTCAATAATGAAAATAATAGATGAACAAGAACCATTTCAAGATTGGGAAAAAGAAGTAGAATGTAATGGTGTAGGTTGGAGACAAGGTGACAAAGTTCCATGTGGTTCTAAACTTATCATTGATAGGGATGATTTAAAACTTAGAAAATGGTTTAAGTATCCAGATTCAGAAGGGGTTAATTATGGTTTCATTTGTCCTAATTGTAACTGCTTTACTGAAATTCCTACTGATGAACTAGATAAAAATTTAAGAAAACTCGCAGTAGAATGGAGGGATAATTGTTAGACAGTACATCAGATTTTTACATAATTCCCACAAGTCAGGGAACTTACGTCATATATAAGGCAAACTATTATAGTACACAATCTTACCAACCTTTTAAAAATCTTGAAGATGCTAAAGATTGGATTAAATGTGTATCTAAAAAAATTATACCGAAGCATATAAAAGGTATAGAGAACAAAGGAGAAAAAGGATTATTTAATGCAAAGACTTCTGAAGTAAGTATAGAAGGTCTAGTAATTAATCCGTGGGATTTAACCTAATTTAATATGGAGGGCTTATGAACAACAAACCTTATGGTAAAGGATATACCGTTGAGGATAAATTAAGTATTATAGATGATTACTATATTAATACTATAGATAAAGATTTAGAATATAATTTATTTAGACAAAACCTTAGTAATCAATTAAGTACTAAAGGATATGTAGATTGTTTTGATAACATGTACACTGAAGAAAAATTTAATTATTTTGAAACTAAAATAAGTTCAATGATGGATGAATGTGATAAAGTAAATCAACAATATATAAAACAAAGATTAGTAAGAGCTTTAGCTAATGAGAAGTTAATTAATGGTAGTCATACCTTGATTACATATAAACGTCATATTAAACAAAACTTGTACCCTGAAAATTCATGGGTATATTGTGATACTGACATTGTTAAGTATAAAGCTAGACTTAAAGGATTACCTAATGAAGAACATAGAGATTTTATGCGTTCAAAGATAAGAACCAAACGTGCAGGAGTTAAATCTATTCCTAAAAAGAAGTCATTAGTTAATGCTAAAAGAAAAATAAATGCTAAAAAAATAAAATTTGCATATGATGTATTAGTTCCATTAGTTCAAAGACCAACTCCTTTTGAGGGATAAAAACAGAGTATATCCTTAAAGGATATACTCTTTATTTTTTTTAGTTATATATTTGCTTCATAGTAAGTATGTAAGAACCTAACTTAGCTTTACAACATGTATCTCGTCTAACTCCATCTATAATAAATCTACCATCTTTAGGTAAATCATCCTCAATAATTATTATCCTTTTTCCTATGTAATCTTCTAATACAGATAAATCTGTCATCTGTTTTACATTACAGAATCTAGCTATAACTAAATTATGCTCTCTTATTTTCTCAATCTTATATGTTCCTTGATTGGTTGTTGCTTCTAAATAAATCATATACCCTCCATCTCCCCTGCTGTCGTTATTAATATTTAATATAATGTTTTATAAATCGTATATACTTATAATATAATTATATATTATAAACTTGATAATGATAATAAACTACTATATACTTAGGAGGTATAACATGTTAAAAGAATTATTAGGAATGGGAAGATTAATTACAAGAGAAGAACTTAATGAAAAGTTGAATGAAGCTAAACTTGAGTATGGCATTAAGCGTGAAAGAGATAGAGCTGATTTTGAAGCAAAAATCAAAAGAATGAAATTTGATTTTGATACCGAAGAACAACGTGACCTTGAAGACTTTGAGAAATTCAATGATAGAATTCTTGAAGACTATGAAGCTGCTGTTGTTAAAAAAGAAATTAAATGTAGCTCATGTGATGAAGAAGATTGTGATTCAAGAGTAACATCAGAAGAAACACTTAAGAACTAAGTTATATCACTCGCATAGAGTGTTTATAATGTGAGATAGGAGAAGACGAATTTATGAGGTTCGTTTCAGTAGGGAGAAAGTTACATCATGCTTATAGCAGAGTTGATTTAATGATTCTCTTATCTTACAGATAACATGTGGAAGTCTTGAGACCATTTTCTTAAGACTTCCTCTCTTTTATATTTTTTGCAAGGAGGGCTTAATTAATGGAAAGTAATCAACTATTACGGACAAGTAAGCAACACTTTTTCTCATTTAGAAAAGAACTTATAAAGTGTCTAAATGATAAGAATGAAGAGGGTTTAAAAGAAATATTATGTAAAGCATTTACTAAGTTTAATCCAGTTAATAAAGATAAACATCCTCTTATTCTGGATATTAACATGGCAATCATATTATTGGAAAATAATGGTTGGAAAGTAAATGTAACAACTGTAAAGAACAAGGGTAAACAAATTGTTCTAACAAAAGGTAATACTAATTATAACAGTAACTACAAACATTAAATCTTTATAGGGGGATATCAAGATGAGTAATTTAACACCAATGGAAATGTTTAATCGAGTACAAGACTTTAAAACTAAAGCACAAAACTTTACAATGACTATATCACAGGAAGGTGATATGAAGTCAACTATTGAAAGGATTTTTGGTCTAAAAGGACTACCTTCTAAATAGTAATTTCTATGTTCCATAACTAAATTAATTGGAGAGGTAAATAAATGAGTAAATTAATTAAGTATTTAATTATAGATGCACTTGTATATGGATTAGTATATTGTGGTTATAGAATAATTCAAAATGTAACTATAGCATTTATATTTACTGCATTATGCATGATGATTATGACATTTGTAACAGTATTTGCTAACTATGAAGAAATAAGAAATCTAATAGAAGACAAATAGGAGCATTACATAATAGAATTGTAAATAAACTTAGGCGAACCATATAATCAAATTAATCATATCAAATAGTTGATATGACAATAAATTATCCAAGGAGGATTATCATGGCAATTCCTAAGAAATCAGTACCATTTGGTAAGATTAAGAATGAAAAGACTAGAAAGTTTGTTAAGAACTCATTCTTTATAGTAACAGTTTTAGGTGCATTAGTTGGTGAAAGTATACCAATATTTGACCCTGATTTACTGAAATAACTAAATAAGACTCATAGAGTCTTATTTTTTTCATAATAAAGGAGAAATAAAAATGACAGGAAATAAGAACTTAAACCCAACAGCACCATTTGATAGTAGTGAGTTATTGAAGAAGATAATTCTAAAAGAAATAAAAAATATAAACTCTAAAGCTACTATCTATGAAGGTAATGAAATACCTTTCACCGATAACAAAGGTAAACTAAAAGGTAAGAAAAACTCAGCATACATTGGCTTTAAACCTTCAATGTCTAAAGATATCATTAGAATTCACTTCAGATATTTAGGTGCTACTAAAGGTACAGTTGTAGAGAAGTTCGATTACTTTGTAAATAACTTTATCAATGTTCCAGAGAAATGCCACATATTAATCTTTGAAGGTGATGGATTCCCACCAAACAGTATTGAGATGGATTGGTTGAAGAAAAAGACTGAAGAATTTAACGAAACTAGTGAGAAATATAATGGAAATAAAAAGGTACATTTAATGACTCTTAAACAATTTTCAACATGGCTTAAAGCACACGGTCATTACAATATATAAAAATAAAATAAGACTCTACATGGGTCTTATTTTTTTAATTCGTATTTAGTAGATAAATAGATATATATTATAATATTGAATACATTCGATATAAATTTATTATATTGAAATCTAACATATATACTAGGAGGTATATTATGACTGCAAGAAGAGAATTTACAGCAGAACAAGTTTTAGAAGCTTTCACAATCCAAGATAAAACAATTCAAGTTGTTTATGATAAAACTTATCTTTATGAATTAGGATTGGAAGTAGCTGGTGCAACTGCAACTGAACAGGAAGATTTATATTTAATTATTGTAGATGATATTTTTAAAAAATATATCTCTCCAGAATCTCAAGTATTTTTCTTACTACATGAATTATCACATATTCTTAATGGTGATGTTGAATTGAATCGTAATGATACTACATCAGAATTAATTTCAAATAGAATGGAATTAATTGAGGTAGGAAAAGTACAACCATCTGAATTATTAGCTGATGAAGGAGCTTTTAATTTATGTGAGGATAAGAACCTTCCAGTTAAAGCTTTAACTGAGTTAAAAGATTTTTATGCTTCAGCACCTACTAAGTGGGAGCAAGTAACTGAAGAATTAGTTACATGCAGTATTAATGAACTAAATCTAAGAATTAAACACATTGAATCTCTTAATGTATAAGGGGTTCATCATTCGATATAAATCTATTATATTGAAATAATATTATAAGGAGGTACACATATGAAAGAATTATTTACAGTAACAAAATTACAAGCATCACAATTATTTATGTTAATACTTACACCAGTATTCTTATTCTTAATGGGATTATCTGGAGTAGAGAGTTTACTATATTGGATGTCAGTTTTAACATTATTAGCATATAAAGTAAGATTATATTATTTACTTAGAGAAGATATGCAAGCCATCAGAATGTTAATATTGTCAACTATCTTAATGATAATTGGATTGATAATAGCTGGAGATGGAATAACATTTGCTGAAGGACTAGCAATAGAAGGAACATCAGCATGGAAATTAATGATGGGTATATCAATTGAATTTGCAGCATTAATAATTCTAACAAATATTAATCATTTCCATAAACATACAAGAAAAAGAAGTAGAGCCTAACAACCTCTATTTTTTTTAGCCAGTGTCTTAATTCAGAGAAAATAAAAGGGCAGCACTAATCTTAAAGAAATATATTATTCACTACAGTGGTAAGTCCGTCCAAAAATTTCAAAGTAAACTTTCATAGACTTTTATAATGAAGGTATAAACTAATTCTACAAACATTATTCTTTTAAGTATATATAGTCTTATTTCTTTCTAATCTTTATAAAGATAATATAAAGATTCATTCAACTACGTTATATCTACATCTCCACTCCTTACCTCTGGGGGAGGTCGGGAGCTACGATTTGCTATACTTCGTCTCATTCTTCTTTTTTTACTTGAATAAGGGATTCATATATAAGATACTGAATATTTACCATGTATATAAAAACTCGTGGGATATCGTGTCACTCTAAATTGAATATAATCCCTATATACCCACTCTCTAGAAATCGCCCTATAAGGAGTAAAAAAATTAAAAAATTTTTTTCGTGGTATAGAGCCTTATAAAAAAACCATTTTTATTTTTTTCGAACTTCTTAGATATAGTATATATCCGTTTATAAAAGTGAGGGCATTACAATTCTCAAAAATCATCCATACCACCTAGACGGCACTTTTCAAGATTAGAAAACAATATCTCTCTCAGGAAAATTCCAATTTTGGTTTCAAACGCATTTTTTCTAAGGATATATAGACCCCATTTCAAGTGACTCGCCTCCTCATATAAATATCCATTTATCACCTGTCAAATCCCTTATATATAACCTATAGGAGAGATAAATTAAAATGAATATAAGTATATATTATAACCATGATAAAGTGAAATGGATATTAACTATTATATATGAAAGGATTATTTACCTATGAGCAGTCTATTAGGTTTAGACAGTGTAAGTCAAAAGATACTTGAAATGAAAAGGACTGAGTGTGAATATAAGTTAAACAGTAGAAATGAATTAGATTATATTAAAGATTATATTACTAATTTAATTGAAAGAGAAGCTGATGTGACACTTGGTAAGGTTATGATACTTAGGATTGGTACTGATAGGGTTAGATTTATATTTAGAGTTAAAGATGAATCATTATCTATGTGGAGAGGTACTGGTTATTTACCAGATGAATTTGAAGAGGTAATTGATATTACCGATATGGATACTATAGATAAAAGTTTAAAGTATACAATTATTAAATGTCAAATATCTAAATTATAAAATAGAAAGGGTTATATATGACTAATTATGAGCAGCATTTATTTAATTTAGTATATCCTAAGAAAGAATTATGGGATAATAATTTTATACACCGTAGGAAGATTAGTATGTTTATTACTAAGAATTTCATTCCAGATTTAGATATAGTTAAGGGTAGGACTATGCAAATGAGTTATGATATTAATTTATCTACAGGTAGGGTTGAGATATTAGTTATGTATTATCCTCCCTCTAAGTTCTATGACTATGTTTTTAATAAGGGTAATACTGATAAAGTGTTTACAAAAGGTAGAAAGATATATAAGAGTGAATTTAGTTTTAGAGACCCATATAAATTATTAACATCTCTAAAGTATTTCGCTACTAAAATTAATATAAATAATCTATAGGAAGGAAATAAATATGAGTGAAGAAATAGAACTATTACAAGCTAAGATAGATGAGATTAATGTTGAATTATCTAATGCTACAGATTATAAAGAACGTAAACGTTTATATTCTAAAAGAGCTTATTTAACTTTTAGAAATGATTTAAAGAATAATTTATATGACCCTAAGACTATTATTCGTTATATATCTTCAGTATTTGAATATGAGTGTAGTGCATCTCAAGTTAGAATTAATCCTTACGCTAAATGGAGTCATAAGAAACAGATAGTAAAGATTAGAGTAGGTGTTAATTATGACTATAAATATAAGAGAAGTAGTGTTCAATCATGTGAGTTTGATACTGGTTATACTCTTAAATATAATACTATAGAAGAGTTAGATGTAGCATTAAGAGTTCCTATCACCGAAACATTAATACTATCAGTAAGGAGTTAATCATATGCCAGTAAGACGTTCAGACCCTTATAAGAGAAAATTATATAACACAGCTAGAAGAGACCTTATTAAAATGATAGATGAGAAAGATTTCTATTCGAGTAGTAAAGTAAAGACTTATGTGATGAGAAGATTAAGCTATGAGTTAGGTATGGAAAGTGAAGTTATAGTTAAATCTATATATGGAGGTTATTATAATACATTTGATGTTAAAGTTGTGTTAGATTATAATACATATCATGGTGTATATGACCCAACTAATAAAGAGGTATATGAACACATATTTCAAACACTAGAAGGATTAGATGAATTCTTAAAGAAAGCTATAGTAGAAACTGAGTTAAGAAGACTGTAATATAAAGCGTATTTACTATGTTCCTAAGTATATATCATAATATTGATAATAATAATTAAACACTTAATATAGACATACTATGTTAAGACTAAACCATATATACTAGGAGGTATATTATGTCTAACTTAACTGAAAGAGAACAAAAGGAAAAAATCATTAGAGCATATCTTACATATCATTATGCTCGTAAAATTGTATTCTTCAGTGATAGAGTTGAATATACATTTGATGAAGCATTTCCTAAGACTAGAGTAGAAACTTTAGATAAAGCTTATAGAGCTGCTACTACTTGCCCTAGCTTTAAAGAGAAGCTTAATGTTATGAAACTTAAAAGTTTTCCAACTAACTAATTCCGTATATATCTAATATAGGGAAACCCTTACATAATACCATAGGAGGTATATTATGACAAACTTAACTAACAATGAAAAAGTAGAAAGACTTATTAATAGAGCTGACGTTAAATCAGTACTAGTAAGAACAGTAGTAGAGTACACAGGTAAAGCAATTGGATTCGTAGTAGGAGAATCTGATATTGAAAGAGTTTTAGATTTACATGTAAACCAAGAGTTTGGTTCTAACTGTTCGGATAGTATTACATTTGATTATAATAACTATTCAGGTTCAATTGAAAACATGGGACAAGTATCTCATACAAGAGGAACATTAGCTGAATTCGTATTCGGTAGTGGTTCTCAATGTTTAACAAGAAGTTCTAAATATAAAGATATATTAAGAATCTTATCATCAAGAGTAAGTGAAAGATTAACATTACTAGGTTTAAATGAATCTCAAATTACAGAGATTACTAAAAGAATCTCATGGGAAACTATATTATACTCTATCATGTTAATCAGAGGAACTAGAGTTGAGCTAAGAGTTTATGACTCATGGTTAGAATTCCTAGGATAAAAAATATAGGAGGAATGCACATGGCAATTAAAATAGTTAAGAGTACTAAGACTAGAGATAAAGTTATAAATAATCTAGTTTATACAGGTGCAGTTGTCTGTAAATGTATATATGCTCTAGGTCTATGGGTAGAAAGTGATAATGCTCTACGTTACTTAGGTAGCGATGTATCAAAGAAATAAACTCTTCATGGGTTTATTTTTTTTATATGTATTTAATATATAGACATCCATTTTATCAAGTATAGAATCCCCTATATATAGGTGAGGGAGAGTTCTAGATGAAATTAATAGGGGTTTATATATGGGTCACTCTAGATAGGGTTTAAGGTAAGAAGTCTATTTTTTTGTATGTTCCTGAATGAACCTGCATTGATGGGACAGTGTTTAAACGTTAAAAAATATAGCTAATGTGAGTTATTTTGCACGAGTTGAGCCTTTGACCACTTCTTCCACACGCACACACCAAGCGACAGACGGAGGGTACAATAACAAATTCTAGTAGTATGAACCTTCAATATAAAACAAACTATCAAATTTTCAAGTGACACGCCCAAACCATATAGACTATATATACTCCTTTTTCTATATTTTATATATTTTACTCTATTTATCTCTATGATTTTTATATAGATATGATTAACCTAATGAATGGATAGTTATATATTAAATATACATTATGATTTTCTAGTATAGGTTATCTATCTTTTTATCTATATTTACTCTTATCATTTAGTAGTTATGCTATTGATTTCTATATGTAGTATTACCTTTAGTAGTGAATAGAGAGGTTTATTTAGGTTAGTATGTTTCTAATTTGAAAGAGTGGTTAGATTTTTATGCTTAGAAATAAAAAAAATAATATACTGGGTATATTATTTCTCTTTAAATTCTTTTTTCCTTTAAAAATAGTGAGTTAGATTCTGATTTATTTATAACTGTTAGAATCATTTTTCAACATAGCATTCATAAACATGTCTCTAATAATGTTAAAAACTTCTTCTTCACTACATTCATTTGAAATTTGTCTATTAAGTATTTCTACTGAAATTTCATTTGTATAACTATCTGGTATATTAATATCACTGAATGGATTATTAGTTAAGTGTGAACTCTTCAGTATATCATTATTAAATGTATGATTATATACATTTGAATTCTCTGGTAAGATAGGTGTTATATAAATTACTCTATGGTGTCCAAAGAATTCAGATTCACATGAGAACTTATATTTATCACTTACTAGAGTTGCTACTATTAATTCTTGTTCTTTAATACATATTGCTTCACTTCCTTCTGTTTCTTTTACAAATCTAACAACTGCTCGTTTAAAGTTATCATTTAGCATATGCACCTACTTTACTATAATCTTTTTCATATTCTTCATCTTGTTTAGTTCAAACTCTAATTCTTCTATGTGATGATTAATATTACATCCATATCTAACTGGTCTTGGGTCATCTTTATTTAACATACATAGGTTGTCATCACCTACATAGAAATAACTACAATATTCTTCTATACATTTCATTATTTATACTCCTTTAATTAAATTATCATATTCATAATCATCCTTCTAACACTGTCATATAGAAATACTTCAGTAGTAATCATTGGTATTGTCATTATTGACTGGTATGAGTTTAATATACCATATAAATCTTCATCATCTCTTGATGCAGGTATATCCATTATCATTATTACACATTCGTCACTGTTTGCTGCATTTATCTTATATGTAAAATGATAATTATTACTAACCATTATTATAACTTCATGTTTTTGATATACTAAAATTGATGGTATTCTTTCTTCCGTTTCTTTAACGAATCTTTCTACTGCTTGTTTAAAATTATCAATTAGTATCATATTCTTTAATATCCTTAATACTTATTTGTGATATTGGTGGTAAGAACTCAGCATAATTTCTTCTAGTAGCCATGATTTTTGGTAAAGGTTGTATTAGATTACCTGGATTTAAATCTGCTGCCATAGTTAATTCTCTAATTTTAGTATATAGATAATCTACAGTATTATCTGTTAGATTATAATCAACTTCTAGATTATTGAAGTGAGCTACATCATTAGGGTCTAAGTTTCTACTTCTAACTATTACATATGATTCATTGTAATGTCCAGTTTCATTATATGCGAACACATAACTATTACTTTGTAAAGTCACCCTATTATTATGTGTCATAAGAATATTTTGCATCTCTTCTATACATATTAATTTACCATCATCTATTTCTTTTATAAACCTTTCTAATGCTTTTACAAAGTTATCTATCATACTTTATCTTCAATTCTATATCTATATCATATGCTCTTGTGATGGCTGATAAGTCATTTTTAATAATGTATAAAGGATTAGACATCTTATTAATTTTGAATAAGAATAACGATACATAATCACGTTCTAATATCAAAATATCTTCATCTGGATAATTCTTTAGCTCTTCCATTACCTTTCCAGCATCTTTATAGAATAATGTTACATTTATTTCCTTATTGAAGAAATCTTTTAAATATTCAAGGTTATTTAACTTATTCAGTGTTGTTTTAGATATCTTAGACTCTCTACTAATGACAACATTTAACATGTTCTCTTCAAAATAATCTTCTGAGAAGTCATCTCCCATTCTTCTATTACATGTAGGACATTTGAATCCATAAATACCATCATCATCTAATTCTTCATCATCAAAGGTCATGTTAGGATGTATCTTTAATAAACCATCACAGTCATTAAAGATACATTCAACATATGTTTCAATTAATTCACTAACTCTGTATGACTTATCAATCTTGTCTTCAGCTTTAATTAAATTATAACCTTTATTTACACCTGTACCTTCAAGTTTTCTTCTAACTATATATCTACTCATTCATAGTCTCCTTATTCTACATCATCTCCATAGATTTCTAATATTCTATCAAATAGATTATTAACTTCCTCCAATGATTCTGGGTCACTTACTATATCTATGAAATCTTCTTCAGTTGGCTCATCAGGAACAAACAAAATCCATAACATGTATGCATTTTCATCATTAACTTTTCTTATTACATCATGCTTACGCTTTAATTCTTCTACTGCTGCTTTAATTACATCTTTCATAATATCTCCTTTTCTAGGTTATAGTTATCTTATGTGATATAGCTACTTGAGGGTCTATAAATGTACGTCTCTCCATCATGGTATTAAACTTAGGTTGAGGTATCATCTCTACAGGCGTTACAATTGCATGATTTTTCATCATATGTGATTTAAACTGTTTTCTCATTAAATTAAATGAATTTAATACAGAATCAAATGATTTATCAGCAGTTAATTCTTGATTAAGTTCTAACTCCATTACAAATGCTTTTAGCTCGTTTATCAACTCTTTTTCAGAATTGAAATGTAAATAAAATAGATGTACATCGTCATTATAAAATGGTGAGTACATATCAGATAATGTTACATTCATGATTATAGAGTTAGTACAATTAGCTAATGATGGGTAATATTCAATAGTCTTAAATATAAAGCTTTCATAATTACGATAATAATCAACTAAAAAGTTAGTAATTACACTTAATAAATGGTCTAAAGGGTCTTCAGAACTTACTGAAGGTGTAAAAGTTGGATAAGTTAATTCTTGTATCATTCCATCATCTGAACTCATATCTCTAACTTCTTTAACTTTTATATAGCGTCCTCTACCACTATCTATCTTTCGATATTCCATTATACCTCCTACTAATCAATTCCATTTTTTAATAGAATTTCTACTCTAGCTTGTTGTTCCCAAGTCTTAAAGTGAAGTTCACATCCACAGCCATCACATAGTAGTTTTTTAATACCATCATGACTAGCAGATACCATTGACATATCATCCTCACATAGAGGACATTGAATACATTTCTTTGTAACTGTTCGTTGATTTACCTTCATTCAGTCCTCCTACTCAAATTCAAATCCAGCTATTGCTGATGCTAATCTACCTTGTGTTGTTTCTATTGTACCAAATCTATTGTGCTTAACAGTGTATTCAGCTGCTTTCTTAGTATTTATAAACTCCAACTTAGTACTGATTATAAGGGTATCACCTACTTTACATTCTTTAAGAAGTTTAGGTGTAAAGTTATTAAATCTACACTTATCTTTATCTATTGATTTAATAGTTAATACTCTACTTTCTAATGGTATTGATACTTCATACTTTGCAACATAATGACTCATAATTAATTTACCCTTTCTACTATCTTTGCGAATTCAGATATTATTGCACATATAATTTCTCCAGGCTTTTGGACTCTGGCTGAATAATCATTGTACAATACCTCAATGTTAAAACCATTTATTCCTAACTTAACAACTCTACCTATAGTAGAATTTGGTTTTAGTACTGTAGGGTTATGATATGTATGCATATCCCTAACAGTGACTAAATCACCAACAATAATATCATTTCTACGACCTTCAATTATATTATCTATCATCATACATCTTACTTGTTCTGATACGTAAGTTCTATTAGCATAATTGTGACCGTCCATATGTAATTTATGGTCTTTCCAACCTTTAATATCAGGTGTCATCTTAAGCTCTTCATAATCTTGAAGTTTATATGTTTTACCATTAAATTCAATAACTTTAAGCATGTCTACTCTCCTCTTAAATAGTTTACTTTCTTATAGAATACATGGAATACTAACTCATGTAAGTGTGAATGTCCTTGTCTAATCTGAACTGTACCTAAAAATGTATAATCAGATATGTTATAATCTAATAAGTGTCCAGTTCCTACCATCTTAATACTAAATCGATTAGGTCTTTCCATTGAATCATCATTGATAAAGTAAGCTTTTATTTCATCATTCTGATTGATTACGCTTAGGAATTCATTAGACTTACAATATACTTCTTGTTTACCTATAATATCTAATGACTCTTTAAATATTTTCTTCATAATAACCTCCAATGTTATATTACTTCAATTATTACATCATTTGTACGTGTGTACAAATCATCATATTCATCAATAACAGTTATAATTTTAAATACCTGAATTCCATTAAGTTTTTCAATCTTAGTCAGTATTACTGAATAATCACCACTTTTTACTTTAATGATAAGTGTTTCATTTATATCAACTGAATTGATTTTCTTTTGATGAATTCTAAACGTAGGAATAAATTTTTTCAGTATTGATGTCATACCAATGTTTCGTAAAGTTAGTCTTTCAATTATTGCATGTTTCGTAAATTTAATAGTGTACTCTGTTGATTTAATACTAAATATTAGTGTATCATTACTCATCATGGCTGTTTGTTTATCTTTGTAACTATCAGGTTTAGGTTTACTTAACTTATCATTCATTACTGAACTTTTACTAAATGATAGTTCGTCAAACATAGATACTATTTTAGTGTTACTTAATTTAATAAAAATCCCTAACGTAGTATTATTAAATTGCAATCTAAGATATTCATCCATAGCTAAAATTGTTAAAAGATTTATATCCATTTTATTTTTACTTAAAAATGGACGTCCATCTGATGTACGATTAGTCTTTGCAAGTTTAAATACATATGACGCAATTCTAGCATTAACTTCACCAACAGGTATGCCACAATTCTTTAGAATTTCATCACTAAATGTCTCATCAGTATTATATCTTTCTATAAATTCTCTATTGATATCTATATAAAATAATGTATACTCTTTAATGATATTAGATTTCTTTAATTCAATGTAATAATGTACTTTATTATTTTCAATATCCAACTTGTTGCGTAAATAACCTCTCTTATATTTTTTCCCCCAACTTGTTTTTAACCTATTATCTTTAAACTTTTTCTCTAAACTATTCATAATACCCTCCTATTCACTATTATAATATATGTTTTATTTATATTTTGAATCAATATATAGATATATATTATAGAACTAGACAAAGGATAAAACTATATTAATAAAAGGAGATTATTATGACAACATTAAAGACAGAACAGATTCTACAAGAGAAATTAAAGAAATATTGGATGTTTAAAGAACTAAATCACCATATACCTGAACTACAAGGTAATACCTTAGATTATTTAAAGGGAGAAAAGACTAGATTTTCATCTAAATATACTAACTGTTTAGCTATTAATCTAAGTGGGAAAGGTCATCATGATATTGGTATTATAAATTCATGCAATTTAAACAATGATAAGTCTACTCTTAGATTTGAAATTATTTATAAGATGGGTAAGAAGACAACTAATTGGAACTGTAGTAATACTTTAGTATTTCCTAATAAACATATAGCTATTATGGAATTACTAAACACTTTAGATGATGAGATGGAAGAAGTTGAAGAACCTTCTAAAACATTTATGTTATCTTGCATTAAGTGCTTCTATGGTGCTGATATTGATTCATGCTTAGAGATTAGAGATGGAAAGATTATGGTAGTATGTGGAAATTGTGGAAACGTTCATGAAACTAATGTAGGATTAGCTTTTGTTCAGAAATAATTAAGAGGAGATTTAATATGTATGACATCCAAGTAAAGAATATGAAAGTATATAAGGGGAATGAACCTTATGACTTGAAAGTTGACAGAAGTAGTGTACTCGGTAATAAATTCTTCATGAATAATGAGAGTGAACGTGACAGAGTGTGTGAGAAATACGCAGAATGGTTGGAAACTAAGATTATTAGTAAAGATGAAAACATTATGAATGAACTGTATAAACTTTATGATACTTATCAAATGTACAATCAGCTGAACTTACTATGTTGGTGTAGTCCTAAAAGATGTCATGCAGATTATATCAAGAAAGTTATAATTAGAGCCTTAGAATGTGTAGATGGAGGAAAGATTTAACATGGAATATAGAGTTATTAAAAATGTTGTAGATAAATTTGTAGAAGGTGGGTATACAAGAGATGAAGGAGATTCAATTGAAAACATATCTATACCTGATGACTATTTATTTAATGACTTAGAAGATGCTATGAATTACATTAATAATTATTTAGAAATATATTTACATGAAAGTAATATATACGTGCATGAAATTCAAATATATCCTTTATCTAAACTAGGTAGAAATCCTTTAATGCTTAGAGTTATGCTTGATGAATATGAAGATGATTTAATGTTATTCTATATAACATTTAATAATCATGGAGAGTTAGTACAAGAACTAAGAGAGTGTATGATTCAGCTAGAGTTGAATAGAGAACTAAATGTACCTACTAAAAAAGAACAACATGATAAAGAATTGCATGATAGATTAATGAACCAATAGGAGGAATTATGAAGAAATTTAGAAGAAGTTTTGATGAAGTAAGATACTATATTAAGTTACTATCTGAAAATGGAACACCTGCATTAGATATATTGGAATACATTAAGAAAAAGACATCTGACATCAAGGTATCTAATCAAAGATTGCAGCAATATCTAATACTATCTCAATATTTATATGGTAAGATAGATGTTGCTGAAATAACACAAGATGATATCAGTGAACAGATAAATATTATCACTATTAATGATGCCATGTTCTATAAACTTTGCGATATACTTGAGAGCATGTGTGAAAATCTTAAATTAATCTAAGGAGAGTTTATGAGAAAGAAATTAACATGGTTAGTTATAATACTAACAACATTATCAACTATTGAAGCTATAAAATATATTTATTTTAGAAAATATATAGATAGTTTTGAGTTGTGGACGATATTACTTACTGTACCTTATTTAATATCAATATTAATACTAAGAGCTAAATACAGTGACCCAGGATACATTAACCATAGGGTATATAAATTTAACTTTATATGTAGTATACTTATCATAGGTACAATTATATTTAGAAACTGTATATAACATATTATTAACTAAATAATGAAAGAAGGGATAATTATGATAGAACACTTATCTGAAGCTATGAGAGTTCCAGATGCTATTGAAGATGAAGCAACTAAAATTGTAAGAGAGATGGTTATTTTAGTTGAGAATAATGACGAAAAGTATGCTGACTTTATTATTCACTTCAAAAACATTACTAAGAATAAGTTAATGTATGCTACACAATACATCATTGAAGTATATTTATATGGTGTTAAAGAAGGTTATGTTAGTGGAGTACCTTTCCACAATCAACAATCTGTTGTAGATAGACTGTATTCAGTTAATACTAAACCATCAATTAAATCATATAATTCTTATTATCGTGATGCTATTAAAGCTGATGCTGTTATTGGAAAGTATATGGTAAAAACTATTATCTAAGGAGATAATTATGAAAGAATCAGTCAAGTTATTTTTCAAACAGTTATTTTGTAAACACTCTTGGGACAATATGGGTACTCATATGATTCATGGGGGTATGAATAAAGCAACTGAATACCACTGTTCTAAGTGTAAGAAGGAAATACACGTACCTCACTAGAAAGGAGTTACTTTCATGTTAAATGATAATCAAGTATCGTTAAAAGAATCATCATTGTTTCTATCAGAAAAAGCTATGTCTAAAGCTCAAAAGGACGCTTTAGCTAAGGGTAGAGATAAGTTAGACAAGAAAGCTGATAAGAACAAAGATGGTAAAACATCTGTTAAAGAAAAAGCTATGTTGTTAAAGAAGAATGCAAAGAAATAATACATTATAGTTTTACTAAATAGGAATAACCTTCATACAGGGTTATTCCTAATTTTTTTTGTTTCCTTGAACAAATTTATAACAACAAGAGCATGGTGATTGCTCAAGGAACATACAAAAAAGGAGAGGATATCTAATGCTTAAAGAAAATCTTAGATTTAAATCAGTTAGTGACGGACACTTAGTGTATACTAGACATGGACATACTCACATAGTCAATGACCATGTATGCAATTTGTTTATATCTCTATTGAAGAGAGGTATCTTACCTAATTCCCCTTACTTGATTGAAAGTGCTAGAAGAGTGCTATCTAAAGAATCCTTTGAGAAATTAGTTCCACAAAAGAAGAAAGATAAATATTATAATAAACCTAAACATAGTAAAAGAAAATGAAGAATACCCTTGTGGGTATTCTTCTAATTTAAGTTATATAATAAACATATATTATACAAGTAGATGATATTATATTAAAGGAGGAATAAATGCCTAAAAAAAGAACACATGAAGAATTTATTAATAAACTCCACAATGAAAAAGGAGATATATTTACAGTTCTAAGTAAGTTTAATGGAAATAAAAATAAGATTAAAGTAAGACATAATAAATGTGGTAACGAATGGGATATATTTCCAAGTAATTTATTAAAGACTAATACTTGTCCTAAATGTAGTAGGAAAGCTAAATCAATGACTAAAGAAGAGTTTTTAAAAAGATTACATACTAAACATGGTAATGAATATAGTCTTATTTCTGAATTCATATCTACACGTAATAAGGTTAAAATAAGACATAATGATTGTGGTCATGAATGGGAAGTTATGCCTTTAATTATAATTAAACATAAATGTCCTATATGTAGTAACAAAGCTAGAGTACTAACTAATGAAGAATTTGTTGAAAGAATTAATAATAAGCATCATGGTACGATTGAAATATTGAGTGAATATGTAGGTATACATGATAAGCTTACAGCAAAACATGTTACATGTGGTCATGAATGGGAAGTTACACCTGGAACTTTACTGAATATTGATAAACCTAGTGATAGTTGTCCAAATTGTTGTAGAGATAAAACTACTAAGACACATGAAGACTTTGTTAAACAAGCTTTTGAGAAGTATGGAGAAGAATATGTTATTCTATCTAAGTATAAATCAGCTCATAAGAAGATTAAAGTAAAGCATACTACTTGTGGTACTGAGTATTCAACTATAGCTAGAAAAATGGGTAAATGTCCATTATGCACTGGTGCTGGACAACTTAGAACACATGAAGACTTTATTAAAAGATTACATATGAGATTTAGTGAAGATAAATTTACCATATTAGGTAAGTATATTAATTCTGAAACTAAAATATTGGTACGTCATAATAAGTGTGGTTATGAGTGGGAAGTTAAACCTAACTCTATGTTAAATATCAAATCATTTAGGACGTGTCCTAGATGTCATCTTAATAGGATATCTAAAGGTGAAGCTAAAATTGAAGAATATTTATTATTGAACAATATAAAACATGAAAGACAATTTTCATTTAAAGATTGCGTATATAAGAGACCTCTTAAGTTTGATTTCATTGTTTATTTGAAAGATACTTTATTTTTAATTGAATATGATGGAACTTTCCATTTTGAAACTAACAGAATGTTACATGAAAAAGATATAGAAATTAATAAGACTAGAGACCAAATAAAAACTCAATATTGTTTAGATAATAATATAGCTTTACTTAGAATACATCATAAAGATAAAGAAAGAATATATGAAATATTGGATGAATATACTAGATGTATATAATGAATAATGATAATATTAAGGAGAATAACTATGAAAATGTTTAAGAGGAACTGTTGTGACGGAATTTATAACTCATTTGATGTACACTTTACTGATGCATGTGACAACAAATGTGAACACTGTATTGACATGAAGTATGATGGTCTAGGTATTAAGAAACCTAATCCTAAAGCTATAGCTGATACCATCTTAAAGAACCAAGAAGGATATGATGACGTATTATTCTTAGGTGGAGAACCATGTTTATATCTTGATGAATTAATAGAATGTATTAGAATAATAAAGATACATACTGAATTAAAAGTATTTATAACTACAGCTATTCCTAAGACTTGCTTTGATGAAAGAGAGAAATTTGAAAAATTACTTAGAATGGTTGATGGAATTAACTTATCAGTTCAACATTACAGAGAAAGTGAAGCTGACTTTATTAGAAATGTAGGTGAATCTAAATATGATAGACAAGAGTTCTATAATAGTTTACCACATAAGGATAAGATTAGAATCAATTTAAATATTGTAAAGCCTTTCCTTTACACTAAGCAAGACATCTTAAGTTGTTTACAACACTATGATAAGATGGGATTCAACTCTATTAAAATATCTGAAATTCAACATGGTAAAGAGTACTTTGTATCATTTGAAGAAGTATTTGGTATTAAGTTAGGTTCACCATTCTATCATGGTTGTCAAACATATTTAGATATGGATACAATTACACAAGGTTTTAAAACTCCAGTATTACTTAAACGTTCATGCTTTATGTGTGAAGAAACACTTAAAGCTTCGTTTATGGATGGAGTTAAAGTTGTTCATCAATCTATATTTAAAAAGGTTGATAATAAATACTCTGTTATCTATGGTAATGGGAAAAAAGAAGGAGGTTGGGTTTAATGTTTACTAAAACACTAAGAAAGATTGTAGTTGCAACAAGAAATGCTAATGGTCATTGCAGTTCTACAGGACATTGTTCTTAAGGAGGATGTTATGTTTACTAAATTAATGAGAAAGATTTTAACAAGACATAGTTATGGTAATGGTCACTGTGTTCCAGACAAGCCAGACAAGCCAGTAGGTCACTGTTATTAATTATTGAAAAAATAACCTCATAGGTTATTTTTTTTTTATAGGATTAACAAATTAATATAGTAAAATAATAAAGACTGGAGAATATTATGGCTAAGAGAAAGATAACAGACCAAGAAAAAACTAGACTGTTAAGTTTAAAGACTGAAGACGTGACACTTGAGTTACTTAAAGAGTTATTTGCAGCAACATCTAAGCGTAATGCTAAACATAATACAAATGATTACTTTATTATATCTGACCTAGATATGAAGACACATTTAGATATTAAAGCAGACAAGTCTACAATGACTACAACCGTAGGTAGATATATATTTAACCTTTTAGTATTAATGCCTAAAATAATTCAACATACAGGCTATGTTAATCATGCCCTAAATGGTGGAGCAATAGGTGACTTAGATGATAAAGTATCTAAATTGTTATTAGAACAAAAGATAACTTCAAAGGATATGCATAATTACATTGATAAGACACAATGGTTAGGATTTGCACCTAATAACTTTATTTGTTCATCAATGTCATATGAATTACTAAATCCTATCCCAGAAGTTGAAAAACGTAAGAAAGAATTAGTTAAAGAGAAAGCTAAAGAATTAGAAGCAGGTGATGTATATGCTGCTGGTGCTATGGAAGATGAATTATTAGGTATTGCTAAAGATAAGATGAAAGATATGGAAGCTTATGAAGTATATGCTAGTGGAGCTAGAGGTTCTTTTGGTAACAACTATAAGAATACTAGTGTTATGAGGGGTGCAATACGACATCCAGCAGACCCTAATAGATATGATATCAGTACTCATAATCTTATTGAAGGAACACCAAAAGAAGAGTTTGAAGAGTATGCTAACATGACTGTAGCTGCATCTGCATCTAGAGCCTTATCTACACAACAAGGTGGATATATTGGTAAACAACTTCATGCAGCTTTCCAGACATTAGTATTGGATAAAGCTGGCAGTAACTGTGGTACTACTAAGACTGTTAAGATACTCATTACTGATAATAATGCATCTAAATTAATGTATAGATATATAGTTAGTGGTAGTAAATTAATACTATTAGATGAAGCAACAATATCTAAATATATTGGTAAAGTTGTTAATTTAAGAACACCAATGATGTGTATATCAGACCATATATGTAGTAAATGTGCTGGAGAATTATATTATCGTCTGGATATTGAAAACGTTGGTCTTATAACTAACCGAGTTGGTACTAAACTAATGAACCTTGCATTAAAGTCATTCCATGATAGTACTGTAAAGGTTAAGAAGATTAATATTGATGATTTTATTCATTCAGTTTAGGAGGTATATATGTTTTTACATGAAACAATTATATTACCTAAAGAAGATACTTACTTCCAGTATGATTTATGGGAAGATGGTAAATCAGATGTATTACTAATAACAGGATTAGTTGGTAGTGGTAAGAGTACTTTAGGTAGACAAATGGCAGAAGAAGAAGGATGTGAATTCTATGAATTGGACTGGATGGAGCATGCTATGAGAGAAACACTAGGTAAAGATGCTGATAAGCTTAGAGACTCTGAGTTCAGAAGGAAATATGCTACAGATTTCTTCAAAACTAGAATACTTAATAAACGATTTAGAGGTAAAAGAGTTATAGTTGAAGGCGTTAAAGTAATGAGAATGGATAGAGATTATATGGCTACTTTTCCAATCATTATAAAAGAAACTTCAGCAGTTGTATCTTCTGTTAGAGCTATTAATAGGGAACGAAAACGTGATGAAGAAAATATATTTCAAAATGTACATACTACATTGAAGTATAATAAACGATTCATAAAGTTAGTTAAAGAATTTAAAAAAGATTTAGGAATAAGATAATAGTGTAAAGAGATTAATTTCTCTTTACACTTCTTTATTTTGTTTTCAAGTATATATTATAGTATTGACAAAAAACAAACTATAAAAAGAAAGGAGAACATATGGGAGAATTAGTTTATGATGGCTTTAATAAAATTGAAATCATTGATTGTGAAGTAAAAGGTAAGATGGTTAAAAGAGAAAAACTTCATATAAATGATGCAGTTGCTGGATTAGTTTATGACTGTGAAGAAAGAATGTGTCTAGTAGAGCAGTTTAGACCTGTTCCTGGTAAGATGTCTTATGAAATACCTGCAGGTGTTATGGATAAAGGTAAAAATCCAAGAGACACTCTTATGGAAGAATTAAGTGAGGAATGTGATTTACACATTAAAGATTTAGTAGATTTCTATTCAGGAGATATTGCAAAGTATAGAATGTTATCTGGAAGTTCAGATTCAGTAATGACTATCTATGAAATATGTGTTGTACCACAGTTTGACAAAAATGGTAAACTTTTAAAAGAAAAACCAGTAGATGATGTAGATGTATCATCAGTTCATTGGTGTACTCTTGAAGAAGTTGAAAAATTGATTCATACTGGTAGTATAGCTGATGGGAAAACTATTATAGCATACTATCACTTTAAAGATATGATAATGAAACTTAGACGAGATGCAGCAGGAGTATATTAAAGGAGACCAGTATGTGTAAAGAACGAGAAGATGTAGTAAGAAATTTAGCAGCGTTAATATCAGACATGTATAGACTAAAGGAAGATATTGAAAAGAAAACAATGAAAACTTCTATGTTCCTAGATAAACAACAATTCCAATTGAAGAAAACTTTATTTTCTATTGGTACTAATAATGGATTAAGAGGTTATGAGTATGGATTATTAGATTCAGATGAATTAATTTCTGAAAATTTAATACCTACCGTAGCTTATCATGCTGGTGAGATATTTACTTATCACGCAGATAATAATCAGTTAGTAAATAGTAATGGTGAGATAGGTTTAGGTGATACTATTGACCTTTCACTATACAGTCCTTTAATCTTTGGTTAAAATATATATTATAATTTTGAAATTAAAGTTTTAAAAATAGCATCAACATAATATATATGACAACCATAAGATAAGGGAGGCATCTTAATGAAATTGAAATTCGTTAGCTTTGACGACATGTATGATGAAAAATGCGTGGTGAACAATCATGAAGGAATAGATTCAAAAACAAAAAAGTTTAATGCAGATGGAATTTTCTCTGAGAGCATCTTCGGTAAGCTTGACAATGAAAGCGTAGCTTTTACTTGTTCATGTGGGAAGAAGAAGGGTAAATTTTATGAAGGCACTTCATGTGAAGAATGTAACAGTGATGTTGTGTTCACAGAACCAATGGTAAATAGAAGAGCATGGATTTTACTAAATGACTTCTATATATTAAATCCCAATTTCTATAAATTCTTAACAAAGATTTGTAAGAAAACAACGCTTAATAACATTATAGCGTATCAAGGGAAACTTGATAAAGATGGAGTTATCGTCGATAGTGAAACTGATGACTGTCCTTATAATAATATAGGATTAGTTGAATTCAGAGAAAGATTTGATGAGATATTAGATTACTTCCATAAAACATCTAATAGTAAGATTAAAGATTCAATATATAATCTTATAAAGAAGAACAAAGAGCATGTATTTATTAATAAAGTTCCAGTGTATTCAACTACTCTAAGACCTGCTTTGATGATGAAAGAGAAATTGATATTTGATGAAGTAAACAATACTTACAACTCGATTATCCTTAACTCAAACATTATAAAGGAAGTAAATCAAATAGAGAGTGAAGATGGTAAACTTACTATATATCCATTGATGTACAACATTCAACTTCAAGCCAACCAAGTATTTGAAAAGATTGTTGATAACATTAAAGGTAAGAGTGGTTTCATTAGAAATAATATGATGGGAAGTAGAGTTAACTTCTCAGCAAGAACTGTAATTACACCATTACCTTCTGGTTATGGTATTGATTCTATTGTTGTTCCATATTTAGCATTTATGGAGTTGTACAAGTTCCAGATACTCAATATACTAAGTCGTGTTAAAGGTATCAGTATTGGGGAAGCTAATACTATATGGAATAAAGGTACAACAACATTTAGTCAAGAATTATATGACATAATGAAAGAAATAATTAAAAAGGTAGATTGTAAAGTATTACTTAACAGACCACCTACTATTTCATATGGTTCTATTCTATGTTTAACAATAGTTGATATTAAGCATGACTATGATGATTTAACTTCAAGTATTCATAATTGTATATTAGATTTACTTGCAGGTGACTATGATGGTGATGTATTGTCTATTTTCCCATTGATAGATGAGTCATTAAAGAGAACATTCAGTAAGTCATTCAGTCCACGTAACATGCTTATCAGTAGTGATAACGGTATGTTTAATGGTAGATTGAATATAGATAGAGACCAAGCGTTAGGTATCTATAGTTTTAATTGTTAAAAATATAGCAGATAATCTTAAGGGATTATCTGCTTTTTATATTGGAGGTAATATGTCTAAAAGAAAATTAGTAGTATTTGAGAAAATACCTGATGAAGAAATAATAAATCATATACAAAGTATTGGTTTTTGTTTTGGTCAGAAAAGTAAAGGTCAAAAGACTATAGCAGCATGTTGCACTTTTAAGAGAACTGTTAAGAGAACTACATATACTCATAATGTAGATTGTATGTTCCGACTAGAATTTACTGATGCTTTGAAAGAATTAGTTGGTATTAAATCTGGATATGGTAGAGTAAAGTTTGATAGATTCTTTGACACTGAAGAAGGTAAACAATATTGTATTGACAATTGTTGGGAAATTAAACATGGAATTGAAAAACATAATAAGACAGTCGAAGATAACAATGCTAGAGAAGTTTTAATGCATAAACAAGGTTTAGATTATGATAAAAACCAAAGAAAACATCTTAGGTTGTTTAATATAGGTTATTCTTATGACAGATGTCTTAAAGATGGTGGCGATATGATGATGGGTCATGCTAATATGATTAAGAAATATGGTCTAACTAAAGCTCAAAAAGAGAGATTATCTTTTATGGGAACTTTGGAGGATTTATAATGGATAATGTAGTTGTTAAAAACTGGGAAGAATTAGCTGCTATAGAACCACAAGAGTCTGACACACATACATTAAGTGTTGATTTAGATATGGGTCTTGGTAGATTAAGACCTAAGAACGAAGATTGTAAGGTAGGACGTAGGTATTTAAGTACACATTCGTTTTATCAAAATTCACGTAAGGGTACTGAGTATATACTTCGTGAATGTGGATTCAATATAACTGTCACTGAAAATGAAAGAGAGGATTAATAAAAATGGAAAAAGTAATTACTTTAAAAGATTATATGAAAGCTGCAATGCAACAATTCATCAATGATAATGATGTATTAGATTTATCTGATAATAACTTAGATGACTTAATTGGAGAATCTTATACATTTGAAGGTGAAGAGTTTATGGAAGCTGTTGATGTTAACTTTAGAGAAATGTTTGATGAAGAAACACAATATGAAGTATCTCTAGGTTCTATTTCAGTTGATAAAAATGATGATTGGACTATTAATGCTATTACTGAAAGTCATTGGAAGGATGAAGATAATTATAATGCTAATCCAGTTGTATTATTGATATTCATTCAACAACCTGTTGAAAATGAAATGATAAATAGAGCAACATATCTTGCTGGAGACTTAACTATTAAGGAGGAAACAAATGAGTAAAGATATTAAATTAAGTGATGGTATTATTTTAAAACTAGACCCTGACAATTCAAGACCTAGTCCAAAGAATTATATTGAGATTAAATGTGAGTTTGAACATGGTGATGCTGATGGAGAAAGTTCAAACCTTGAAACTTTATCTCTTGATACTGAGGAAGATAGAGTTGTTGCTATTAAAACTTTAATAGGATTATATCTTAGAGAGTATCATGAAGATAGTGTAGAATGTTTTGAAGAAGAAGATAACTATGAAAATATTAAAGCAATGTTTAACTTCTTTGAAGATGAGGATGAATATATGGCATACCTTGAAGATGGATATAATTTTACTAGAACTGATGACTTGTACTATACAGATACAATTATAGATAGTGAACCAGAAATTACAGTCTTCTATGATGGTAATATTTATGATTATAATTCTCTATTTGAGTTTAATGGTGATGGATTAGATGTGTCTGGTGGAATAAAACTTTAAACAAAAAAAAATAGACAATGATGTTATGTCAAAGTCTATTTTTTTTTATTAAAACATTGCTATGAATACTTCTACCATTATTTTTTGCTCATCTGTTAATACATAATCATCTTGTACTACTTCGGCAATAAGATTAATATTGTGTAATGCTTCTTCTTCAGTAATGTTTTCAGAAGCCATGTAATTCTTTATAAAAGTTTGCTGTGCTTCTAATGATTCTTTAAGAGCATCATACATTGTATAAATACTAATATCTTCAATAATTGTTCCATCTGAATATCTGTGTGCGTTTGCTTCTTTTGACATTGACAATCTTCCTGATAAACTTAACATAATATACCTCCTAGTATATATGGATTATTGTTTAATATACTACATTGTATATTAAAAGTCTTATATAAATAACATTGAATAAAATTATCGTAGCTTGGTCACATTGATACAACGCTTGCAAGTCAGAGTTTTTTCCATTATAATATTATATAAGGAACGTAGATAATCAATTAAAGTAAAGTCTTTAATTGGTGTTATCAATAATATGATATATATTTAGGAACATAGTAAATACGCTTTTTCAAATGTAGTTAGAACATATTAATAATTGTTGAAAGGAGAATGTTTATGCAACTAAATAACAATATAATGAGTTGCTTTATTTCAACATCTGTTTCATCTGTGGTAGGCAATTTAACAACAGTTGCTAAAGATTATATAGAAAGTAAATTTCCTAGAAATTATTTTAAGGAAGTTCATGTAACTACAGAGATAAGTTCTTCAGAAATGAAAGAAGATGCAGATGATGTTAAGAAGAAAAGACTCCCTATATTATCTATTAACCCAATATTTATGCCAAGTGCTAATGATACATTAATGGAATCATATCCTAGATGGAGACGTGGTGGTAAGAGATATATGTTTAGAGACACTAAGAGTAGATACTATCCAGTATTCTTTGATGATGTTAATGACATATATGTATGGGCAATACCTAATAGAATTAAGGTAAACTTTGAAATGAAAGTAAAAGTAGCATCAAGTATGAGACAGATGGATTTAATATACTATATCCGTCAGAGAATGGGTACAAGTGGTTATTCATTTTTGAACGAGCAGAGATTAGAGACAGAAATACCAAAATCTATAATTAAGGGGATGACCCAGCTAACAGGAGTAGATACTACCGATAATGACCAAGTTTTGGAATTCTTGAATTATCTACAGAGATATTCTAATGGATATGTGACTAGAAAGAATAATTTATCATCTGGTAATCCAATGTATCAATTTGCTTATGGTTCTAATATACTTATTCATGGTGAAAGTGGAAGTGAAGGAGATAAAGAGAAGATTAATATGGTTGAAAAAGAAAGCAATGTATCATTTGCATTTTCTTTTGAGACATGGATACCTTCTACATTTATTTTAGAAAGTAAAAACGAAGTTACTTATGATAATGAAGAAGAATATGTATTTGATGATGAAAATATATCATTTGCACAATCATTCAATATTAAACCTAATAGAATTAGAGGACATAAGTCTGAATTAAGATGGGAAGGGTATGTTACTGACGTTAATAAGACCATAGATACTGTAGAACTTGAAAGTTTATTTACTGAAAAGCAGAAGAAGGTTATTAGATATTTAATAGATAACTCATTAAATATTGATGAAGTATTTGAGATGGTTTCATTTAGAGATATGAAAGAATTAGTTAAAGATATAGACTATACTTTTGACTGGGATACTTTAACTTTAACTTCAATTAACCCTCATCAAAACTATACACATTTTGTTGGTTTGTATGCAGACTTAAAGCTACTTGAAGAAAACTTCAAAAAAATAAAAGAGTAATAGCCTAATAAGCTATTACTCTTCTTTTTAAACTTCTAATATCTTTGCTTTAACAGTTTTGAATTTAACATCATCCATCTTAATATTAGGTTTAAAGAAATCATTAAACCAATCAATAAATACTTCCTCTTTAGTTAATTCAACACCAAATCCAGCTACATCTTGTAAGAACTCAGACTTATTAATAGAAGAGCCTGGACAAGTCTTACTAGAATACTCATTATGGAATACACTCTTAATGTTAAATAATCCATTAAAGTACTTAGTGAATTCAAGCATAGATTCTTTTTGTGGACCACTAAATGTATCATTACCTTTATCAAAGTTTGCAATCATTTCAATAGCAAATCCTAGGTAATTTCTACCTTTAATTGATGCAGGGTTACTGTTAAAGTCTCTACCAACAATCCACTTACCATCTGGAGCTAATGATAGATGTTGACCTATATCTCTCCATTTAAGAGTATTTACATGGTAGTTCCACATACCTTGCTGTAGTGACTGATGGTTAGTACCAGTAAAGTGTTTGTGAGAAGGACTCCAAGTATGATGAACATGTAACTCTCTAGGAGTTCTAGTCCATTTAAATTGTTGACAATACTTAATTAATTCAGCAGTTGTCATTACTTTAAATCTTTCATCTTCACTACCAACTAACTTAATATACTTACCACTTGTCCATTTATCTTCACCAATTCTATACCAACCATTCTTCTCTTCATAAACTTTAACAACTTCATTTCGGTCTAAACGGTCTACAATAGGACAGTCTTTATAATTTGAACTACTAACAACTTTACCACCACGAATATTCAATACACTTGTGCCAGTAACTATACCTTTTTGTGTTTCTTCTTCTACAGGCTTTGGAATTACTTTAACGTAATCTCTAACATATGCCTTATTTGCAGATATAAATTGATTTTTATCAGTTCTATACCAACCATTAGCTACACCAGTTACAGTAACAATGTCTCCTTTAAAGTAATCTCCAACATCATCATACTGGACACCAGAACCTTCTCTAATATTTAATCTTGTAGCAATAATTTGAACTTTCTTGTTAATTTTTTCCATGTGATTATCAACATAGTCAATCTTATATTCTTTAGCATAAATAACTAAGGCATTAGCAATATTTCTTTCAACTCCACCATTAAGATAGTTAACAACTTTACCATCAACTTCCATTTCAGATGAACCACCACCATCAGCGTTAACTGAGTTGTGTGCCTGTAGTTCCATCATAACTTCAGCACTTTCTTCAGCTGTAAGTCCTTTATCATTAGTATTTCTACCTTCAGCAACAACTAATAACATAGTGTTATCAAGTCTTTGACCAACTAATGTTCTTGGATGTCTTTCATTAGAATGTGTATGATGTTCAGCACCTTCTAAATTAATTTCACCATCTTTAGTAAGTCTATAAGATAATGATGCACCCCATTGTGCTTTTCGGTCATACTTAGCTTTGAATTCTGCAGTACTTATATCTTCAATAATAAGTTTATTATTCATAAAGATAGTTTCCATAAAACCTTTACCAATAGAATCTGGTGTACTGAATGTGAAACCACTATCAGTATAGTCTAATCCTACTGCTGCAACCTTTTTTACCCATGCAAAGAAAGATAAGTTTACTGCTGCAACTTTCTTATAACCTCTGTCTTCAAACCATTTGTGTCTAATTTTAGTTAAAGGTTCTCTTTTCTTTCTATCTCCAGCACAGTTCATTACAATTAAGTCTTTACTAGGCATGAATTCTAAAACATGAATATCTGTACCAAATCTTCTCATAGTACTATATTTAACCAACTGCTTCATCATCGTCCTCCTCTTCTGAATCATAACCATAATCATTATAGTCACGATAATCTTCTTCATTGTTATTAGTTACCTTAACTCGGTTATCTTCTTTCTTGTTAAGTACTTTGTCATTTCGACTAACAAACTTGTTAACCATTTTAGTTCCAAAGTAACCACCCAATATAACCATAAGTGGATTTGACATAATTCTTAATGTGTCTACTACTGCATCTTGAATGTTACTTTCAAGAAATAGACCCTTCCATACAATCATACCTGATGCGGCTACAAATGCTATAACAAATACCACACTTATAAAATCGGTGATTGATACTCCATCCGCATCATTAAGAAAAGTTCTAATTTTTCGTGCCATGATATGCACCTCCCTAGTTTATTATACCTACTTACAATATTTAAATTTAGTGGTTATACCTTAAACATATAGATATAAATCATTTAAATATAATTAATTGTTAATGGAATAATGTAAAAATAATGTATGATAATTATAGACCTTTCAAATTCATTTCTGTAACAAATTAATAAATATTATCTTAAAAATAAGGAGGATTTCCATGAAAGAGAAGGAGAAAGATAATAGCAAGGTTAACTTGGTACTTACGAAAGCACAAAATAAGAGAATTAAAATTCTTGGTACAGTTGCTTTATCTATTATGATATTATCAGTCTCTATTATATTTATTTTCATACAAAATATAGAAATAGAAGAGGGTAAGACTGAAGTTTATCTTAAGGAAATAGATGAGTTAGAATGGTCATTAGTTAATGCTATTATTGAAGAGAACATTGAAAAAGCAAACATGCAATCAAAAAGATTAAAAAGTGAAATTGAGCATAGAATTGTTGATGATTATGGAGACAATTTTGAATTACTAAAGAAAGATTTTGATTATCCCACTGAAGATGCTAAATTTACAATTCTAGTTAATGAAGTAATGGATAATGTATATCTTAATATTAATAATGATAACAACGACCCTTTCTTAGCTTTTACTGAGTTGGGAGTGTTTTCAGATAAAAGTTTAAACTGTAGTTCTGATGGAGAGCAAAGAAGTTGGGAAGAAGAAATATTAAAACATTCAAATGTTAAATTAGCTGAAGAAGCTGTTAAAGCCTTAATTAATATGGAGAACTCTAAAACAATTTTCTGGGAGTTTCTTCCTTCAACTAACACTAATCATACACAAATAGATGAGATGAGAATTTCTCATTTAAAAGACATATTTTTTAAAGAAGGTTTAAGGGGTTTAGAAACATATGAGTTCTTGAGTCCGAGTTATATAACACCTGATGGTGATATATTCGGGACTGATGATGTTAATAGTTTTGGGTACAAGTTATCCAATTATAAAATTATTGTAGTACAGGGGTTCAACATTGTTGATGCTATAAATCAAACTAAGAGAGAAGAATTAAGACGATTTGAAGAGTCTAGAAATCTAATTATAAGAGAATGTGAGTATGAAATTAATCTTACAAAGATTACATTATTCTTAATATTAGGTATAATCTTCTTAACATTCATTTCAGTTATATCTGTTTATAACAATGAATTGGATGCAATAGGGGATAAAAATCAAGAGGCTTCATAACTTTAAGAAGAATATTAAAGAAGGGAAGATAATCTAATGGATATGGAAAGTATAAAAGTGATTGACTTCTTTGTAGAGTATTCTTTAACATTAGTAGTTATCTTTTTCCCTTCACTTATAGGTAGTTTTGGAAAAGAATATCTTGCTATTATGCAAGGCAAAGCTAGAAAAATTAGTATCCCTAAAATGATAATTGCATCATTGACATCAACAATCCTTCTGTTTGGCTTCTCAGACGTATTATTATCTAAGATAAGCTTTAAGATTTTGATGGTACTAGCTTTTGTCACTGGATTGGTAGGATTCCAATTGTTTGAACAACTATCTACACTTGAAGGAATTAAAAAGTTAGCTAACGATTTTAAAGAGTTTAGAGACTATAAAAAGAAGGATGATAAAAAATAACAATGGACATATATCTTAATTGATATATGTCCTGTTTTGTTTACAAAAAAAAATAAACCATGTTAATAGTTTATTTTTTAATTAGTGTTACATACTTCTCATCAATGTGTACGTTATTTAAGTCTAGTTTTACTTCTATAGCACTAGCAATTCCACATCTAGATGGATAGTAATCTACCATTGATAAATTTTTAAAGTTTTTAATATCTTCTCTTTCTATAAATATTGTAATACTGTTCATAATCCACTCTCCTTTTTATTATGCTGCCATTATAGTGTATTGATTGAAAGAGTTAGTATATCTTAAGATTCCTAAACCTTTCATAATCATATTTAATGCTCTTATTGCTTGTTGAATAATGATTATATTGGCTGCAATATATTCATTATCTGAATATACTGCTAGTAGGTCTTCATAATCTTTTAACTCGGAACATAGATTATTTCTTGATGTAATCCAGTCAGAGTTAGTTCTTTTAGGTACATTATTTTTATTAGCTTCTTTTCTTTCCAATCTTACTTCTTCTAAAATCGTCATAATATACCTCCATTAGTATATATGTTATATAATATATTTCTCTATCGTAGCTTGGTCACATTGATATAACGCTTGCAAGTCAGAGTGAATTACTCTATATTATAAATGAGTCTAGACATAATTTATTTATATCTAGGATAATAACTATAAGTTCTTAAATTAGTATTATCAAGAATATGATATATACCCATAATATCAATAAATACGTTTTTTAAGAGTATAACCAATTAAGGTTATACTCTCTAGGAACATACAAAATAACAAAAAAATACTTTCAAAGAGAAAGATTTTTCTTATTATACAATGAAGTATAATATGAATAATATTAATGAAAATAATATTCATTATTATTATATATGCTTGAAAGTTGAGTTAAATTTTGCGATTTAAAAAGCCATATACCTATGAGAGCTATCAAGGTATATGGCTGTTTAAATAATAATGACAAACAAAGTAAGGACTAACATGACATATATAATAAAACGAAGACAAGAGCATCTTATCGTTATTAACGAACTAATGAGTGGTATTTTACTACCACTCACTTTACATATAAAAAGAAGACTTAAAATGTATATAGATGTAAACATTTAAACTTAAGATTTAATTCAACTATATTAAATAATTGTTATACTATTAATTTTAACTTCTTAAAATTAGTATTTAATGTTTTTCTTAAATTTAATACCACTGTGACTATATTTATAGTAATTTAACTTTGAGCTACAATTATTACAAGGGAAAGCTTTTTTATTATCTATATTTGCGTAGTTTCTAAAACCCACAGCTTTACTAGAATTGAATATATGGTCTAGATTATTATCTTTCACATTACCTAGTATAAAAACTTGGTGTAATTGATTATCTGTGTGAATCTGACAACATGGTGACACATTACCATTCAAATCAATACCTATATATTCTATAGGTTTAGTACAGTTATTAGAATTTATATCACTATAGTCATCTGTGGATTTATCATTTTTAACTTCAAGTAATTCATTTTTAGTAAAATCTACAATATAAATTATTTGCATATTATTTAATTTTCCTTCAATATAAGTATCATAAACTTGTACTATGTCAACACCTAATTCATACAATATATTATAACATTTTTCTCTACCCATGCAATCATAGTCTTTAATTACAAGTTTATCTAAGTTTAAGTCTTTTAAAGCATCCTTAGATAAATAATCTCCATTAGTAGAAGCTACTAAGGTAGCATTAGGTAATCTATCTTTAATAATATTTACTTTTCTTTTTAGTTCTTCAGTGTATAATAATACTTCATTATTTCTTGAAAAAGATATCATTTCAGAATATTTAACTTGTTCTAAGTCCTTAATTATCTTAAGATAAACTTCATCAGACATAACTTCATCAGTATTATATTTATCAAATCTTTTACAACAGAACGAACAACTTCTATTACACTTTCCATGAATTTCAAGTTCTATCAATTTAACACTATTTAACATAAAATCATCTCCTATCTATTTATTTATTTTTAATATTATTAGTTATAGTAACATATTAATTTAATATTATGTTACACCTTTTTTTATTAAGATAAAAACCGTATCTAATGACATTTCAAGTGTATATTATATTTTTGATAATAATAATTAAAGACCATATACATAATAGTTTGTATATGTAAACTAAAACAAATCCTAGGAGGATTATTATGAAAAAGAGAAATTTATTACTAAACTTAACACTTGTAGTTTTATTAATGAGCATTTTATGTGTTCCAGCATTTGCATCTGAGGACGAATTGAATGTAGAACTTAATGGAGAACAAATTGAATTTGGTGAAACTGAACCTACAATTATTGATGGTAGAACAGTATTACCTGCAAGAACAATCTTAGAAGCTTTAGGATTAGAAATTGGTTGGGATGCTAAAACCAAAACTGTAACTGGCACAAGAAAAGGATTAGATATAGTACTTCAAATAAACTCAACTAAAGCTTGGGTTAACAATGTTGCACAAACATTAGACGTACCTGCAACAATTATTGATGGTAGAACTTATTTACCAGTAAGATTTATTGCAGAATCAACTGGATGTACTGTTGGTTGGGATGCTGAAACTAAAACAGTTTCTATCACTAGTGAAGAAGCAGGATTCTACACTGAAGAAGTAATGATTCAAAATACTAATGAAGGTTTATATTTAAAAGAAGATTTTAAATTTTATGAAAATGATTACACATCAGAAAACCTTTCTAAATTAATTGAAGCTACACCAGCTAGTGAAGAAGTTACTGAACTTAGAGCTAACAATGATAACAAATATCGTGATGGTTTAAATGTAATGAACTTTAAATACTTTGACCTTTATTATCCTAAAACTGAAGACGGTCAAGCAGCAGCTGAATCAATTGCTAAACATGCTGATAAAGCTTATATGTTCCTTACTGATATGTTTGATGGACAACAAGTACATGTTGAAGTTCACTTAATTCGTGAAGAAGATATGGGTGGTATTGATGAAGGTATTGCAAGAAAAGAAAACAAAGTTACTTTCGTATATATTAATCCTGAGAAAATGGAAAAATACGAAGAAATGTTAATTCCATCTTTAGTACATGAAATGTTCCACAACTTCTTCTCAATTAACAATAATGTTTGGAATTTCGAAACAGAATTAAGAACGTTTACTGAAGAAGGTATTGCAAGAATAATTGGTGGTATCTATGTAGATTCTATTGCTAGAGAAACTAATGATTATAACACTTACAACAACTTTATGGTAGGTACTTATCACTTTGATGTATCTTCTTTAAGAAAATTAACAAATGAATTAGATTACAATCCAACAGTTGAAGACGCTACTGATTCTGTTCTTACAAATCAATGGTGGACACCAACTAAAGAAGCTTTAGTTGATAGAAATATGGTTATATTATATTGGGCAAACTTATACAATACTAAAGGTATTGAAAGCTTTAAAACTATCTTAAACACTATGGGTAGTGATGCTGATAACAATATTAAATTAACAATTGAAAATGCTATCAATGATACATTAGAAAACTCATATGATGAGTTTGAAGCTTTAATCTTAAATGATTAGTATTAAAAAGAGAATAGACTATAATAGTCTATTCTCTTATTTTTTTTTAGTTCTTTACACCAATAGCCTCTTCTCTACTTTTTTTGTTTGCATTATAAGATGCATCTGTACCTTTAGTAAAATCTTGGAATTCACCTTCGAAATAAGTAGGTTTAAATATCTTCCCACCATCAGTTCCAAAGTATCTGTACTCTTCATCAGTTTTAAGTGCTTCTTCTTTTTTTCTAGTAGAATAAGCTTCAACATCAGTAATAGGTTCACTGTATTCATTAATTTCAACTCTATTTAAATGACTAAATTCTTCTTCAAGTTGTTTAATAACTTCATAATATCTTTTAATATAATATGGTGTAGATGGAGTATCACCTTTTAGAGCTTGTATGGTGAATGTTCTAACTCCGATACTTCTTAAGAACTTAACATTATTATAGAACTTATCAACATCAGTAATAACTAATCTAATTACTGCAAATGGGAAGTACTTTAATAAGAATTTAACATTCTTAATAACTATATCATAAGAACCTCTACCATTATGGAATACTCTACAAGCATCATGTGCTTCTTGGTCTCCATCTATACTAACATGAATGCTTAAAAAATCATGGAATTTAAATAATTCTTTAACTTTTCTTTCATTAAGAAGTGTTCCATTTGTAATGGTATTAAACATAATGTTTCTTCCTTTTAAGAAATATTCATTATAAGCATATTCAGTTATAGCATAAAATACTTCGTAATTTAAAAGAGGTTCTCCTCCAAATAACATTATTCTAGCAGTTACTTCGTTATCAACCATTTCCATTATTTCATCCACTATATTTTTAGCAGTCTCAAAATCTATTTTTTTTCTAGATTTACCATCTTCATAGCAATATGTGCAATTAAGATTACAATATTCACACAGATATATCACATGTAGATGGTCATTACATTTTACAAACTCATTACTTTCGCTCATAATTTTCCCCCATATTTGTCCAAACTTTATTAGTTTGAATTATCATAGAATAATACATTTTTAAATCTGCACTAATTCTATCATCATCCAAAGATGTTGCTTCTTCATAAACATCAACAATACTTGAATTATTGATATCGTTACCTTTTAATCGTGTCTGTATAGATATTGATTTTTGTTTTTCCATCATTGGGAATAATTTTAAAGGTCTTTCTTGATTTAAAATGTATTCACAAATTTGTTTATGATGTTCTATAAATAATTTTACAAATCTATCATCAATATCAGTTTTATTAACTCCAATGTTTATTAAGTTAAATCCTAGGTTATATAATGATTTAATTCCACTGAACAACGAACCTATATTTAATTTATGAACAGTCATAGTTACTATAGGTTCAACTTTTAACTCTTTTAAAAATTTTTTAGAGTTCTCAGCAACTATACTGTATGTTCCTTTTCTTGTAGATTTAAAATGTCTACAACTATCATGCATTATTTTGTTACCATCTATAGATATTCCTATTTCAAAAACTTTCTTAGAGTTTATAAAATCAACTATATCTTTTGAATATATAGTTCCATTAGTTGTAGCTATATATCTTGTAATTCTAAAATCAGAATATTTAGTTTCAATGTAGTTACATGCAAACTTAATTCCATCCATATTAAGAAATGTTTCTCCACCAATGAATTCAAACTCAATATCATCTTTATTACTTGCATTAGAGAATATAAAATCAATATTCTTTTCAAGTTCAGAATTGGATAAGTTCTTAGAAGACTTATCCAATTCATAACAATATGAGCAATCAAGATTACATACTTTAGTTATATATAAAGTATATCTTTTTCTCATAATTAACCTCCATATGATGCAGGGTCTATTGTTTTCTCCCAGTTAGGATTACCTTTAAGTTTTGCTTCAAGTTCTCTTGCAACTTTATAATTTATCTTATGAAGTTTACAAACATTTGAAATACATTTGAACTTAGTACCACTATCTTCCCACATTGAAGCTACACATTGACCTAAGCAATTGTAATCTTTAAATGTATCACATGTAGAACAACCATTAAAATTTTTAGCTGAATAATTTTGGAAGAAAATACTCCATGAAGATTTAATATATAAACCTTTTTCTAAATCACCCATTTTGAATGGACTTCTATTGTTATAGAATCTTTGACATGGATATATATCACCATCAGGTGAAATTCCCCATTGTCTTACTCCAGCACCACAGAATGTTCTAGATTGATAAGTAAAGTCTAATAATGGAATAGCAAATAAGTCACACCATAAGCCTAAATCTATGTTGTCAGCATACCAATTTGCTAACTCTCTAATAACTTCTTCATACTTAATAACATCTTCATCAGTCCATATAGCTTCTCTAACTAAAGCCATATCAATTTTAGTTACACCTATACTTAATAGATACTTTACATTTTTCATAACAAAATGTAAATTAGATGGAGCTATCATTGACTTTGTAGATATATGGGTTCTATCAACACCATATACTTCACAATATTTACGAATACCTTCATTTACTTCTTCAAAACTTCCAGAACCATCATGATGTATTCTACCAAAATCATGTGCTTCCTTACAACCATCCATTGAGAAGTTATAATGAATACAACCTAAAGGTCTTGTAAAGTTAAGTATATCATAATCAAGTAATACTGAATTAGTAAAAATAATTGCTCTCACTCTTCTAGGATACTTTTTTTCTAACTCAACTACTGCTTCTATCATTAATTTTAAATCACCATTCTTCCAAAGAAGTAATGGTTCTCCACCAAATAAATCTATATTAACATTAAAATTATCAAGTATTTTAAGTTCAGCTTGTTTAATAAGTAATCTAAACGTTTCAATACTCATCATTTTAGGGTTATCTTTAACATAACAATATTTACATGCAAGATTACATTGTTCAGTTAATATTGGTGTAAATCTAAATATTTGTCTCTTATTGCCATTGTCATTCATAATGTACCTCCAAGTCCATTAATCTTTATCGTCTTCTCTTAAATAGAGAATAATATCTTCATGAGTTCTACATATTGCATCATTGTTAACATATTCATTGTTCTTCATAAATGCTGAGAAATCACCTTTACATTGATATCTATGTCCACAATCTGCACATTTTATATTAGAATAGAATTCTAATCCCTTATCGAAATCTACACCTGTATGTATATTTCCTATTGGGTCATTGTTAAAGAACTTACTTCTAGTTGAAATGTGTACATCTCCACCTTTAAAGTAAGCAAATTGATGCAATCTGCCAGTTCTTTGTATCTTATCTACAGCCCAACCTTTAGTTGGTCTTTCAATAATTATACCTAAATTTCTCATTATATCAATTGAATTTCTAATCTTACTAGTGTAGTCTTTACTGTCAACTCTTGAAAGAACATTATAGTCTTGATATTCGAATAATGGTATAATTTTATTAGCAATACCTAAATCTGTGAAGTGCTTAAGTTCTTTAATGATACCTGTGTAATGCTCTTCAGGTTTCAAAGTTATTAAATATCCAAATACTTTAGGATAATTTTCACTCATCTTTATATATTTTTTAACATTTTCAAAACGTTGTTCGAATAATGGAGATTCCATCTTTGGTAAAGAAAGATTTAATTTGAAATTGTAATTGTTAAATAAATCTTCAGTATTTTCAAGCATATTTACTGCATTTGAAATCATTAATGAACTATAATATTTAAATCTTCTTTTCACTTCTTTCATAATATACATTACTAAGTCTATATTCATACTAGGTTCTCCACCTGTAAGTATTAAATATGGTCCATAACCTTTATATTCTTTTTCTAAAAAATCAAAAAGAGCATCAACATCTTTTTCTTCCATGTCATCAGTCATCATATTAGTTTTATCTTTGTGCCAACAAAAACTGCATGTCTCATTACATCTGTCAGTTAATTGCATTATAACAGGTATTGGTGTCACAGAATTATAGGTAGGGCAAGATGCCCTATCTATATTACATTCCTGTGAGTATCCACCGAGACTGCATGTATAACATTTACCTTCGTTATTCATATAGTACCCAACTTTCTTTCGTTATTCTTACCATTCGTCTGCGAAACCTTCACATGTAGGAACTCCATCATTATTATGACAATCACAGTAACATCTTGCATCACAAGCACATCTTGAATCACAAGTACAAGCGTAGTTACAGTCACAAGTACAAACATTATGACAATCACAAGAACATCTAGCATCACAAGTACAAGCATAATCACAGTTACAAGAACATCTACCATTACAAGAACATCTAGCATCACAAGTACAAGCATAATCACAGTTACAAGTACAAGCATAATTACAGTTACATGAACATCTTGCATTACAAGTACAATAATTAGTAATTTCAGTTGATAAAGATTTAAGTAGTTCAAGAATACTCACTCTTATAGGTTGACCTACAACAAAAGACGTTAATGAATTAACATCAGCTTCAGCACCAGACTCATCATTAGCTTCAATTACTCTATCTTTAAGATATTGAATGTCTGAAGCCTTTATTACTCCTGTAAATGTTTTTGATACAGTTCCTAATCCCCACTTCGTTCTAGCAGCATTAATCATAGATAAAGTTGATGCTGCATCAGACGATACTATTATAGTGTTTATCGAGGGCATTTCTTATACCTACCTTCCTTATTTACATATGTTTTTTACCATTCATCTGCAAAACCACCACATCCAACATTACCATCATTATTATGACAGTCACAGTAACATCTAGAATTACAAGCACATCTACCATTACAAGTACATGAATAGTTACAGTTACAAGTACAAGCATAGTTACAGTCACATGAACATCTTGCATTACAAGTACATGAATAGTTACAGTTACAAGTACATGAATAGTTACAGTTACAAGTACAAGCATAGTTACAGTCACATGAACATCTACCATTACAAGTACAAGCATAGTTACAGTTACAAGTACATGAATAATTACAATCACATGAACATCTTGCATTACAAGCACAATGATTAGTAATTGCAGTTGCTAAAGCTTTAAGTAATTCAATAATACTTGCTCTTATAGGTTGACCTACATCAAATCCTGTCACAGTCTCCATGTTTTGACCAGCTCCAGCTTGAGTGTTAGCTTCACTTACTCTATCTTTAAGATATTGAATGTCTGCTGATTGGATAGTTCCTGTAAATGTTTTTGATACAGTTCCTAATCCCCACTTCGTTCTAGCAGCATTAATCATAGATAAGGCTGATGATGAGTCAGATGATATTATTATAGCGTTTACTACTGGCATTTATTATACCTACCTTTCTTTTAAATAATTTTGATAATGATTTAAAGGAATTTTCATTATCTACATTTTTTCTATAGGTATGTATATACATACAATATAGCTTCCTTTAAATAAGATAATATTGCATATAATACCTTATTAATAAAATGTTTTAAGAATATATCTTAAATACATGTATTGATATACTAAAGTTTAATTAGTATATATCAAATACTAATGTTAACAATTCCCTATCTCCTTTGTCATCATATTGTAATAGGAGAAAATTTGTATATGTTTTTGTACGTTTTCCAAAAGTTATAGTTAAACTTAGTATTTCTTCTTCACGTTTACACATAAGTTTATTTAATATTATTAAACCATTATCTTTTATACTTGCATTTGTAATGTGCAATCTTTTGTATAAATGTTCACGTACAACTTCAAAGGATAGTTTATTATCAGTATCTTCATAAATTTGATGTATCACACCTGATTTATATTCTAAATCATATTTAACCAAATATATCACTTCCTTTATAATTAGTCTAGGGTCAATAATTCAACCCTAGACTAATATTAATTATGACACTTTACAAGTTATTTTTTCAATTGTTTGCCCTGTATCATTGTCTGTTCCTAAATAATATTGCATATCATAAATAGTTCCTTCTTTAATGTTTTTCCCATCAAGTAAGAATTTAAACTTAACAGTTTCAGAAGATAATGTTAATTTAGTATCTATTAAATCTTCAATATTTAATTCAAATTCAGGATTTCTGATTTCAAGAATTTTAACTATTTCATCAGCTCCTTCTGGATGAGTGTGTATATATGTTGATTTGATAGCTGTATCTTTCTCATTAAATTCTATCTCTTTAGTTACTTCATCATAACTAAATATAATTCTCATCATAATTACACCTCTTCTTCAGATTCTTTATTAATAGATAATGCTATTAATTCAAGGATACCGAATATAGAATCAATCTTATTTTCTAATACATCAATTCGGTTTACATGTTCTCCAATACTTTCTAAAGAAGTACCTAATGCTTCCATAACTGGTGTGATAGTTTCTAGAGTATATTTAGCAATTTCTTTAAAATCAATTTCAACTTTAGCATTGTCTTTATCTCCACAACTACAACCATCAACTCCACAAGTTCCAGATTTAGAATTATTAATAAGACCAGCTTCAGCCATTCTATCTCTTAAACTATAACGAATTTCTCTTTCAACTCTAGACAACTTACAGTATGCAGGGAAACCTACAAACATATTGTCATTAGCAGCATAATTTGTAGCGATACATGTATAACATTCAGTGTTATTACATTCTGCACAGTTCATATCGCCAAACATATTAGTTTTATCATATTGAAGGAATAAGTCACGTTTACCATCAACTTCTCCACCTTCTAAAACATTACCATAATCAAATTCATCAGAATCTATAAAGAAAAATTGATGACAAGGATAGAGTCTACCATCTGATGCAATAGAACAATAGTTCTTTCCAGCACCACAAGGAGCATCAGGTTTTGTTCCCTTACAATTAGCTAAAGAAGCATATCCTGTATAGTATCTTGATGTATCATTTTCAACACAATCATCATAAACTTTATCAGCAATAAGAGTAAGTTGTTCTCTGAATATTTCCTCATCACTATCTTCCCATTCATCTTCATGTAATGGCATAAACCATATAGAATCTATACCTAGATTTCTCATATGCATGTAACTTTCAAATAATCTTGGAAGTGCTGGTTTATTTACAACACCATGAATACTTAATGAGAATGGTGTTAAAGGAATTTCTTGCTCTTTAAATAAGTCTAAATACTTAACTAATGTAGCTTCAATTAAAGCTGATGAACCCTTACCATCTGCAGTAATTCTAAATTGGTCATTAACTTCTGGAACTCCATCATATGAAATTTGAATTTGGATATCCTTAAGAGTATTCCACCATTTAATTAAAAATAGTCTGTAATCTTCAGTGAATACTGTACCATTGGTAATAATCATACATCCAAATCTTAAATTTTCTTCCTCACATCTTTTAACAGCATAGTCAAAAGTATGTTCCATTGTTGGAACGTTTAGTGCTGGCTCTCCACCAAAGAAAGTAATGTTAATACTGTCTTGTTTAGCAATCTTAGCATTTTCAATAAGATACTCAACACCAGCTTCAGCTACTTCAAAGCTCATATGTTTGTTAGGATGTTTACCACCTTCGAAACAATATGTACATCTTAAATTACACGCTTCAGTTAGGATAAATGAAGCGTTATTTGGGTGGTCTTGCAATTTCTTAGTCATTAATATAGTCCTCCTATTTTACATATAATGTAAATTTATACATTATTTAGTTTCATTACTTAGCTTCTACATCTTCAATTACTGGGTTAGTTAATACTTGAATTAGTTCAAGAATTCCACTAGCATAGTTAATACCTTTAGTTTTTAAAACTAAATCAAAACATGAACTGAGAAGTTTAGACTGTTCATCATTTAATTCATAAATACTAAACTTACCATCTTCTAGAATCACATCAGGTTTACTAAAGTGAACTAAAAGATTAAAGATTTGATGAATGTTATTTAGACCAGTTTCTCTTACAACTACGTCTAAACATCTCTTGATATTTTCTACTTGTGGCTTAGAAAGTTTAAATTTTGACATTGTATTTCTCCTTTATAATATAAGTTATACCTTAATTTTATAATGATTAGTTCCTGTTTATTTTAAGAGATAAAAAATATACGTTTAGACAAAGTCATCTAAACGTACACTTAATTATATTATAAATTTTTAATAAACATTTTAATTCTTTTAATTCCAGCACATCCATCATAATTTTCAACAGACATTCCAACAATTGAACCTTTTGGGGTATCTTCAAACTCACCAAGAGCTCTTCCAACACCAGGAATATCTGAACTTACAATATATTGACCTCTCTTAACAGCACCAACTACTTTAACTTTAACTCTTCCAGCCATGCCAATAGGAATAAAGTTATCCTTATCTTTATCATCACCATTTCCACCAATACATTGTGCAAATGTATCTGAATGAACACCAACTACTTCTTCAGATTTTTCAGTAGTTACTTTTATATACTTTTCCTTATCAGAATTGACATCAATTATAACAATGTCACCAGGTTCAGTTTCATTACCTTTTTCAAAGTACTCAGCATAATCATTCCATACTGCATTAAATACTTGAGATGCATAAAGAACACTATGGATATTTAATCTACTTGCAGTGTTTGTAGGTGCAACAAGTCCAGTATCACATGATATTCCTTGAATTTTTTCAGTATCAACAGCCTTAGAAGTGGCATCTAATTTACCAGAAAGTGACGTTTGAGTTGCAGGATTTAATGTAGTTGTAAGTGTTACATCTTGAGAACCATCAAAAGCAATTGTCCCTGTAACAGCTCCAATAACATTTATATCTCTAACAGTTTCTAACTTTACTGCTTTAGCTGCTGAAGCTGTTAAAGGTAAATACTCATGAGTGTGACCATCTAATGCAAAGTCTGAAGCGTGTAAGCCATCAAGTTTATCTGCATCGAATAATGATAAATGACCTCCATTACCTTCATGGAATAATTTAAATCCATTAACTCCATTATGGAAAACAGGTGCATTTAAATTTCTTGAGATTTCCATTCCATACCAAGTACCTGTACTATCTAGAGGTTGCCCATCAGCAACATAAGCTTCAGACATTTTTAGTAAAATATTACCATTCTCTGAATCTAAAACTAATGCTGCAGGGTAGTTAGATGTACCATTTGAAGTTACTCCATCCACAGTTCCAGCACCAAGTAACAATGCATCTGTAAGTAGACCTTCTCCATACGTATCTATTTGAGTTTTAGTTACTACAAAGTTAGTGTTATCACCTTCACCAAAGGTTATACCTTTATCACCTGTAAACTTAATATCAGTAGTTAATTCACCACCAACACTAACTTTTTTAGATAATTCAGTCATTATAGTTGCAGCAAAGTCTGGGTCATTGTTTAGTGCATTACCAATTTCAACTAGAGTGTTTAATGCATCTGGAGCTGCACCAATTAATTCTTGCATTCTTGCATCTGATTCAACTTTAGTATAAACTAATGAAGAATCTACTTTATTATTCCAATTAGATTTTTCACCATCAGTTACAAATCTACTTGTAGAATTTTGAACTATAATACTAGCTGGATGAGTGCTAGGATGATTATAGTTATTAGCAAGACTTTCAATATTATCTAATTTATTAAGTAATTCGTCAGTTATAAATCTATTTGTAGAATTTTGAACTATAATACTAGCTGGATGAGTACTAGGATGCATATAATTAGTAGCACCTTCAGATATGCCATCCAATTTAATCTTATCATCAGCAGTAAGCAGTCCATCACCTAAATCAGATACTAATCCTATAAGATTTATTAAATCTTCTTTAGTAACCACTCCATCAATCTTACCGTTTATTGTTAAATTACTTATTCCAAGCGAATCTAACTGACCTGAAGTTAACAATCCAATCTTATCTAGAATTACTTGAGAAGTAACTCCTTCTAAATTTTTAAGCTCAACATCTGTAGTTAAAACGGTATTTATGCTAAGGTGATTTAGTTGTTCAATACCTATAGCCATTACTTATTCCTCCTTTTCTAAATCAATTTTATAAATTTGTTCAAAAATAATGGAAAAGAGTCATTAGACTCTTTCCCATATATTAATTTAATAGTTTCTCACTTGAATGATTCTAACAATAGTATCATCATTAGTGTTAACAACTGCATTTCTACGAACATCAAATTTTTCATTAGATTTCATAGGATTGCATCTTAAAACATAGTGTTGGTGACCACTAGGAAGTTCAGTAGTGTAACCTAAAGCTTTTTTAGCTTCAACATTTACATTTCTTACGTTCTCAATAGCCTTTCCATTCCACATTCTCTTATAATTTACTGCCATAAGATAAATCTCCTTTCGCAAATATTAAGCATTCATGATAAGCATTTTAATACGCTTAACGCCTTCAGAACCATCATAATTTTCCATAGCTTTACCAATTACAGTACCAGCAACATATTCCTTAGAATCAATAGCTTTACCAACACCAGCAATATCTGAACTTACAATAAGTTGATTACGTTTAACAGCACCAACTACTTTAACTTTAACTCTTCCAGCCATGCCAATAGGAGCATATTTCTTTTCTTGTTCTTCTGGATTTCCAGCATTCTCAAGGTCTCCACCAATACATTGGGCATAATCATCAGAATAAACACCAACTACAGCGTTTGATAAAGCTTCAGTAGATTTAGTATAAACTTCTTTATCTGAATCTACACGAACAACTATATCGCCAGCTTCCAATTCACCTTCTTTTAAGAAGTACTCAGCATAATCATTATAAACTGCATTAAATACTTGAGATGCAGTAATAGTTCCACCAAATACACCATTACCTGTAATTGCAGCATTGCCTGATGCATTAAGAGTAACATGACCATGACTAACTTTAGCAAATTCTGAAGCATGTAAGCCATCAACAGTATCTGCATCAGTTGCTTGGGCATTTAAACCTAAATACAATGTAGCATGAGTATGAGTATCTCTAGCAAAATCTGAAGCTTGTAAGCCATCAACAGTATCTGCATCTAATCCAGAATCAGCTCCATCAACAGTCTTTACTTTAGCTAAAATATTAGCAGATGTAAAATCTGTAACATTAACTTTCTTAGCAAGTTCTGTAGTCATAGTTGCAGCAAAGTCTGGGTCATTATTTAATGATGCTCCAATTTCAATAAGAGTATTTAAAGCGTCAGGTGCTGCACCAACTAATTCTTGGAATCTAAGGTCAGTTTCTTCCTTAGTATAAGCATTGACTGCATCCATTTTGTCATTCCATGTAGCTTTTTCAATATCTGAAACGAATCTACGATTACTATCTTCATCTATCATGTTTGCAGAATGAGTTGAAGGATGTAAATATTTGTTTGCTTCTGGAGAAATTCCTGCTAATTTTAATTCTTCAGCTAAACTTGTAAACTTCTTTTCATCAGTTTCAGTAATAATGCTTGCAGGGTGAACAATAGGATGAACGTAATTATTTGCATTTAAAGCTATAGCATCTAATTTAATTTTATCCTGTGCATCCATTAAGCCATTTGTAGTGTTTGAAGCATTTACTAATACAGATTGTAAATCTACGTTAGTTACTTCTCCATCAAATTTACCATTAATAGATAAATTTTCTAATCCTAAAGCAATCTTTTCAGCATTATCTAAGGTTGCTAATTTTGCAAGAATAGTAGCTTTTTCGACACCTATAAGACCTTTAAGTTGCTCGTCAGTTGCTAACAAGCCATCTAGTGCTAATTGATTAAGTTGCTCTATACCAATTGCCATTCTTTTCACCTTCCTTTTCAATTTAAAAGAAAAGACCTCAAATAGTATGAAGTCCTTTCTTAATTTTTTGTTTAAGAGATACGGTTAAATATAACTACAACTTTATGAGTTGTCTTTAATCCAAATATACCATCCCATATTACTTCTTTAATACCATTAACATATCCTGTATCCCAATGAGTAACACCATCAACAGAAATACCTAAAAGTTTAACCATTTTATCTGCTGGACATGCTAAACCTAAGTTAATTAATCCATCAGATGCTATAGCTATAGTAGCAGTATCCGTATAAGTTGTTGGAAGAGTATCAATTACATTTGTAACATCTGTAATAGCAGATTCTCTTAAAGTTGCTTCATTTGAAATAGCTGTTTGAAGATTAAGAATAGCATCAGCTCTTGTGCTTGCTTCAGCATTAATAGCAGCTATTCTAGCAGTTTCTTCTGAAGATACAGCTGTTTGAAGTAATGCATCAGCAGCTATTCTAGCAGTTTCTTCTACTGTAATAGAATTATTTACAAACGTTTGTGATGCAATTGTTTCAAGATTTCCAGCCATACCAACTTGGAACATATCTTCAACTTCATCAAAAACTATAAGGTAATCTGGAGCATCTCCACGGTCTATTTTAAGACCAGCCTGTCCTGCAGTAACACCAGAACCTACTTGACCTTTGTTAAGTTCAATAATATTGTCAGCAGTAGTTACTGTAGTTGAATTAACTTCAGTAGTACTACCTAATACATTTAAATTACCTCGGACTGTAAAGTCACCAGTAGCTAAAGAACCACTTACATCCATATCACCCATAATGTTAACTTCTGGAGCAGTAAACTTAATCTCAGCGTTAGCATCAATTAAGAATCTAGCACCAACACCTGATGCTTGTACTTCAATATCAGCGTTAATACCAGTAGTGTTTAATAATACACCACTTTCAGAATTAAGTGTAGTTCTACCTACACCTGTAGTTTTAATATTGATACTTTGGTCCAAATCAGATTCAATCATAATTGTATCAGCATCTGTACCTATAATTGGAGTATCTCCAATGTAAAGTGTATTTGTAGATAAATAAGCTTCATCTACAAAGATAGCTTTAAATCTATTACTAGCACTACCAATGTTTTGAACTCCATTGGTATTAGGTAGAATATCTCCACTTAAGCTAATATCTTTTGCATTGTAATCCTTATCTAACCGACCTTCATCAGCTAAAAATTCTTCTCTTGAAGGTAGATTATCTAAGAAACTGTTTTCGTCAATTTGTTTATATTTAAGAACACCTTTTGACATTTAATTTACCACCTTTCTGTTATTTTCGTCTATTAAACATTAAGCAAATATTATCACTTGCTTCTAATTTTAATCCAGTAACAGTTAACATCTTGTTAGTAGGATTGTAGCTTACAGAGTCTGGATGACAATAAAAACCGATATTTAAACTAATACCAATGAATTTATAAACATTCATTCCAGTTAAATCATAATATTCTTTATAATTATCTGGGTCATTCTCAAAGTCGCCCTCAGTTGTAACACTGTCTCCATCCATTAAAACTGGGATTGATACAGTTGTTAAACTGTTACCGATACTACTTAGTTTATTAAATAGAACACTAACAACATCTGTAGACTCTATAATAAAGCCTGTTATCTTTAACTTGCCAGTATTTTTGTCATAATTTACGATAGTGTCTTGTAAATAAGTCATACCATTTACATTAAGACCAAGGAAATTATAAATACCGATACCTAATAAGCTATACTCTTCAGTATACTCATCAGGATTTACTGCATAATCGCCATTAATGACTTTATTATGCAACACTTCTGAACGTAACGTTGTTACCTCCAGAATAAGTCCAGTAGTATTAACTAAACTCATAATTTCACCATCCTTTATATTGTGTTTATGACTACTGCCATATGGTCATTTTCATCAATTACAATTCCTGAAATAGTTAATTCCTTACTTGATGAGTTATAAGAAATTAAGTTAGGGTGTGAATAAAATGCACTATTTATATTAACTCCTAATAGTCCATCCACTTCAATATTAGATAAGTCATAAATTTCAAAATATGAATCCATATCTGTAGGACTTCCTATAACATTTATTAAACGTTCACTAGGAATTATTTCTTTAACTACAGTATTTTGAGGCACATCTGAACTTTCAGTATAATAGTAAGCACGCATGGTAACAACCATACCATCTTCCATATCAAAACCACCTTCTGAAGCAACTTTATTCCACTCAAATGTAAAGTGACTTCTTGAGAACTCACCATCCACTTCGTCAGTAGTTTCTTCATAAGGTATTCCATTTACTTCAAACTCAGTTTTAACAATTCGAGTACCACCTTCTAATATTGTAAGGAGAAAATTAGTTTGTCCACTAAATGCTTCCACCCTTTGTTCAGCTAATTGCACTAAACCAGAAATCTTTGATATGTTAATGTCTCCAATCTGGGAATAATGAATTAATCTCACAAGGAAACCTCCTTTCTTGCATTAATAGCTTATAAATAAAGGGAATAAAGGAAAAGACCTTTATTCCCTCAGTTTAATTTAAAGAATCAAAGCTCTTATAGGTAAGAAGGTGCAGCAACAGACTCAGTATGTTTGTACTCAGCAGTAACAGCCATTCCAGCTACCATATCGAAGCCATTTGATGCAGCAGTGAATGTCCATGTAGCAGTCTTAGCTCCACGGTCTACTGTAAAGTTAGTGCCTTCTTTATAAGAAACACCATTAACAATAAGTTTAACTGCTGACATATTAGGAACATTTGTTAATGCAAATACAGTTTGTCCTACAGTTGCAGTAAAGTCATCAGTATCATCTTTAACAGAATTGATAGTTGCAATGTCAAAGATTCTGTCTTGGTCTTTATTGTATAACTCAGTATACTTGTTACCAAGGTCAGTGTTAGTAGCATCTACTTGTGCTTGTAAAGCATCAGAAGCATCTTTAACAGATTTAGCTACAGAACCAACTACAGTGTCATCACCTTCAAGAACGTCTAAACGACCATCAAGTGGAGTAACAGCAGAGTTAATTTGGTCTTCAATTGAACCAGTACCTGAACCAGCAATAGTATCAATTTGAGCTTGTAAGTCATCTTTAGCTGTTTTAACTTTAAAGTCAACAGAACCAGCAGTTGTTTCATCAGCTTCTAACGTAGCAACTTTAGTTTCTAATACAGTAGTTCTAGCACCTAAAGCATCAGTAATTGCAGTGATTTGAGCCTGAACAGTTTCAGTACCAATTAAAGCAGCAACTTGGTCAATAAGTTCTTGGTTTTCAGATAAATCAACAACAATAGAATCAATTGCATTTGTATAAGCAACTAAGTTCATTTCTTCATTATCTAATAAGTAATTAACAGGTAATTGCTCAAATGTGAATTCTCCAACAGGGAATACTTTAATATTTGTTAAGTTACCTACAACTGGAACATAACTAACACCATCAGATAAATCTGAATCATTAGGGTCAGCAATTGATGGAGTACCTGATAATAATCCATTAGCAAAGCTGTAAGTTAAGTTGTTACCAGTAGCGTCTAATACAGGTGTATTATCGTCATAGTAAACATTGTACTCAGTAGCATTATCAATATTTGGAACTGTAGAAGCAATATCTTGGTCAAATACAATAGCACTTACTGATTCAGAAATAGTACCTGTTACCTTTACTCTATCTTTTACAGCAGTAGCATTGATTGTGTCAATCTTTGCTTGTAAGTCATCTTTAGCAGCAGTAATTCTGTCATCAACAGAACCTTCTCCAACACCTACTAATTGTTCGTCTACAACAGTCTTTAATGAAGTTAAAAGTTCATTAACGTTATAGTTACCACCACCATCTTTGGCGATGTCTGTAAGCACTTTGTAAGCGTCATAAGATGCTTGTAAAACATCTACGTCACTTCTTAAATCTAAAGCACCTTGAATTTGCGATAGTGAAATTAATTTACTCATGTAAATTTTCCTCCTTTGAATTTTAGGGTTTTATTTTTATCATATAAAGTTTTATGAAACTGATGGAACAGGACTTGGGTCAATGTAATAATCATATACAGCTAGTATCTCGAAATCGTTACTTAAATCAAATCCACCATTAGCTTCAGAAAACATCCAGATTAATTTTTTGTTTTCATAATCTACAACAAAATCATCATCTTCATCGTAGTACATAGTATTTATATACAGTCTTGTACTTTCAATTTGTGGAATATGTTGTATATCAAAAACATTAGGTTCATCAGGATTAAAAGTTAACAAGTCGTTAAAATCATCAACTATTATATCTTTAACCTGACTTAATTCATTAATATATATTGTATATTTACGTAATAACTCTTCATATGTTTCTATTAAATGGGCAGATGAAGAGCTAATTGGTGACTGGAAACTGCCCATCTCTAAGTCACCTGTGTAAAAATTTACTGAATATATCTTTGCAGTGTCTATAACGTCTGATACATCATACATGCTATAAACTATTGATACTTCATCAGGATTAACGGTATATTCATGGTCTATACCATTATACGTAATTAGAGAGTCACCTATATTTGCTGGGAATCTAACATTATTATCAATCTCATTATTGATACCTAGGTTGACCATCATTTTAAGTCCATCTGATTCGTCCATAGACATATCATATGCTTTAATTTTATCTAAATCAAAATAGTCAATAAGTTTTAAATCAATATTTGGAATTTGAACTCTTTTACTGTTATGCTTATTTACTGTTGGATAATATATTACTCCATTGTAAGTAATGATTGTTTCTGGAGTAATTTCTTCCTCAAATATAAACCATGAGTTTTCTCTTGATAACGGAGTTCTTGGTACTTGAGTTCTTTTAACATTATCCCATACATATGGAACTATTCTAGCACTCAAAGCATCATCTGGTAATGTGAAGCTATCAGTTGTCATATACAAAATTTCTGTAGGAGACACTAACACATAAGGTTCATACAGTCCATTGAATGATATAAACGCATTTGTAATATCTACATCAAAGTTAACTCTAAGTTCACCACTCAAAGTCATTTCTCTTGAAATAGTATCTAAATCAATATGAACTTTTTGTATAATCTCAACACCTAAATCTAATCCATCTCTAGGAGATATATTAAACTTATATCCATTGATATCTACAAACTCTGTCTCTGGAATTTCTTCCAGAGTTTGTGAAAGTTTTAAATTAGCTAAACCTTTAATAATTCTTTCAACATAATTACCTACTTGTGTTTTAGAAGCTAACTTATAGTTAAACCAACTATCTCGATTAGGGTTAGCTTTATAATAAATTTCAGTAGTATCTTGAATTGTGGGACTTATTGTACCAAAATTGTTGTTTAAGTACTCTAGGTTAAATCCTTTAGAAAAATTTTCACCTATAAATAATATTGTAGAACCATCCATAGCTCTTCCCATTATAATGTACCTCCTTTCACAACTCTAATACCTTTTTCTTTTTTAACGAGTTTACCATTTTTGTACAACAAAAGGTCTAAAGGTAATCCTGCTTGGAATATACCAAATATGTTTTCGTTGATAGGTTTCAAACGAGTCAAACCATTAAATGCATCATCTATTGCCCAATGAGTGTAATCATCACGCTTATACTTAAATGATAAATTTAACTGTGTTCCAACCTTTGAGGGATAGACTCTTATTAAGTAATCTTTAATAGCCATTAGCTCACCTCTCCTTCACCATTTAGTGATTTCATAACATAAAGTAATTCATCAACCTTAACTTCAGAATCATTGTAGAATTCTACAATTGCAACACTATTAGGTTCAATAAAATCAAAATGAATAGCTTCATCATATACGTCAGTTAATCCAACGGTGTAATAAATACTTGTATCAGCATTTCTAACTTTATAAGTTAAATAATCTGAGTTGTAAGTATAGTCTTTAATAGTTATAATACCTTCATCATAATATGCATTACGTGCAGTATTTTCATCATTAAATAATTTTATATTCTTGACAAATTGGTAATTAGTTCCATCATTATCAACAACGTCTATAGTTATTCTTTGAACTGTGTTTAAAGTAGGGTCAAAATCCGATACTGTTGCAAGATGTCCAATACTCTTGATAATTTTATCAGAGTAAGTTGCATATATATTCAACTCAACGTTCTCAACACCATCCGTAACGCTCTTACTAGGTATAATTTCTATACTTTCCATAACTCTAAATGTTTCTTCAACAATTGATAACTGAGCTGTATCAGTGAATACTTCCTCAGTCCATTCATCCATATATTCGGCAGATATTGAAACTACACCATAATCTGCAGTTGATGGGATAGACATAACTAAACCTCTATCAGTATGGTCAGTGATATTCTTCTCAGAGAAATCATTAAACTTAGCCCATACCGAATATTGAATTGCATCATTCTTGTCAATAAAGTTATCAGTTAATTCAATTCTAATAGAAGTTGTTACTTTAGGTATAACCTCTATATACATAGAATCTCTTAGAACTAAACTTCCAAAACGATATTCTACAGTTACTTCTTGGATACCAATTTGATGCTTATTATATACTGAAATATCGCATAAGTCTGTGATTTCAGTAATATCACCTGAAGTGTAATGTCCTAATACATGGAATTCTATATCAGATGTACCTTCTATAACTGAAGTTTTATTTGAATAAATCTCCACAGATTCAATTGTGCTTGCAAATACTTCTTCAAGTGCATCAATATCATCATTAGTTAATAAATCATTATTGTTTCCATACATAGTCATAAAATCATCATACCCCATCATATCAACTAACTTAGCTTCAGATGATTTATTTTCTTCATAACCTTCCAATAATTCTTTAAGTCTAGGTGTTGGTAGAACATTAGTTCTATATTCAAAAAGACCTAGAGTATGTTGATTGTCAATTTTAACAATACTGTCTGCAATTATATATTTATCTATAGCAGCTACTCTTTTTCTACCTAGATAAACTTCAACATAATCATCAGATAATGGGAATTTAGCATCCCTTACATCTAAAGCACCATCAAGTGTCATACTAGGTAATATGTGGTGAATATTTAAAGCAGTTTCATAAAATCTTGGTCTAACCTTTATATAAGATTTATTAAAAGGTATTCCTGAGAATTTAATTATTGGACTAGAACCAAATTCTGCACCAGACTCTAAATTATAATCTTGTCCACCAATAAGTTTTAAACCATTTAAGAATACATCTAATTGATGTAAAGACTCAACAGGATATGGTAATTTTGTATTAAGAATTTCAATCTCTTTAACAAGATTAATTTGAAGCAGTGGTGAATTCATATATTCATCATCAGTTAAATTTAAATCAGCTAAATCAATATTAATATCAAAATCACAAAGTATATTCATTAATAACAATACTTCATTAGCATAAACTTTTGTTAACATAGTAACTTGAACTCTATTTTCTATATCAAGTTCTTCTAAAACATAGTCAACATTTCTTTCTAATGAAACAAATTCGTTAGATAAAAGTCCTTTTTTAAATAAAGTTAAGAAATCTAAATTTGAATAAAATCTTCCTATATCATCAGTATCTACTAAGAATACAAAATTATCTTCATCCTCTTGAATTTGTGTATATTTATATACACTTTCATTATTGTACTTCTTTCTAACAACAAAAGAAACAACATCATTCACCTCGACAAATTCAGATTTAATGTATATTCTTTTAGAACCTAATGCAGTTTTAACATTATATGAATGTTTTGCTAGTTCTTTACCATTTACAAACACTTCTAGACTGAAGAGTTCATCTTTTGAGTAAAGAGAATAATCTTTAATATGGAATAATAATCTATCTTCTGGGAAAGATATCAATGTACCTGTATGACTAAATGAACTCTTAAATAAATATTCATCTTTATCAATTACTCTAAAATCTGTTGTAAAGTCAACATTGTCTTCAGCTCTAATAAGTTCTTTAATATAACTTGGCTGTTTTTCTTTAATACTTTGTAACGTTTCAAATAATACATCTTTACTTGAAAGTGGACTTATTCCGTAAATATCTGACTCAATCCCTTGTCTATCTCTAAAGAATAAATCATACATATTTATATCAGACATAACTTATGTTCCTCCTTATCTTAATATTCTTGCCAATTCGTTGTATAGTTGTGTAGAATCTTTTGAAGCTACACTTTCTATTGCAAATTCTTTATTAACATGGGCATTAAGCATAGATGAGAATATCATAGCACAGAATAAAGGATAGTATTCAAGAGAAATAATAGTACTCTCTCCATATAAAATCATCCATTCTTGTAAGAATGTTCTCATGTTTAACTTACCTAAACCATCTAATGTAGATAATTCTTTAATAAATGATTTAAAATCTTTATATGCTTTGTCATCAAATGTCATGTCAGTATCCATAATAGTTTTCTTAGTGCTGTCATTAAAACATGCTAAATAAGCCATATTATTGACAGTTTCACTTTCTGCTTTCTCCATAACATAAGTTAAAAAGAATTTAGCAATACAGTAATTAGCTTTATCTACATTAAGTTTATTTAAGCTAAGACCATACATTTTATCAAGAACTTTACTGAATAATTTAGTATAAACTAACATAGAAGATTTAAGAACCTCCGTATTCATACTAACTTTATTCCAGTTGTAATAACATTCTCTTAAAATTGTACCTGCTTGTAAATGAGCAAATAATGTTCTATTATCAATCTCAATATTACCATCTTTAGTTTTTCTTGCATCTCTAGATAAATTAACTAAAGCTACTGGTGTTCCGTTTAAACTATATAACCATACAGGTATAGCTTTTGGAATCAAAGGTAATCTTTCAGTATTAAATAAAGGTATAACTTTACCATTACTTACTTCATTCATAACTTTGTTCTTCAGAGAGTAGTTAAAACGTCTATTAATGATTCTAATATTATCATCTAAATCATCTAAACTAACTTTGTCTAAAGACATATTTACATCCAATAGTTTATGTTTAACGTCACTTTTTTTATCCATCATCTCAAATGTGAAACAATCTGTCAACTTTTTCAATTTTATCACCCTTTCTTATTATTTTTCATTATTATTTTGTTTACTGTTTATACCTATTAATAAATTTTTAGATATAAGTTTTATGAATAAAAATTAAAGAATATGGTATAATTTTAAGATAAAAATAATATTACTAATAAATATATAACTAACAAGATTTTTATTTTATAGAAATTATAATAGAATTAAAGTATATATTATTACTATGACGAATTATATATTATATTAATATAGGAGGATTGAAATGAGTAAAAAAATAGTAAGGGGTTTAAATTTAGGTGATGTACATTTTGGACATCCTAAAACAAAACATATGGCAGAAGAAGAACTACCATTCTTTTTAGAATATACTAGGAAACATGGGAAAGACATAGATTTTATTAATTTATTAGGAGATTTTTATGATAGAAAGATATCATTGAATGAAGAGTCTAGTAAACTCTCTAAAGAATTTATAG